AAAAATATTTATTAACAAATAACACAATTATTTTTTTCTTCTTCTTCTTGTACATCATTTTTAATTTTATTTACATAACTTTCAATAGCACTATCATCCTTATCCTTATCCTCATCTTCATCCCAAATTTTCATATTTTCATTAATAGGTTTAATTGAATATTCATTATTATCACGTGTTTTTACAGCAGTATTTTCTAAATCTTCTGATTCATTACTAGATACAATATTTTCCTCATTTATTGTATCCAATTTATTTTTATTTTTAATTTCTATTTCTTTTGAATTTTTTTTAATAGATATATTTAATTTTTCTGGGATTTTAGATACTTCTATAATATTAAACTCTTCCAAATCCGTTGTATCTTTAACTTCTTTAACAATCCTATTAGGATGTTCATAGTTAATATTTTCTTTTTCTTCATCTTCATTTCCATTCTCATCTTCATTCTCATCCTCATCTTCATCCTCATCATAAGAAATTGATTCTATTTTTATATCTTTTTCTATAATATTATTGATATTATCATCTTCTGAAACTAAATCATCCTCGGAAACTACATCATTTTTGGAAAATATAATATCTTTTGGAAAAACACCAGTTTCAAAAACTTCACTACTTTTAGTATTTTTATTATAGTCTTTGTTTTTCCAGTATTTTTCTTCAAAATAGTCACTATCATTTATAGATTCTTCCTCAAATGAATCTAATTGATAGTCGTCTTCGGGATAGTCTATTTCACCAAAAGAATCTTCTTCAAATGAGTCGAATTGATAGTCTTCCTCGTCGGGATAGTCGATTTCGTCTTCAGAACTATTAACCGGAAGAATTTTATTATTATTATTGTCTTCTAAATCATAGTCAGAAAAACAAGCAAATTCATCGGAAGATGCGTTAATTACATTAAAATTTTCATTTTTTGAAATACTTATTGAATCATTGTTTTGTTTCTTAATAAAGTCGAACGAATCTAAATCATCATTTGTAATATTATTATCTTTTACACTAAATATAGATTCTAAATCACTTAAATATTTACTATATGCTTGAGCCTCGTTATTTTCACAATCTTCATTAATATAATTTACTATATCTAATTTTTGTTCTTTTTCACAATCATATATAGGTTTTAATTTTCTAGTTTTAATAGGTGATAAAAATTCACTAGTTTCAGACAATTTAGGATATAATAAACTAATACCAGGAATATTTTTAGATTTACAGACTATATTATTGGAATTATCTATTTGGTTTAAAAATTTTGGTTTAAATGTTTCCTTTTTTTTTATAGTAGATACTACCTTATCTTCTAAACTATCGACAGGTTTTATTAAATTTGTATTTTTAATTTGGGTTCTTATTTTTGCCTGAAATATAATATCTTCTAAATCTTCTAAATATAAATCTACAGGATTAGCTTTAATTAAATTTAATAATTGATTCTTGTAATTAATAGATACATCTTTAATTGTTACATCACATGAATTATCTTCATTAATTTTCAAATTAATTCTTAATTTAGATTTTACTTCTCTATGATCAATTGTCATATAAAATATATAAATATTTTATTTTCATTTATATACTTTACGCGGAACACATTTCACAACCATCTGTTCTTTCTGGCTCTATAGTAAATTGTTGTGCTTTAGCAACTGCTTTTGTTCTTAGGTAATATATACCAGTTTTTAATCCTTTAGACCAAGAATACATATGCATACTTGATAATTTACTTAAGTCTGGATTTTTAAGATATAGATTTAAACTTTGTGATTGACATACATAAACACCTCTATCTGCTGCCTGATCAATGAGTGATTTTTGAGATAAATCCCAAGCAGTTTTATATGCGTTTTTAATAATATCAGGAATAATATCAATATTTTGAACAGATCCTCCGTTTTTAATAATTTCGTCTTTAATTTTAGGTTGCCAAATTTGGATATCTATTAAATCATTTAATAAATGTTTATTAACAACTACAAAAGTTCCTGCTAAAGTGCTTCTTGAATAAATATTAGAGGTGAAGGGTTCAATACATTCATTATTTCCTAAAATTTGACTAGTTGAAGCAGTAGGCATTGGTGCTAATAATAAAGAATTTCTTACCCCATATCGAATTACATCATTTTTTAAACTTTTCCAGTCTAATTCGATATCATCTAAATACGTAACTGGTTGTTGTTTCCATAAATCAAATTGAAATTCTCCTCTAGATGCGGGTGAATTTTCAAAAGTTGAGTATGGTCTATTATTTTTTGACAATACCATACTTTCTGACATTGACGCATAATAAATTGCTGCGAAAATCTTTTTATTAATTTCCTTGGCTTCTGAGCTATCAAATGAACATTTAAATAAAGCATACACATCAGCTAATCCCTGAACACCTATTCCTATAGGGCGATGTCTAAAATTAGAAACCTTTGTTTCTTCAATGGGATAAAAATTTATATCGATTACTCTATTGAGATTTCTTGTAATAATTCGAGTATTGTTCATTAAAAGTTTATATTCAAATCTAGGTTTAAAATAATTATAAAGCTCGTCGAAACCTCCTACATGATTACCATTAATAATTATTTGAGGAACTGATGTAAGTGGATCATCTCTTTCCTTATTCAATTGGTTAAAAAATTGTTCTCTTACATTGTTATCATCTAAATTTACTTCCTTAAAGTTTATATTTTTTGAATTTAGTAAATTTTTAGCATATCTACAAAACTTACAAGTTGATTTGGTATAAATTTCTACACTTTTAATAGATTTGATATCAAAAGGTATTACGTATTTGGGCAAACCTATTGACGCAAGAGTGCAACAAGCATACTCCTTATCATCACTATATTCAATTATTTCTGTACATAAATTACTACTCTTTATAGTTCCAATATTTTTCTGATTAGATTTTTCATTACAAGCGTCCTTGTATAAAATATAAGGAGTTCCTGTTTCTATTTGTGATATTAAAATTTTTTCCCATAATTTTCTTGCTTTAATTACATTTCTAACTTTTGTAGGATCTTTTTCATAAGATTCGTAAAGTTCATTAAACTTATCCCCATAATTATCACTTAAATATCTACATGTATCTGGACACATTAATGACCAATCGCCATCTTCCTTGACTCTTTTCATAAACAAATCGGGCATCCATAAAGCATAAAATAAATCCCGGGCTCGAGCATTTTCATCACCGTGATTTTTTTTTGCTTCTAAAAATTCCATAATATCAGCATGCCAAGGTTCTAAATAAATAGCAAATGAACCATTTCTCTTACCACTCTGATTAATATGTCTAGCGGTTTCGTTAAATACTCTTAACATTGGAACTAACCCATTACTTTTACCATTAGTGCTTCTAATAATAGAACTTGTTGCTCTAATATCATGTGCCCAAATACCTACCCCACCTGCCCATTTTGATATTTTAGCACAATCACTTATTGTTTTATAAATGCTATCTACTGAATCACCTATTCCCATTAAAAAACAGCTTAATAATTGTGGTCGTGGAGTTCCACTATGAAATAAAGTAGGTGTTGCGTGAATAAAGTATTTTTGCGACATCGCATCATATGTTTCTAATGCCATTTTAATATTATCTCCGTGAATTCCCAAAGATACCCTCATAAAAAGATGTTGGATTCTTTCAACAATTATTCCATTAACTTTCATTAAATATGCTTTTTCTAATGTTTTAAATCCAAAATAATCAAAGGCATAATCTCTACTATAGTTAATATATGAATTAAGTTTATCTTTATTAGCCATAACAATTTTATATAGTTCTGTTGAAACTAAAGGAGATTGTTTGTTATGATTATCTTTATTATTGAATAATAAATAAATTGTTTCCGAGAAAGAAGGTGATGTTAATTTATGATTATTTGATATTATTAGTCTAGAAGCTAATTGTCCATACTCAGGATGAACTGTTATATTTGATGTACATGTTTGTGCTGATAACTCGTCCAAATCTGATGTATTTACCCCATTAAAAATCTGCGAACACACTTTTTGAGAAATAAAAATAGGATCTATTCTTAAAATAGGTTCCATTTGACATAAGTATTTTAATCTAGATGTAACTTTATCAAATGATACTTCTTCCGATTGACCATTTCTTTTTATCACTTTCATTGTTGGATTCATTATTGTAATATATATTTAAGAAAGTTTTAAGTCAATCTTCTTTAAATATTATTTGTTAACTAAATCTGAACTTATGGAAACTAATTTTTCTACAGATGAAAAAAAAGATCTTAAATAATTTTTAGGATTTTTTACCATCTTATCTAAGGTAGTTCCTGCTAATATATTCTCTTTTTGATTGGCACTAATATCATCTAACCAAATTTTAATAATTTTTTTAAAAATCATTGATATATTATATGGATAATGTATTATTACACATTTTGTATTAAGTTTGACATCTTTATAATTAACAATTCTATACATTTCTCCAAAATTGCCTTGAAATAAATTATAATAATTACAAGTTTTCGGATAATAAAAAACATTCATCATTATAGGATCTAGTTTAAAGTATTTAATGGAAAAATTATTTATGACTGTGTTTTTATCATAATTATAATACATTAGCTTCATTAAAGATGTTGTATTTTTATGTACTACATCAGATATCATTTTAAAAAATTCAGTCATTATATTAAAATAGGTATATCCTATCCTTACAATTAGTTTTCCTGAATTATAGTTCATATTGATATATACTTTTTTGTTAGATGATACCTTTTTTAGCACATCCGCATCATTATATTTAATAATTAAATTAGTATTTGTAATAATAAAATTATTCTTGCTTATTAAATTTAATATTATATTTTCATTTATAAACAATGCTTTGGAAATTTGATTATTTGTAACTAAAATTTCACTTTTCCTAATAAAAATTTTAAACTTAATATTATTGTTATTTTTTTTCACAAACGTCGAATTTGTTATATTATTGGATTTAACCATAAAACTCTTTTCTAAATTGTTTGGAAAATAATCTATTTTATTAGTGTTTGGAATTATTGTCTGAAAATTAGATTTTAATGTATTAATATAATCTTTTTTTATATCTAAATTAAATTTTTTAATTATTGGTTTTATTATATCAATTTTCTGTTTTTTAATGTATTTATTTAAACTTAATAGTATTTTGTGACCAGTACTTTTAAAAATATTCATGTTAAAATTATCACATTCTAATTGATTACTATTAAAGTAATATATTGGTTTATCAATACGCAATATATTTTTTTTAAAACATTTAATTTTTATAACATTTGAACATATAAATTTAGTTAAATCAGACTGTATATCATTTATGGAGAGAAGCATATAATTTTTATTAATAATTTTAACATTAACATTTTCGATAGCTATAAAAAATTGTAAAGTATTATTGGATGACTCAAATTCAATGTTTTTTATAAAATCTATTAAATTTTCAAAATCTAATTTTTCAGTAATTTTAACTAATATATTTGATATATAGCATTCTATTTTATTTCCAATAATGTTTTTCATAGATTTAATCTTAATTAATTCAATTTCATTATAATTTATTGTAATAGATTTACATAAACTTGTTATCTTATTATTATAAATATGTATATAATGTTTTTTTAATAATATTTCAAAATCGTTGAATACTATTTTACTATTTTCAAAAATTATTTTTTGGTTATTTAAAAATATAGAGGTGATATTATTTACTAATCCATATCCCTGATTTATCATACTATGTATATTATTTAAAATACTATTATTAAAATGCTGAGGAATTATTTTTGTTGGATTATTTAACACATTACTATTAATATAAATTTTAATATTGAAAAATTTATACAAAACAAGAGGTTTTTTTTTAAATAGAAATAAATAAATAATACATTTAGGGACAAATATAAAATTAACATAATTCGGGATATTTTTATCAATTTTTAAATTTAAAATAGTTAATTCAATATATTTGGAAGTTATACTCTCTTTTATATTAGATTTTTCAGGAATAGAGGTAAATTTTTTAATGAATTTTTGATAAAAAAAATTAGCAGACAATCCAAATATATAAGATCCGAAATTCATGAATTTTTCAACAAGTGTTCCTAAATATAATGAAAATTCATTCATTAGTATTTATCTACTTAAAATATCTTTATATTTAATTTCTTAGTTTTTTTTTAAAAGAAATAATATATTAGAAAATAATAGTATTATAGTAAATATGAATCAAAATCAACTTTGTTGGATTAAAATAGATGAAAAATGGGAAAAAGGTGAAATTATTAACAAAAAAGATGATAATTTAGTAATAAATATAGGTGATAATAATATTGAAGTTAAAATTTTTAGCGATGAAATACTATTTAGAAATACAGATAAAGAAGATAATTGTAATAATTTAATAGAATTGATACATCTTAACGAACCTAGTATTTTGAACAATATTTGTCTACGCTATAAAGAAGATAACATTTATACATTTAATGGAAATATTTTAATTGCAATAAATCCATTTAAAAAATTGGATATTTATCACGACAAAAATATTAAGAATTATGCTATAAATAATTTTCAAAATTTATTACCACATCCTTTTTATATAGGAAAACAATCTTTAGAAAATATTAAAACAGGTCAAAATCAAACTATTCTTGTTAGTGGTGAGTCAGGTGCTGGTAAAACACAAACGACAAAATATTTGATGAATTATATAACTAATATTTCAAACAAGTCAATAGATAATTTAGAAAATAAAATATTAGCTTCTAATCCTATTTTGGAAGCCTTTGGAAATGCCAAAACAATAAGAAATGATAATTCTAGTAGATTTGGAAAATTTATTAAATTATTATTCAAAGATAATACATTATGTGGAGCTGAAATTAATACCTATTTATTGGAAAAAATTAGAATTACTAAGTTATCAAATAATGAACGTAATTTTCATATTTTTTATATGCTTATTAATGGATTTACCAAAGAAAAAAAAAGAAAGTATCATTTAGATAACATATTAGATTACAATTACCTTAAACGTTCAAATATTATTTCAAGAAACGACGGAGTAAATGATGATGAAATGTTTAAAGAATTAGAAGAATCTTTTAATACATTAAATTTTAATGAAGATGAAATAGATAACATTTATAAAATTGTATCAGCTATCTTACAATTAGGAAATGTAGAAAAATTAGATAATATACTGAATAATTCCTATTTAATTAATTATTGTGATTTAATGGGATTTCCTATAAACAATATAATTAACATTTTTCAATATAGATATATAGAAGTTAATGGGGAAACTATAGAAATTAGTAATAAGCAAGAGGATTTTATTGTTATTCGGGATACTTTATCACAACTAATATATTGTTTATTATTTGAATACTTAGTTAAAAAAATAAATAGCTCAATAAAGTCTGAATCCGAAAACTTTATAGGAATTTTAGATATTTTTGGATTTGAAGTATTTAAAAATAATGGATTTGAACAATTATGTATTAATTATACCAATGAAAAATTACAAAGTATTTTCAATAAATTTATTTTCCAACTTGAACAAGAAGAATATATAAAAGAACAAATTGAATGGAAAGATATAAGCTATCCCGATAATTTGAACATTATTAAATTATTTGAAAATAAAAAGGGGGGATTATTTGGGTTGCTACAGGAACAATGTATTCTTAAATCGGGAAATGATAAAGGATTATATAGTCTTTTGGTTAAAAATTTAGATAATAAACCCAATTTATTTGTTAATTCTAGAGATAAGGCTTATCAACGTTTTACCATCGAACATTATGCTGGGAAAGTGGAATATACCGTTGATAACTTTATACATAAAAATAGAAATAAAATAGAAACACGATTTCAAGATCTAATTAATAATGGATCAGAATTTATACAACAATTTAATTTGGATATCTTTAATCAAAATGATAAGGGTCATAAAACTAAATCATTAATTTATCAATTTAGAAATAGTCTAAATGATCTATTAAAAATTATTTCTTCTACTAGGCAACATTATATTAGATGTATAAAACCTAATGACGTAAATACTGCTAATAATTTTGATAAATCTAGAGTTTTAGAACAATTAAAATATTGTGGAGTATTGGAAGCTATTAAAATAGCTAGAGCAGGATATCCAATAAGAATAAAGAAGAAAAAATTTATAGATCATTTTTACACTTTTATGAATAATTCAAATATAAATTTGGATATTAACAATATTGCTAATTTTATAGAAAAATCTTCAGAAGTTGAAAAAAACGATTATCAATTAGGAAATACAAAAGTATTTTTAAAAAAACATATTTATGACGAGTTGATATTAAGAAATAGGTTACTCGTAAATACAAAAGCAATTATAATTCAAAAAAATATATTATCATGGTATTATAAATCTAGATGGTATAAAATTAAAAAATTAAAAACATTAATTAGATTATATAAAAAATATTATATAGAAAAAAATAGGAATGCTACAAAAATAGTATGTATCTATAGGTCATATTATATACGAAAACAATATATAAACTATAAAAAAAGAATAATATTAATCCAGTCTATATTTCGAATGAACGAGGGTAAAAAAATATTTGTTAAAATCACTAATAGTATAAAATTACAATCATTTATTAGAATGTATTTTACTAAAAAAGATTATCTATTATTGAGAGATAAACATAGATACTCGAAAATAATACAAAGAAGTTTTCATAAATACAAAAATAGACAACTCATTTTTAAAAAAATAAAAGAATTACTCAATATAAACAATAGATGCGCATTACTTGAAAAAATGCTAGAAGAAGAAAGAGTCGCCAGGGAACAAGAACGAGTCGCCAGGGAACAAGAACGAAATGCTAAAGAACAAGAAAGAGTCACTATGTCCGGACAAAAGTTCGCTAGTAAAATAAAAGATATTGATAATTTGGGAAATAATTTGGAAAATAATTTTATAGAAAATGGAGAAATAATATTAAAACATCAAAAAATATTAGATGAAAAAAATGCTAAAATAGAAGCATTATTGAATGAAAATAATAGGCTTAAAAATGATAGGCTTAAAAATGATAGGCTTAAAAATGATAGGCTTGAAAATAATAGTAATAATATCATCAATGATAACAATTTGGTTAATATACCTCTTGTTAATTCGGAAATTAATGATGTCGAAAATGAAACATTCATTAATTATGAAATAGCAAACAAAATGGAACAATTATATCTTCAATTAAGTCAAGCTCAAGAACAACTTAAAAATATGAAAAAAAACCAAATTCCTAAAAACAAAGGGTTTTTTGATGTAATCAAGGGTTTTTTTAAATAGTACTTCTTATTTTATATGGATTATTTAGAATCCTATTAACATCTGATATATCTGAAAATCCATATTTCTGATAGAAAAATGTTTCTAGAACCTGATATATTTGTTGTAATGTAGTAGCATCTTCGAATGCCCTATGTGCGTTTGGGTTAATAATATTAAAGTATGAGCTCAATGATTTCATACTATGATAATTTAGAAATGGTAAAACTAATTGAGCCATTCTAAGCGTATCTACAAAATGGATCTTTTTATTGAATCGTATATTATACTTTTTAAATTCAGTTTCTAAAAAAGGTTTATCAAAACCATTACAATTATGAGCTAATAAATAAATATCTTTACATGGTATAGATTCTACATAATCTCTGAATTTAAGAAGAGCTATTTTGGATTCTTCTCCCGTTAATAAAAGTTCATCTGTAATTCCAGTAATCTCTACTATTTTAGGTTTTAATGGTTTATCTACTTTAATTAATGTAGAAAATGTTTTTTTTAGGTTATCAATAGCACCTATTTCAATAATAGAATTATGATAGATATTAAATCCAGTAGTTTCTAAATCGAAAAATATTACTCTTGTAAAATTTTTAAATTTCCTACAAACACTACGTGTGATCATTTCTTTTTTTTGATTTTTCTTCATTAATTTATTACTTTTATTTTATCAAATTTATAAATTTTGTAATACTAACGCATATTTATTAATTAACAGGTAAGGAATATAATTTTCTTATACGCTTATTATCCGTTTCAGTTCTCATTTTTCTTTTATCATTTTTATGTTTTTCTATTTGTAAGTCCATTTTTTTGGCAAGTAGAGTATTTGCTTCAAGACTTAGTAAGTTATCATCAGTTAGGCATAAATCGCAATCGTTTCTATCCCAATCATTCATTGAATCAACACTTTTACATGGAGAGCAACGTTTTCTTTTTTCTTCTAATTCTTCCTGTAATCTTCTCTGATTTTCTTCATGAATAAGTTTATTTTTAAATTTGTTTATATCTCCCAATTCTAGATCAGAGTAGTAATTTTTTTCTTCATCGATACATTGGTCACAATTATTATCTTCCCAATTTGATAAATCATTAGATTCTAAACAAGGGGAACATTTAGCATTTAGAATTTTAGCTTTATCCTCCCAATCCTGTCTACTTTTTTTATAATTTTTAAATGTTTGATAATCATCGGGAATATCGTCACCTGGTTTCCAACCTGGACTAGAATTATAATGAGCCATCATTATTTCATCTTTATCTATACAATAATCACAATCATTTTTATTCCATTGATCTATAGATATTTGATCACTACATTTATCTTTACAAACTAAACCAACTTTTTCAACTTCATCTCTTGTTTGTTTTTCTTTAATTAAATCATTTTTATATTGTCTAATCCCACCTTCTTCTAAATCGTTATCATATTCTTTCTCCATATCAAGACATTGGTCACAGTTATTGGTTTCCCAATTTTCTATATTTTCTGATAATAAACATGGATCACATTGTGATTTATTTTTTTTTCGATTATCTTCCCAATCCTGTCTACTTTTTTTGTACATCTCTAAGGTATTATAGCCTTTTGGTAAAGGATTACCTATTTTCCAAAGACCTTTATTTGGATTATTATTATAGATAACGTCATCTTTATCTATACAATAATCACAATCTTTATCATTCCAATCATCAATTGATTGATTTTCTGTTCCACAATTAGAACATTTAGCTAATATTTCTTCTGTTTCTAATTCTAGTCTTTTTTTCTCTTCTAATTTATTTTTAATAATCTCTATTTGTCCAGATTCTAAATTAGAATCATATTTTTCTTCTTGACCGATGCATTGGTCACAATCATTACTATTCCAAGAATCTATATTTTCTGAATTAGTACAAGTTGAGCATATTTCTTCTAATTGTTTCCTTTTAGTTAATTCCTCTTCTTCTAGTCTAAGTTCTTCCATTTTCTCAAAATGGGTTTTTAATTCACTAAAAGTTCTAATTCTTTCTTTTTTACAGTTTTTTCTACTTTTTTTATTATTTTTCAATCTTTTTTTCACAGTATTAGGTGTATAATGAAAATCTGGAGTGTTACTATTAGGTGATACACAATTGTTATTTTTACATTCTAATCCAGCACATTCTAAACACCATGATTTATCACAATCAGAATTATCATCTTTCGTGTTTCTGACATGTATATTTTCTTTTAAAACCCAATCATTATTCTCTAAACATTGGTCACAATTTAAGTTATTCCATTCATTAATATCAGACACTTCTATACAAGGATTACATTTAGCCAATGATTCCTCCCTTTGAATTTTTTCTGCTAGTTTTTCTTCCATTCTTTTAGTTACTAGCGAATCTTTTTTAGATGACATAAAGCCATTATTCTGATTAATATCTAGATCAGAATTTAGACATTCATCGCAATTTAAAGTTTTCCAATTATCGATATCTTCTGAATTAATACATGGTTCACATTTCGCACGGACGGTAACTTTTCTTAATTCCTCCTCTTCTTTATTCTTTTTGTCTTTCTCGACTAAACTATTTTTATACTCTTCAATATCAAGTCTATTAAGGTTGAAAATTTCAGAAGTTTCATCATCAATACAAAGATCGCAATTATTACTATTCCATTCTTCTATATTGTTTATACTCAAACATGGTTCACAAGTCATTTCCTTTTCTTTTAGTCTTAATTGTTTAGTCAATTGATCATTTAAATATTTTTTAACCAGATTTTTTTTTATCTCTTTCATATATCCGATATTTTGACCAAATGCTTCATCCGCATCTAAACATTGGTCGCAATCTTCTTTATCCCAGTCTTCCTTATTTGTTGAATTATAACATGGTTCACATTTTAATTTTTTATTTTTAAGATTTTCCTTATGTTTGTCATCTTTTGCTTTCTTTTTTTCTTCTAAATTAGATTTTAGAGATAATAATGTTCCTTTTTCTAAACCCAATGATTCGTCTGCATCGGAGCAATTAGAACATTCTTTTTCATTCCAATATTCAATGGAATCTGAATTTAAACATGGTTCACATTGTGCCTTTTGAGTTGCTAATTTTATTTCCCTTTCTTTTTGAATTTTGTTATGATTCTTAACAAATTGTTCCTTCTTATTTGACATATATCCTTTACTTTGTCCAAAAGCTTCGTCTGCTTCTAAACATGGTTCACAATTATTTTCTTCCCATTGTTGTTTATCCGTCGAATTATAACATGGTTCGCATTGGGCCTTTTGAGTTGCTAAAAATACTTTCTTTTCATGCTCACGTTTTTTTTGTTCTTTTTCTAATTTTATAAGTTTATTTTGGAGAAATCCGTTTGATAATTGTAATGCTTCTTCAGTTTTATCATCTAAGCATTGTTTACAATTATTATCATTCCATTGATTTATATCATTAGATTCTAAGCATGGTTCACATTGTGCTTTTTTAGATGCTAATTCACCAGCATGTCTTATAATCTCCTTTTGATTTTGTATTTCAAGCTGAGATTTTTTATTTTTAAGAGTATTATCATTTAATCCTAAAATTTTATCTTTACCAATACATGGATCACAATCATTATCTATCCAGTTATTGATATTATTTGAAGAATTACATGGCTCGCATTTATTCTTAATTTCGTTAATTACCTGTTGTTCTTTTTCTAATCGTAGTTTTTCATTTTTTTCAAAAATTTTTTTCATTTCTGTAAAAGTATTTAAATTTATATTAATATTTTTTTCAGCAAAACTATCAGTTAAATCTTCTTCTAAACATATATCGCAATTATTTTTATTCCAATCACTAATATCATTTGTATCTAAACATGGTTCACATTTAGTTCTTAATACTGCTAACTTGATTTTTTTCTCATTTTCTTCATTTATTTTATTTGATTTAAATGTCTCTCTTCGAGTTTTAAAAGTATTATTTGAATATCCAAAAGCTTCATCCGCTTCTAAACAATTTTCAGTGCAACTATTTTCATCCCAGCTATCTATATTACTTACACTATCACATGATTTACATAATTGCTTAGTATGTGCTAACTCCATTTGTTTAATTTTTTCTTCTTGTATGTTTCTTATATTTTCCTCATATTTTTGTCTATCTTGTTTAAATTTTAAAAAATTAGGTTTATTGATTGATTTCGAATATTCAGGATGTCTGTCAAAATAAGTTTTCATTGTTTCATCCTCGCCTATACATTCATCACAATCTCTATTATCCCATTCCTCCATATTTAAATTATCCTCAGTACATGGTATACAATGTTTAATAATTTGTTTTTTATCTTCTTCTTTAATATTTTTTAATATTTTCCGATCATTTTTACTAATATTAAAAATTTTATTTTTATCTAAGCTTTTTTTAAACATATTTCTCGCTGATTTTTTAAATTGATTTGATACTGAACCAGATCTTCTTCTATCTGACTCCATTAATAATTCGTCATCGCTTGTCATCCTTGATGATTTTTTATAACAGACTCCTTCATCATTTCCTTTTTTCCGATATAAACACTGTGTGCCATTAGATGTTTTATGTGCATGACATTTTATTGGTTCATTATTATATTTACCACATTCGGATGAACCAGCTTTTTGATCGTATTTTTCTAAAACTTCCAAACCTTTTTTAGTAGTAATATACCGTTTACTACCAGTATTTAAATTAATAGTTTGTTTCATATACTATATAGTATGAAAAAAAAAAATAAAAATTTTTATTAACATATATATATTTTTAAACATAAAATTTAAAAAAAAGGCTTAAATAATTAATTATATTATTAATGTATAAATATGAGCTATCAATATTTATTCAAATTTATTATTATTGGTAATACAGGAACTGGTAAAAGTTCATTATTAAGACAGTTTACCGACAAACAGTTTAGTCCAATACACGATCTTACAATAGGTGTAGAATTTGGTGCTAAAATTCTTAATGTCAAGGGACCAGATGACCAAAATTATAATATTAAATTACAAATTTGGGATACTGCTGGTCAAGAATTATTTAAGTCAATTACGAGATCATATTATAGAGATGCAGCAGGAGTAATGTTAGTATTCGATATTTCTAAAAGAGATTCATTTGACCATTTAACAAGATGGATAAAAGATATTGAAATTTTTTCTGGAAAAGATGCTAATATAATTCTTATTGGAAATAAAACTGATTTAGAAAACCAGAGAACCGTATCCACAGAAGAAGCAATAGAATTTGCGAAAGAATATGGTATAAAATATATAGAAACTAGTGCTAAAAATTATGATAATACTTTTGAATCATTTAAAAAATTAACTGAAAAAGTTTTAAATAAATACTTAACTGAAAATAAAAATACAGGTGTTAAACAAGGTATAACTTTAGGATATAGTCCCAACGATTATAATACAGGGGAAGAAAATACCGATTGTTGTAGTATATTTTGAGGAAAAGATTTTTCTAAAATTGTATTAAAAGATTCTTGTAAATTTTGAGGAATATTTGATAAATCTACTAATATTTTATTACGTGTATAAATGTCAAAGGAACCTGGCTCTTTTTTAAATTTTTCTAAGAGAAGGTTTTTATCATTGAATAATTTCATAGCTGTTTTAGGACCACATTTTTTAAAACATCCTGGAATATTATCAGATGGATCACCTCTTAGAACTTTCATTTCAATATCTTGTTCATTAGATCCAGAGGACTTTACATTTAATACTTTATTTTGTAATGTTACTAATGTTGTTTTCTCATCAATTAGTTGAAGAAGATCATGATCACTGGTCACCACTATAATTTCTTCATTGGGGTATATGTTTCTAAGATGATTTTTCGTCAAATATATTATATCATCAGCTTCTAAACAATCATAAATAAATGTTTTGATTTTAAATTCTTCTTCTAACTGTGGTAGTATATTGGAATAAACATATTTGAAAAATGGTCCTCCCTTAAAAACTTTACCTTTATTTGAACCATGGTCATAATCTCTATTAGCTTTATATTGATCATAATATTTATTACGCCAAATATCTTTTCTTGGACAATCTCTTAAAAATACTATATTTGATTTAGGGATTTTCCATTTTTTAATAATTTTACTATAACTGTCAACAAATTTTTTGATGAACATATTTTTAAAAATTTCATTTTCAAACCATTCATAGTCATCATCAAATTTATCTTCTGGGTGAGCAAATTTATACCACCTCATCGTAGCAAAATATCTATAAAATACACAATAACTGGTGTCAATAAGAATATGGGGTGCCATTTTATTATAATATATTCGATCAGATAAAAATATCAAATTTATCTTATTAAATATCTAAATTCCATTTAAAAATCTATAAAAAATTGAAAATAATACATCAGAGAGTAATATAAAAGAACTGAATTTATAATTATGAAAATTTAATGCCGCAATTAAATATAGTATAGCATGTATTATTCGTGTATTATGCCAAAACACCTTTTTAATTTGAAATTCATTATTTGATCCAAAAAGACTCTTATATAAAAAGCCTAAACCTATTAAAAGAATAATATATTTATTTAATACTATTAATTTACTCATCCTGTAACTATTTTTGCTATTTTTAACAAAAAAATAGTTGTAAAGTAAGGGAATAAATGATATAATTAATCGCAAAGTTATACATATATACCATAATGGATGTATTTTTATAAAAAGATTTTTCTCCATTATATTATAAAAATATTAAATTTATAAGATATTAGATATATTATTTCAAGTAAAATAAGTAAGTGTGTATTTATACTAAAAAACTTTCTGGAACAGCAATTTCTTTACCCTCGGCTGCTCTCCATAAACGATTCCAAAGTGTAGTATTAAGTTCCTTTTCTATAAATTTAAAATTATAAATGTATACCTTATCACAATCAAGAGAATTTATTTGATGAAAAACATTATAAACATTGTATAATGCTTCTTTAAAATCACCATTTTTACTTAAATCAACATATCCCAAAAACTTATCACGATATTTAAAACATAATGAATTAAAATCTATTAAAACACAGTTTTTAAAATATTGACCAGTTTTTTCCGAAAGTTCTTCCTTAAGAGATGAATCATTATATTTTAAATCAATATTAACTATGTTAAGAATAAATACAGGCTTGTCGGGACAATAATGTGAAATATTTTGACCAGGAGAAGAAGAATCTATATTGTTAGATTCCTGATATGATACGATAAATGATTGATCTAAATCATTAAGAGAACGTTGTATATCGTTTTTAGTTATTGTTCCTGGTCTTAATATAGTAATACTATTATTATTTATTTTAATTACAGTGCTCTCCACTCCATATTTAGAAATATAATTATCATCATCTATAATTCCGATATTTTTTGAATTAAAATAATTTTTCAAATGTTCGATGGTTGTACAGCTTACTTTTCCAGATATATTGGCACTTGGAGCAGCAATAGGAACACCACATTTTTTGATAAAATTTAAAGTAGTTTTTTGATTAGGGACACGAATAGCTATAAATTCACTACCTGCTGTAACTAATTTAGATACTATGTTTTTTGATCTTACAACCATCGTTAAGGGACCTGGCCAGAATTTGGTTGCTAATTGTTTAAATATAACTTCTTCCATTTGTGATAGGTTACATAAAGTAAGAGAGTCATGAATTCCTAGACAATGTACTATAAGAGGATTTGTAGTGGGTCTTTTTTTTATTTCATAAATTTTACGAATAGCTTCATCGGATAACGCATTGGCCCCTAATCCATATACTGTTTCTGAAGGAAAAATTATCAATTTATTTTGAATAATTTTATCAGCAGCTTTATTTAAATCATCATTACTATTACTATAAATATGACATTGATTTTTCATATTTGAATTTACAATTATAACTTTTTTACAATTGAGTAATCAATTTTTTTATTTTTCCAGAGATGTAAGTTAATTTTTATTTTCCCAATACAATATAATGGATTCAAAACAAGAAATTAATAAATATTGGGAAGATATAAAAAAAGAATTAGCAATTTTAAAAGAAAAAAGTCTCAAAAATGCGAATATAGTTTCTGAACAATCTGATAAATTAGGTCAGATTGATTATAATAATAAAATAATTGATCATAATGTAAAACTTAGTAAATGGTTATTAAATTTAATTGATTCAACATTTGGTAAAATATATCAAAAAATAAATTCAGTTCCAAAAAAAGAAAAAAAATCAAAAGATTACAGTTTACAAACAAAAGTTAAATCAAAGTCTTTAAGCCCAATTCCAAATAAATTCAATAATTCTCCTGAATCAGATATTATAAATGATTTAGAAGAAATAAAATTGATCCATAATGCGATGGGTGAAGAGATAGATAACCAAAATATGGTTTTGGAAAATATAAATAATAAAAGTGAAAATATATCTGACAATTTAGAAAGTAACATTAGACATTGTAAAAAAATAATCCGTAATAAATAATTTTCTATAATTATTTAAACATTTATTTACTATTTAAACTATATACATATCAAAATATGTTGCGGCGAATAACAGAGGATATAAAAAATCTAAAAAAAACTTGCGAAGAATTATATATTGATGATAATAATGTTATATATTTCATACTTAATGGTCCCAAAGATACCTGTTACGAGAATGGTAAATGGAAAGTTCGAATTGAGATGTCTAAAGAGTATCCATATAAATCTCCTTCCGTAGGTTTTGTAACCCCTATTTATCACCCTAATGTAGATCAGAAATCAGGTTCGATATGTTTAAATGTATTGAATCAGACGTGGACACCTATATATAATTTATCTCATATTAAAGAAACTTTTTTGCCACAATTGTTAACATATCCTAATCCAGATGATCCATTAAATACGGAAGCAGCAAGTATATATAATAATAATAATGAAGAATTTATAAATATAGTAAAATATTATATTGATAAGCATTGTAATTCTATTAGTTTAAAAAAATAAATAAAAATTTGATTAATATTAATATATTAAAATTAATATTAATTAACCATATTATAATGTCAAGATCACATTCGAGTTTTTCTCTATTTAATAAAAAAAATACTTCTAATACAAGATCATTACAGACAATTGTAGATAACAATACTAGTAATAATACCAGAAATAAAAATACCTCTCCGCGAACAAAAAGAGATTTTAGTAGAGAATCATTTAATAATGATAAACAATCTTTTGGTAATAGATTTGGTAGTCGCAATAGTTCTGAAACAAGAAAACAATTAATTTTCAATACAATTCCTAAAAAAAATGAATCACCAGGAACAATTAATAAAACAAAAATACTTAATCAACCTAGAAAAGTTTTCAGGAGTAAATTTGATGCTATAAATGAAACCCAAGATCGTAAACCATTAATATTTGGTAAAAAACCTAAGCGTGAATCTGAATTATCAGAACCATCTAAATTCAGAGAAATGATAATTGATCCTACAACCAGTCGAAATAATACAGAATATCAATCGGTTAAAAAAGTAAAAAAAAAAACTGAAGTAGAAATATATAGAGAATTTTTAAAAAAAATTGAAGGAAAGGACTCTTGGGATCTAAGAGATGACCCTACCATTACAAAGTTTGTTTTAGGACATAGTGTTATAGAATTTACGAATTTGACCCCAGAACAATTTAAATTTTATCAAGAAGTCGTTCAACTAGCTAATAGATCTATTGATAAACACACTAATGAGAAAAAAAATAAGGAAATTGAAAATATAGATCCACAATTTAAATATAAACATAGCATTATTGATAAACTATGGAGAAATAGAGATCTTCCAATTCAATCATGGGATTACGTTTTAATTATAATTGAAAAAATGGATTATGACTATACCAAATTTATCAAAGAATATATTGATAGTAATAGTGATGAACAATATATACATAGTCAATTGAGAAATATCAAAAAAAAATTGAAAAAAATTCAGATTTTAGAAAAAAAATTAGAAAATGGTAGCAATATCAATAATGATCAAAAAAGTAGTATTGATAGTAAAACTCATTATTTACTTAAACAATCAATTTATGAAGGTTGGTTATCTTGGATGAATGATGAAAGTGATGATGAATCCGACGAAGAATCTTAATGAGAATAAACTAAATTTTTAAAATGATATTTAAAATTTAATTAAAATTTTTATTTAATTTAATTTTAGTAATGATTATTAGGTATATTTATTAAATTTATTAAACTTGTTTTGAATTCCTTGGTAATTTTCCATCCTAGTCCTTTAAGTTTTTCATTGCTAATATAATATCTGTAATTATATTGTTTAATCTCAATATTTTATTAGTGTACTTTACAAAGCCCTATTATTTTTTTGTTTTCTATTATCGGAATGTATTTAAGATCTTTTTGAACTTCAATTAATCTTTTTTTAAGATCAGTTTCGTAATAAAAATTAGTATTTATATATTCTTTTTTAATATATACTATATTCTTTTCCTTTAGAATTAATCTTCTTATATCACCATCTAAAATTATACCTATAATTTTTTTTTCCTCTGATAAAAATATACAACATCCACAATTGAATTTAGTCATCTCTAGTAAAATATCTAAAAATCTGATTTGACTATGTTTACTAAAGGTAAATATAGGATATTTTTCTAATAAACAGTCTTCTAAAGTTTTTAATTGTTCTCCTATATTACCTTTAGGATGATTATCATAGTAATTATTTATATCTATTTGTGTTTTTTGACAAAGTAATGATACTAATAAATTACAAAATATTATATATGACATACAACTGTTAGTAGGTATTAAATTAATACCATTAATAATTTCCTTCCTAAAAGGTATTATTATTGTTCGATCACAATATTTATTTAAAAGACTCTTTCGATTACAAGAAATTAAAATAGTTTTTACGTCCTTCTTTTTAATGAATGGTATATTTAACAATATTTCTCCAGTATTACCACTATTACTAAATATAATTACTAAATCATTCTTTCTAAGACAACCTATATCTCCATGAATAGTATTTACCCAATTTAAATAATAAGATCTAATATTAATACAGTTTAATAAAGACACACAATGTTGTGCAATATTTCCTGATTTACCTATTCCTGTAATAAAAACCGAATTTGAAGATACTAAACTTACTATTTCATCCGATAGTGCTTTTATAGATTCTAAATTATAACTATTTATTTGATAATTAAACTCATTTTTTATTTGATCTAATATAGATGATTTTATCATTGTTATGTAATGTGATTTTAAAAACTTATTTTTTTCGCAACATCTAACTACCATATTTAGATGTTAAATAATAATAATCTCGAATAGTATCAATACCTCTTTCATGATCATTTACTAGAACTGAATTAATTTTATAACCATCTTCTAATATTTTTAACCATTCAATGTCTTCTTCTAATTGACATCGTGAATTATTTTCTAAATATTCATTCATTAAATATTTTTTATCAAATACGAATACACCAATATGTCCTAAATATTGATAATTAGAATTAATAGTGCCGTTTTTTGAACTAGGAATTATATTTCTAGAACAATACAATATATTATTATATCTATCTATAACTAATTTAGGTCTTGATCTATTTCCAACATTTTTTACATTCATTTTATAATGAAGAGTAGAACATTTAATGCGAGTATCAGGAGTATTATCTATATAATTTTGGATACATAAATCAATATTTTTAGGATTAATAAATGGTTCATCACCTTGAACATTTACTATAATATCTGTCTCTGGATTAAATTGTTGTAAATAGTTAACTATTCTTTCTGTCCCATTTAAACAATTATCATTTACAATAACTGATTTACCTCCTATTTTAATTATTTCTTTTTTAATAGCGTCATTATCCGTAACTACAATTATATCACTAATTAATTCACATTTTTTAACTTGTTCATATACCAATTGAATAACTGTTTTATCATTTATTTTAAAAAGTAGTTTTCCATTTAATCTAGTTGAAGCAAATCTTGCTGGTATACAACATAATATTTTCATATTTATAAATATATCTTATTAGGGACATATTTAATTGTTGATTTAAACTACTTAAGTAAAAAATCGTTAATAATAATTAATGAGTAAAGAATTATATCACTTATTAAAAAATAAATTTTTTATTATGTCTGGTCCTAATGTAATTGAATCAGAAGAACACGTTCGTTTTATGCTAACCAAACTGATAAATATTTTCAAATATTACGATGTCACATTCATATTTAAAGTTTCATTTGATAAAGCTAATAGAACATCAATTAATTCTTATAGAGGATTAGGATTTGAAAAAGGAATTAAAATATTGAAAAAAATTAAAGATGATTTTAATATTCCTATCATAACTGACATTCATGAACCTTGGCAGGCTGAACCAATTTCTAAAGTTGTTGATATTATTCAAATACCAGCTTTTTTATGTAGACAAACAGATTTATTAAAAGCAGCAGCAGACACGGGTAAAGTTGTTCATATAAAAAAGGGACAGTGTTTTTCAACAGAAGTAATGCATAAATGTAAGGAAAAGATAATTCAATTTGGTAATCCAAATGTTATATTATGTGAAAGAGGTAGTATGTTCGGTTATCAAGATTTAATAGTAGATCCTAGAAATTTAATATGGTTAAAAAGTCCAACTAATTTGGTATCAATGGATATAACACACTGTTTACAGCAACCAGCACAAAAAATGGTAGATGGGACTGTTCAAGCTGGTGGTTTACGAGATTTAATACCTTATATGGGTAAAATGGCAATATCTTTAGGAGTAAATGGGATATTTTTAGAAGTACATGATAGACCTAATGAAAGTAAATGTGACGCACCGACCCAATGGAATTTACAAAAAATGTCCTGGTTATTAGATTTTTTACAAATTCCTAAAATAGAAAAAAATTTATAATGCTATATTTCTTTTGTATTTATGAACCATAAATTTTCTTAAATATATAAATAGCATTATTGTCATGATTTACAGGAGTTAAATCTATAATTTTTACCAATTTAAAACCATTTTTTTGTCCAATTTTTATATATTTTTTAGTTGAATACATTTTAAATTTATGAACATTTCTTCTTAATTTGGCTCCATCTTTAAAAAGAAAATTTTCCATAAATGTAACATCATTACCACTAAAGTTCCAATCGGATACATATTTAAACTGGTTAAATGATAGTTTAGTTTGAGTTTTTCTAGTGTGTGAATGTTTTTGAGGATTAAATAATGGAATTAACTTAGAGGCTTTTTCTAAAACTGGGTCAAAATTCTTAGGTTCAACTAAATGGACACATAAATATCCTTTAGGTTCTAACCAATAATTAAAATTACGAAAAACTTTATTGGGATTATCACTATAATAAATCGTATAAAAAAGACAAGTTATATGAGTAAATTTTCTTTTAGTAAAAACAGATTTATTATGGAAATCACCTTGAATTAATTGAATACCGGGATTTAACTTAGAGCATTTCTTTAACATTGATCGAGATTTATCAATACCCATACACTTATATTTATATTTATCTAATATCTTAATATGTCCACCTGTTCCACAACCAGCATCTAATACATTTATTTTTTTATTTTTAGGAAAATTATCCATAGCATATCTTTTTATATTGTAAATTTCAAATTCATTTTTAAGTCCGGAATTAAATAATTGATCATATATAGTTGAATAAAATTTATCGTAAATATCGGTATAATGTTCTTTGACAGATTCTACAGCAAATCCTTCAATATTATAGTCTTCTTCATCTTCTATTTTTTGACGATATCCCCAAATAGCAGTTATAGCTATAAATACCATAATAGTAATAATTAAATAAGTATTCATTATTAATATAAAAGGATAAAATAAATTAAACAATTCATCTTAATTTATATAATCTAATATTTTTTATATATATGTTATTACCGTATTTGAATCAATAGTACTAAAATATCTAATTGTTTTTTCTAATCCTTCTTTTAAACCTACTGTAGGTTCCCAATCTAAATAATTTCTTGCTTTGGTTATATCAGGTTGTCTTCTTTTAGGATCATCTTGTGGTAAATCCTTATACGAAATCTCAGATGGTTTACCTAAATAATCATTTATCCTATGTGCAAGATCACTTATTGTTATTTCGTGTGGATTTCCTAAATTAATTGGTCCAGTTGTCTTATTATTATTCATTAATTTTATAAGACCATCTACCATATCATCACCATAGCAGAAACTACGCGTTTGTGAACCATCTCCATAGATAGTTATTTCTTCCTTATTTAGACATTGGTTGATAAAATTACTCACAACTCTCCCATCATCAGGATGCATATTTGGTCCATATGTATTAAATATTCTAGCAATTCTAATTTCTACATTATGAGCTCGATGATATTCCATCATTAGTGTTTCAGCTACACGTTTTCCTTCATCGTAACATGATCTTATTCCTATTGGATTAACGTTGCCCCAATATTCTTCTACTTGAGGTGATATTTCGGGGTCTCCATAAATTTCGGAAGTAGATGTTAGAAGTATTCTGGCTCCCGTTCTTTTAGCAATTCCAAGAGCATGAAGGGTTCCCAAAATATTTGTTTTTATTGTTTTAATCGGATTATATTGATATGCTTTAGGCGAAGCCGGACATGCCAAGTGATAAACTTGTTCTACTTCTAAATATATTGGTACAGTAATATCGTGTCTAATAAATTCAAAATTAGGGTGACTCATTAAATCTCTAATATTATCCATAGAGCCTGTAAAATTATTATCCAAACAAATTACGTAGTGGCCTTGTTCAATTAACTTTTTGCATAAGTTTGATCCTATAAATCCGGTGCCCCCAGTTACTAAAATTTTCATTATGAGTATATATATTACATAATGTTTTTTAAATTTTTTTTAAACTTATTCTCGTTTATCTTTATCGCAGTTTTATAATATATATATGAAAATTGGAGTTTTAGGAAATGGTTTTGTAGGAAAAGCTACTAGAATTTTAGGATGTAAAGATATTGAATTAATGGTATATGATATTATGCCCGAATTATATTTACCTCTTGGAACAACTTTAAAAGATCTCTGTGTCTGTGATTTAATCTTTGTTTCAGTTCCCACGCCGATGAGTAAAAACGGTAGCTGTTATCTTGGAATCCTCGAATCGGTAATTCAAGATTTAAGCAATATTACTAATCTTAATGATAACCTTGTTGTGATAAGATCAACGGTTCCTCCAGGAACTTCTGATAGATTTAATTGTTATTTTATGCCAGAGTTTTTAACTGAAAAAAATTTTGAATATGATTTTCGAAATTGCCAAAATTGGATATTTGGTCTCAAGAATACTCCCCAAGATCAAATATTTAAAAAAAAAATTAAAGAATTAATAGATTATGCTTTTTTTGAACATAAAATTAATTATAATAATATACATTTTGTAGCTAACAAAGAAGCAGAAATGATAAAAATGTTTCGAAATAATTATCTATCCGTTAAAGTATCTTTTTGTAACGAAATATCTCAATTTTGTGAATTAAAGGGTATAGACTATGAAAATGTTAGAAAATTAGCTGCCGTAGATGATCGTATTGGATTAAGTCACACCAAAGTTCCCGGACCAGATGGTAAAAAAGGGTTTGGTGGAACTTGTTTTCCAAAAGATACTAATAGTTTAAGATATGAGATGAATAATTCAGGCATGAAGTCATATATAGTCGACGCCGCAATTAATAGAAATGTAGAAGTTGATAGAGTTGAACAAGATTGGTTTGACAATAAAGGACGAGCAGTAGTTGAATAATTAAAAAAGAGTATGAAAATTCATAAATTGTTTGTAGTCTATAGAATTATATAGGTGAACAAATTTATTAAACATTCCTGTTATTTTTCCATAACTATGAAATTTACCTAGTTGGAATACACTTTCTCCCTTTCCTATATAACCTATTTGACCTCTGTTGTGAAATTCAAAAGGTTTAATATTATTGAAATCATTATTAAAACAATCAGCTAAGTATTTTCCCTGTTGATATGCTTTTTGAGCAGTGGGTGGATCATTTGAATAGGCGCAATCTCCCATAGCATATATATTATTGAATTTACTCGTATTTATTGCTAAATAATTATTAATAGGTATTCCAAATCTACATTCTAATCCTAAGTAAGAATTTACTAGTCTACTCAGAGGAGAAATGCCAATACCACCACACCAAATAGTAAGATCAGAAGATATACTACCTACATTTTTAATAGAAACTTTATCTTTTTCCACTTTTGAAACAAAATTATTAAATTGTGTATTTACACCATTATTTTTCCATAAATTTTCTGTATAATTTTGAATTTTTTCATCAAATACGGTGAGAGGTTTAGGGAGACCATCAATCACATTGATAGTAAACTTATTATAATCAATTAAATTTCCAATAATTTCTGAACCAGTTAATCCACATCCTATTACTGTAATATTTGAATTATCGGGTAAAGATTGGAGCTTATTTCTGATAATATCAGCATCATTAGAAGTTTTCAAAAAAAAACAGTTTTCGTTAACGCCTTCAATATTGAATGTATTTACTTTAGTTCCATGTGCTAATATTAAATTTTCATAATTAATTTCTTTTCCATCATCACATATTAATTTATTTTTACCGAAATCTATATTAGTTACCCTTGCTTCAATATAATCTATGTTACCTAAGTCATTTATTTTTCTTGTAGTATCTATTTTTGTAATAATTTGATGACTTAATAATGGAGTATAAATAAAATCAGACGTGATAGATATGACAGTAACATTATACTTGTCCGTATCAATGTTTTTTACAAACGCAGCACTTGACCACCCAGAACCAACTAGTTTTATATCTTCTTTATTCATTGTAAATATATATATATATATATATATATCTTAATAATATTTTATAGTAATACATAATAAAATTTCAGAAAAATAAATTTAATTTAATAATTTTTATATTAATCAAGCAAATTGTTTACAAATACCAAAAGTTTTCCGATGATGTTTGGTAATACCATGTTCTTTAATCGCATCTAAATGTTTTTTGGTTCCATAACACATATTGTCTAACCAACCATATTTTTCCAAATCAGGATCTTCTCTACAGAGAGCAACGACATATTCATCGTGATAAACTTTTGCTAGAATAGAAGCGGCAGCTATAGAATAATATTTATTATCCCCACTTTTAATAATTTGATGGGGTATAACATCTCCTTCATTATTAGTATATACTTTCCATTGATTTCCATCTACTAATATTTGATGAGGTTCAATTTGTAAACCTTCTACTGCCCGATGCATTGTATTCAGAGTGGCTTGTAATATATTATCACGATCAACTTCTCGCTCATCTGCGTAAGCAACGTTAAATGAAATAGCGTGTTTTTCAATATATTCTCTTAATTCCGATCTTTTTTTTCTAGATAATTTTTTACTATCTTTAATTTCTTTATATTTTTCATCAGGAAATTCTCTAGGTAGAATAACTGCTCCTACATATACTCTACCACTTAAACAGCCTCGGCCAGCTTCATCTATACCAACTTCTAAAACGTTAGGGTCTGAATCGAATGATAATTCCATTTATATATAATATTACATTTTTGTTTTTAAATTTTGACAGATCAAAATTATTATATATTAAAGATATTTGAATTATACATTTATAATTTAACTATCCTTATGGGTAATTGTTGTAATCATTTTAAGTTTATTAGGAAACACAAAACTAAAAAATTAGTCAAAAAAAATAAGAGCGCTTATTATCAATTTAACATTGGAGATAAATTAGGTAATTACTGTGTTACTCATCGAATATATAACAAAATTTGGTTACTTAAAAAAGGTGATAAAAAATATGTAGGAAAATTTATTAAAAATAATTATAGGGGAAAATATGAATTAGAAATCCTTAAAAAAAATAAGAGCCAATTATTACCTATATTTCAAGAATGTGTTGAATGTGATTTTTATAACTTCACCATGTACCAATATGTTTCTGGGAAAGATATGTATGACACTTTCGTTAACGATATACCATTAAATGAAAAGAAAATTTATCCCTTATTTAAGCAAATGTTAGAGTGTATAAATCATTGTCACCAATTGGGATATTTACATTTAGATATAAAACTTGAAAATTTTATAGCTACACCGGTTATTGACGAATTAACAGGAAACACAAGTTACCATATAACATTAATCGATTTTGGTCATAGTCTTCCTAAAATAATAGATAAGATATTAATACCTGATTGTAGGGGAACAAAAGGTTACATTGCTCCTGAAATATTAATGAAATTTGTTACAGCTAAAAGTGATGTATGGTCATTAGGATGTGTGGTTTATGTGATGTTAGCAGGTAAATTTCCTTTTCGTAAATCTAAAGTTCAATTTCTTCAAGATATTTATAGTGTAGATCATCATTTTGATCTACTTAAAAGTATACAACATCTGTCACATCCTCTGAGAGAATTAATATTAAAAATGTTAAAACCTGAACATGATGAAAGAATATCTATTCGAGAAATGATGACACATAGATATTTTAATAAAAGGTAATATAATATTTCTATTAGCGCACTTTAACATATAGACAATCCATAATAGAATCGGCAATTTCAACAGGAGTAAATAAATCTTCACGTAACTCATGTAATCCACCAGTAGATATTTTATCACCAAAAGATCCTAAAAATAATAAACCCGACTCATTATATCCTATAATACATATAAAATGTGAAATAGTGGGAACAGCGATTACATAACCATTATGGAGAAGATTGATAATAAAACCCAATACTGCGTCTGCATAATGTTCTACGGAAGTTGCTTTTTCGGCGATTAATAGACTATGATAATTACCTCTGAGAGTTTTAAAGCATTGATATTTAATTTTAGATAAAACCTTTCCAAAATTAGGTATACCATCACACATTGCGGTTAGTGCGGATATCCAATCTCTGTATCCCTCATCTGTTAATCCATAAGTTTTTTCATATAAATTTTTAAATTCTCTAGAATTTTTCATTTTTAATAATGATTTAGACCAATGAGTATCAATATTACCCAATTGACATAAATTGATCAGAGCCACAAATGAACATCCTCCCATATCACCTTGGTCAATCCAAACGTGATTTCCTGATAATTTCAGGAGTGTATTTCGGTGAACCACATATCTTCCCAAAATTTCAGCCCTTTCTGTGGATAGATTTTTTTTTCTAGAATATTCCCATGTATCTAACCATTGTTCTCCAGAATATGGATTTTCTATTACTGATCCACTTTTATGGACACTGGTCAGCACAGCTTTATTACCCTGGAGAAATCCTGAATTTTTCATATCTCGATCTTTAGTGTGTAAACTATGACTTGACCATAATTGTATAATTTTTTCACAATCATTTTGAATTGATTTTGGTATAGGTACGGATAAATCAATTTCTACAGTAGTTTTTTCCTCACCCGTATCTTCTCCTTGAGATGATTCACATTTGTAACATCCATAACTATCTACTCCTTTTGATTCAATTTCACTGGCTTTAATATATTCACATCCATCATTTTTTTTACATCTTTTTTTTGCTCCTCGACATTTATCGGTTGTTATGCATCCTCCTCCCGTTTGAAATGATTGGAGATAAGTGTTTAATATGTTTCTTCCTGTTCTACCCAGTATTGATACATATCTTCCTGTTAATGGATTAACTATTTTGGTATACATATTATATATAATAGATTATATTAAAAATGTAAACTATATATTTCACTGGAATTTAAAAAGAAAAAGAGCCAAAAGCATTAATAAATGTGTTTAGTAAGTCAATCATTAGTTATCTAATAGATAGTCTGGTAATTAAAGATGAATTAGTATATACCATATAATAAATGAGTTTATATCATTGAATAAAACTAAAAAAATCACAATTTATTAAATACATTTATAATAAGCAAATTATTTTTATGAGATAGTTTACCTAATATTTCATAAGTATTAATTATATTTGTGACTCCAGAGAAATATGTGTGATCATCAGGATGTGTAACCCATTAATTGATTTTGAATTTCTTAATTAAAAAATGTTGTTTTTTACACAAATTTATAGTTTAGATCATTACTTAAATTTACTAAGTAATATTCAACTTTATTCATTATATATAATTATTTTATAAAAATCTCTCAATGCGAAACTCAAAAACTAAATCGGGTTCTATTATTTTCAAATAGTTAAAATTAAAGGTTGATTTTATAAAATATATCTCATTAAACAAGTTTTTATATAATTGAATACAATGTAATAGGAATGAATCATAAAAAACCAATACCTTTTTATTTACAGACGGTGTTTTAGATTTATGATAAAATATACTATTTGAGACAGTATCCCAACCCATAAATTCATTTTTATATTTAATGGATATATCAGTAAGATTCTTATCTAATATTCTAAAATTTTCTTCGTTATAATTATATGGTTTGTTATAAAAATTATATTCATCTGGCATTTTATAGTAAATGTCACTAATATCGTCTAAAATAATATTTTTTTTATTATATTCCCATGTTAAATCTCCTATTCCCATCCCAATGCTAGTTAATGATGGTGTTTCCACTTTATTTAATTCAAATTTTTTTTTTTCTATTTTGTTTTCAGGAAATTTTTTTTCTAAAAAATCTATAAAATAATTATATATTTTTAAATTTCCTTTATTATTCATGTGCGAATCTGTCTTATAGTAATCTGTTGGTTCTAATAAATTTGTTACATCTAATAAATCATCACCCAGCATGGTTTTATGTAAATCAAAAGATGTTCTGTATTTTAATTCTATATTATTAGGTAAAAATTTTTTACAAATAACTTCTTTATCGGGATATATTAATAAATAAAAGTTATTAATATTTTTTTTTTCCCTAATTATATTTTTATCTGACTGATGAAATTTATTCGTTGTATGTGTTATTAATGAATTGTTACCATCATTTATTAAAAATAAATAATTGTCTTTACCTTTAAGAGTTTTGTGCATATATATATTATATAATGTTTTTTATATAATATTATATTTTAATTTTAAGCGAACTAAAATTTATCAATAATGTGTGAAATTAATGAAATATATTTCTTATCAATATGTGTTAAATGTGCTTTTAAAACTTTAAATTCACATTTCCATTGTGGGTGATAACCAAATATTTTATCATCTTTAAAAGTTTGTAAATAGTAAATATCATAATCAAAATTGGATTCTTCAATATATTTATCACAATCTGAATAAGTTAATGGTAATGTAATTTTTTTAGATTTTCCATATATTAAGGGAGACAAAACATGATTTTGAAAAGGAAATTCGGGGTTTGATTTATGGTCATGTATCTGAAACTAATAGAGTTACCTTATGAAAAATAGCAAAAATTTGTGATATCTCACATATTGATTCACTCACACACTTTTTAAATTTTGCGTGATAATATTAAATATCATATGTATTTATATGAGTTCAATTAAATATTTAATAACAATTAAGGATTTCGAAACAGAGTCGGGACATACAGGTTTTTGTGCGTTGGGACATGAAATCCATTTATCGAGATATATTTTACTCGATATGTTACATAATAAATATATAAATGAAAACGATGTTGTTGTAACTGTTAATGATCGAAAATTTTTATACAGTAAACTATTTAGAAATGTAATAACTATACCAGATTTTAACCAATTGGATACGTCAAATAATATAATAATTAAACTTTGGCCATTTTGCGTAGCACATCCCCATAGTAATCAAAATGAATATAATTTTTTACAGGAACAAATTAAAGAATTTGAATCTGTTAGCGATTATCCTATAAGAGAAAAGATTTTTGAACGATTTGAACATAATTTTAATCATTTGATTTCTAAAATAGATTATCCTATAATTCCCCAACCTTTATTACCAATAAATAAATTTGTAATGATACATTTAAGAACAATATTTACACCAAATAATAACAATAATTTGGACAAAAATTATAAAGTATTATTGATGATCATTTCAAAAATTAAAGAAAAATATCCGCTTTTGGATATATATATATTTTCTTCAAAAAATGTAAAACTTGATATTCCAAATATCAAAATAGTTAGGAACTTGGCTGTATACGCGTCATTAATGAATCATGATTTATGTAAAGCGGTAATCAGTGAAGGGTCGGGAGGGGGGGAATTTTCACAATATTGTCATAATAAAAAAATTTATATATTTGGCTGTCTATCTTACGGATCGCTGAAAAATATCATCATTCCTAATATGTCGTTAAGACAAAATGAAAAATTATTACATACTGAATGGCCTAGACATGGGGTTACAACAGCGTCGTTAAACTGTGTATTAGATATTAATACTTTATTAGAAAATTTAAATCTCGAATAAATACTTATAATAATTAAGATATTTGAATTATACAGCACAATTTGAATATATTTATATGAAATTATTATAATTTTGAATTTATTAAAGACGTAACTGATATTTATTCATGTACACGATATATATATGTGTGTATAACCAATAACATAGTCAACAAAACACTCTAACAATTTATGTGAATAAATTGTGGACATAAAATATGAAGAAGATAGTTTTTGTATACTGAATAAATACCTTATCCTTGCTAATATATTCCTCTTTCCTCTTCAAATAAATATTTCAACTTTAAAACAGCATCTCTTATATTTTCCACATAAAAGTTTTCTTCTAAATTTTTGGTAGATAAAATATTATTTGAGTATTTTTCATACATTGTTTCTCTATTACCTAAAATTATATTTTTTCTGTTAAATATATCATTAATTTCTTTTACACTTATTGAACCCTTATTTACACAGTTAAATACTCCTGTGTTTTTTTCAATTATTAAACTTGAAATAATAGGAAAGATTGAGGGTACCACTGTAAAAGAATTTTGTATATCACTTACTCTTTCAAAAGTTAAAAATTTTTTTAAAAAATTTTGCGGACTGTTATCTGTATTCAAACACTGGCGTATCCTAACAATAAGAACTTTATCCTTATTTAAAGACATCAATTTATCAGTAAATCCCTTAATTATACTATATTTACTATTAAAAAAATTAGGTTTATCATTTTCATGAAAAATTCTTTCATTTTTTGACGTGAATATACATCCCGTGCCAATATACGTGAAGTGAACATTATATAATAGACATATATTCATTATAACATTATGTATGTATAAATTATTTTGTAAATTTGGTACTAAATAAGAATCATCATTTAAAAATGTAGTAGACAAACAATCCTTTTTTTTAACAAATCCAATAGCTGACACAATTCTATCTGGTTTAAGTATCTTTATATCGTCCATAACTTGTTCTCTAGTTTCAATTTTTGTATACTGAGATTCAATTATATTGATATTTTTATTTTTTAAAAGATATTTATGTAAAATACTACCAATATAACCCTTTGATCCATATATCAATATCTTCATTATATAATTTATCAGTTTATAATAAAAATTTATCGCTATTTTAAAAATTGAGATATTTAAAGAAACAATAAATATAAATATTATGGAATTTTGTGTTTTATTACTGATATTTATTTTTCTAGAAAATTATTTAAATTATTTAAATTATATAAATTACTTGAAATATAAAGAGGATGAAAAGATATATTGTCAAATTTATACTCTCTGTTCAACGATGAGAAAAATAGGCACTGGTGAAAAAATAGATTCATGGATCAAACAGTCGTTTATTTGGCAAGATGAAGCTGATAAATATATGGAAATAATTAGGAATAACGTAATTACAAATATAGATATTTTAGAAGTATCCGAAAAATTAAGATGTTTGTATGAAAAAGTTAATATGCTTTTTTAATTAAATATCTCATAAATGTCTCCATTTATATAGTCATTTGAAACGATAAACACTAAATAATAGTTGTTTTGTATATTTTTTAATAAATTATACGATTCACTCTCCTTATCATATAATTATCCCCATATACTTGTCCAATGATTAAACGCATCTTTTTTCCAAATTAAAAAACTTCTGTAATCTACTACAGTAGGTTGAATTACTTGTTTTTGTGGAAATACACCCCAAGTAACTGTAATTGTATTATCTTGGCAATTTGTAAGCAAGTTTCCTTCATTATCTACTCTTTGGCATTTATTTATATATATATAATCGTCTTAAATATAAATATATAATTCATATATTATTTAATTTAATTATATATTTTTAAAATTAATGTATAAATCTTCGACATAAATATAAATATAAAATGCTCCACAAGTTTTTAAAACTCTTGGTAATCCTCCCTTATATAAATAACCTATTCCATACTTACTAAGTAAATATCTCATTGTTGGAAATAATGACTGTTTTTTACCTAAATTACTTTGAATTACTGTTTTGACGACATCAAAAGGATGAGTAATTAAAGAAGAGCAAGTACCAGTTATTAAAGAACCTATAATATTTGTTTTAAATTTATCAATTTCTAGATGTTGTTGTAAAGTATGAGATATAACCGGAGCCATACCAAGATATCCTCCAGCATATATAGACTCTCTTATAACACATGGTGTTAAACCTTTGAAGAATGTTAAAGAATTATACTGCTTTAATATATTGTTAATTATATACTTTGTATTTTTCTGTTGTAATTGTTGCTGTATAGTTATTAAATCAATAGGATTATAAAATAGAGAACTTAAACCTCCTGAAAATGAAGCAATCACAATTTTTTCATTATATTTAATTTCACGATTTTTAATTAAATTATTTGTCAAAAATGTATTGGACATCATTTGAAATGCTGTGATAGGTGCTACATTAAAACTCTGAATTAAAACTCCTCTGTACCATCCTAATAAATTACTGGGTAATTTAATATTATTTTGAAGACTAAATTTATAAGTAAGTAGTGGCATTTGAATAACTGTTTCACTTGTTCCTCCTATGATCCCTAAAAATAAACTTTCATAGGATGTTAATTTATTTTTATTCATATAAGTATAAGTATTTAAATATTTTTTTCGATAATTAGAAAAAAGGAAATAATAATTTTAAAATTGAATACACCATTCATAATTTTTTTTACATCTTTTTTTGCTCCTTTACATTTTTTAGTAGTTACGCATCCACCCCTGATTGGAATGATTGGAGATAAGTATTTAATACATTTCTGCCTATATTACCATGTGTAGATACATATCTTCCGGTTAACGGATTAACTATTTTGGTATACATATTATATATATACAATATAAATATCCCCGTTAATATAATCATTTGAAACAATGATATTTTTTTAAATTTTAGTATTTTAAACAATCATATGTATATATTATATATATGATATTTATATCACATAGAGGTAATTTAAATGGTCCTAATAAAGAAATGGAAAATAATCCTCAATATATATCAAATGCTATTAAAAAGGGATATTATGTTGAGATAGACGTATGGTATATAAATGGAGATTTTTTTCTTGGACATGATTTTCCTGAATATAAAATTAAAAGAGAATTTTTAAAAAATAAACATTTTTATTGTCATGGAAAAAACTTAGATGCTATTAAAGAATTAATAACCATGAAAAATGAAACAAATTTTTTTTCCCATGATTTAGATAAATATGTATTAACTTCGGATAATAAAATATGGACATATCCTGGTGATGTATTATGTGAAAACAGTATATGCTGTATGCCTGAAAAAAAATATCAATATCCTGACAAATGTTATGGTGTTTGTACAGATTATCCTTTAAAATATAAGTTACTATACGAATTAAAATATGGATCACCTATAAATATTCCTAAAATAAAAATCGGAGCTTCTTTATTGTCTTGCGATCTAAGTAATTTAACCCAAGAATGTGATAGAATTATAAATTCAGGGATAGACTTTTTACATTTTGATGTAATGGACGGTAATTTTGTAGATAATATTACTTTTGGACCATTAATATTAGCAACTATTAAGAAATATAATAATTATTTTGTTGACGTTCATTTAATGGTAAATGATCCAATAAAATGGATTAAACCTTTTGTTGATGCCGGGGCAAATAATTTAACTTTTCATGTTGAATCAACAAATAATATTGAAAATGTAATAAAATCTGTGAAAGAAAATAATATAAGTTGTGGATTAGCAATTAATCCCGAAACATCAATTCAAAGTATAGAGAATTATATAGAATTAGTTGATATAATACTAGTAATGACCGTAAAACCTGGATTTGGAGGTCAAAAAATAATTATGGAAACAATTGAGAAAATTAAAAATTTAAGAAAATTATATCCTAATAAAATTATTGAAGTTGATGGAGGAATTAATAAAAACAATATCAATTTATTAATTAACGCAGGAGCAAATTGGATTGTTTCAGGTAGTTCTTTATTTAAATTTAATCATTTAGAAAAAAATGTTAAAAATTTTAAAGAAATAATATTAAAAAATCCCAAAAAGCATTTTGAAAAATGTTTCAATTACATTTATAAAAATATGAGAGAAAGCAATATTAATAATATAAATAATTTAGGTCTAAATATCGACCCTAAATTAACTGTTAAAGATAATAGAAGGTGTTTAGGTGTATCAACCAGTTTGAATTCAAAATTTTTTAATAACGATTTTCGATTAATGTTAAAAGATTTAGAGAAATCTTTTAAAAATCAAATTATATATGATGACTCAGATAAAAATTCAGGAACCTTACATTTTAGTTTTATTAATATAATTTCTTTTGATAAATTTTATAATAATGAAAATTACATAAATAAAAATTATGATAATTATAAATTAATAATAGATGAAATATTTGAACCATTTAAAATATATTGGAAAGGTTTAATAGCTATTCCAACAGGAATATGTATGATTGGGTTTCCAGATATTGATATAAATGAAAAAAGAGATATGTTCAGAAAAAATATAAATAAAAAAAACCTTAAAATATATGAAAGATATAAATCAAACATTGTACATACAACTTTATTAAGACTTTCAAAAGAAGAAGGTAAGGAAAAAATTTTAAATTTCTGTAAAAAATATGAGAATAAATATTTTGGTTTATCAGAAATAAATGATATAAAAATAGTAAAAGGAAGCTGGAAAGCAAGTGAATGTAAATAGTATTTTATTTATCTATCTATAATTTCTTAAAATTTAAAAAAATAATAGAGAGATAAAGAAAATACTATATATTAAATATGAAAGAAATTGAAAGTATTTATGATAATATAAGAACATCTTGTTTAAAAATATCAGAAAAAATATCTGATATGAATCCTTTTATGAATTCAAAAATTGTTTCAAATAATATTTCAGGTGATGAAGTCAAGACTTTAGATTTAATAACTAATAATATTATGATAAAAGAATTATCTAAAAATAAAAATATAAAATACCTTATATCAGAAGAAAATGAAGATATAATAAATATTCATAAGGATGGTAAATATTTAGTTGCTTTTGATCCTTTAGATGGGTCTTCTAATATAGATAGTAATATAACCATCGGAACAATATTTTGTATATATAAATTAGATAATAATTCTTTAGACAAGATTATTTTAGGAAAATCTATTGTATCTGCAGGTTATTGTTTATATGGAGGTAGTACTCAATTAATTTTAGCAGATAAAAATAATGGAGTTAATTTATATGTAATGAATAAAACTCAAAATAGTAATAAATTTAAATATATATCAGAACTAAAAATGCCAGAAAAAGGAAAAATATATGCTATCAATGAATCAAATAAATATAGGTGGAATAATAGAAATTATATTAAATTAGTTAAAGAATTTATAGATTTAAAATATACTCAAAGATGGGTTGGAAGTTTAGTTGCTGACGCACATAGAACAATAATTAAGGGAGGGTTTTTCTCATATCCTGGAGATGAAAAATCCCCTTTAGGTTCTCTTAGGTTATTATATGAAGCAATACCTTTTTGTTTCATTATTGAGAATTCAGGCGGTAATTCATATTTAAATGATAATTTAAAAGATTGGAAAAAAATTGTATTCCCTAAAAATATACATGTAAAAATACCAGTAACTTTTGCTAGTAATTATGAAAATAATTTTATTATAGCAAATTTAAAATAACGGATTATAATTAAGTTTTATTCATATATACTATATGAATAAAACTGAACAACATGAAACAATAGAAAAAATTTGTAAAAATTACAAAGGTATATTAGCTTCTGATGAAAGTACTGGAACAATAGGTAAGCGACTCAATTCTATAAATGTTGAGAATACTCTAAATAATAGAATTAAATACAGAAATTTATTATTTACCACTCCTAATCTTAATAAATATATAAGTGGGGTAATAACTTTTGAAGAAACATTATTACAAATTAAAGATAATGGTAAAAAACTTATTCAAACTTTAATTGATAATGATATTGTAATAGGTATTAAAGTAGATAAAAGTGTAAAACCATTATACGGCACTGATGGAGAAACTGTTACCCAGGGTATAGATGATTTAGATATTAGATGCAGAAAATACTATGAAGCTGGGGCAAGATTCGCAAAATGGAGAGCTGTATTAAAAATGTGTGGAGATAGTCCTTCTGATTTATCTATTAAAGAAAATTCATTAACATTAGCTAGATATGCTTCTATATGTCAAAATAATGGCTTGGTCCCTATAGTAGAACCCGAAATATTAATGGATGGTAATCATACAATTATTGATTCATATAATGCAACTGTAAAAGTATTAAAAAGTGTATATAAAGAATTAGTAAATCATAAAGTAGACCTTTCATGTACATTATTAAAACCAAATATTATAAGACAAGGTATTGAAAATACCTCGAAAATAAATTATGAACAAGTTGGAAAACTAACTACAAAAGCGATAAATGAAGCGGTGCCAAAAAATGTTCCAGGTATTGTATTCTTATCAGGAGGAATGTCTAGTATTGAATCAACAATTGTTTTGAATGAAATAAATAAACATAAAGGGGATATACCTTCACGTTTAACATTTTCATATGGGAGAGCACTTCAACAAACAGTATTATTGTCCTGGGAAGGGAAAGATGAAAATAAAAAAAATGCTCAACAAGAACTCAATAAAAGAGCTAAAGCAAATGGTTTAGCATCAATGGGAGAATATATAAACGACGAAAAAATTGATGAAACATTACACGAAAAAAATTATTCTTATTAAATTAATATGTGTCAAAAAATATAAAATATAATATCCTATTATATAAATGGATATTAAATTTTTAACTGAAAAATATTTTGAAAAATGGAATGATCACAATTCTAAAAAGATTTCAGATTTATTTTCAAATAATTCATTATTAAGAGATTGGACAATTGAAGTTAGGGGTAGAAAAAATATTAAAGAAGAATTATGTAATGTTTTTCGTAAATTTCCTGATATAAAATGTGAAATATTAAGAATACATACTTCAAATTTAACAAATATTTCTGTATCTGAAATTTTAGTCCACATAAACAAAGAAAAAAAAACATTGAAAGTTGTCGACATAATTGAATTTGATCAGGGAGGAAATATTATTAGTTTAAAAGCTTTTCTAGGTTAATTAAAATAATAATATAAATGTGAATACAATGTTAGACAACTAGGATGAATATCCTATATTGAAAATAAAAATTTATTATGGATACATATTCCTGTTTCTTTTTTAATAAACTTGTTTTTAAATAATGAATTTACAGATTTAATATTAAAACATTATTTTTGATGACAATTCTTTTTTATCAATTTTCTTAACTATATTAATATCAGAATTTTCAATTTCTTTTCTTTCAAGAAGTATATCAAATAATTCTGATACAACACCATCTCCTCCCTTTCTATTGATAACTGTACATACTTTCTTTACATCTGAAGGACTATCATTTGGACAAAAACCTTCTTTTACAACTTGGAGAACTTCTATATCAAAAATATCATCCCCAACATATATAGTATCTTCTTTAGTTACATTGTAATCACTTAATATAATATCCAAAATTTGTAATTTACTTAAATTACCTCCTTTTTTTCTCCCTGAATAAAATTTTATATTTCTCATGTCCGCCATAGCTTTATTCCAAATATCACCCGAAAGGAAACATACATTAATACCTAATGCTAAAAATCTTTTTATAGCTGTAAAATCTTTATCATTATATTGTTTACATAAAGTTAAACCTTTATCTGTATAGAATTTTTTTCCATCAGTTAAAATACCATCTATATCAAGAATTAATAATTTCATATATTATATATATATAAATATATTATAATATTTGAGTTTTTTTTAAATTTACTCACAAACCAAATATCAATGGTATAAAAAGAGATTTAAATAGAAAATAGGAAAATAGGTAAATTTGGTTAGTATTTATAAATAATTTATTTAAATTTAACAGTTTTTAATAGTTATTATATAATCTGATAATTCTTTAGGTGTGCCTACAACATAATATTTTTCATTATTTTTAAATTGATAATTAGTTATTTTTAATCCTTTATTTATTAATATGTTATATGTTAAAGATAAATAATATTCATTTTTTTCTCTAATATTTTTTTCAATTAATTCTTTAGCTGATGATATGAAATCTGATCCTTTTTTCCAATAATGCATACCTATAAGGGCATCATTACTTATTAATTTTTTTTCAGCTAATAAAATACCTAAATTATTATCTTCTAATTTTATATAACTATATGTTGGAGATTTTTTTTTTTCAGTAATAACAACACCATCATAATTATTATTTAAACAGAATGTAACAAAACTTTCAGGATCCCAATCATAAATTTGATCACAATTTGTAATAAATAAAGGAGTTTCGTTATCTATAAATTTTTTAGCTAAATAACAAGTTTGAGCGGCTCCTTCTGTATAATAATCTATTTCTATTATTTCACAAGAAGGGGATATTTTTTTTAGTAAATCAAATAGTTTATTGTTTTTATTATGTGATTTTTGAATAACAAAAATATATTTTCCCTTAATTTTCAGACTTTCTACAACATGTTGAATCATCGGTTTGTTATTTAATTCTATCAAAGGTTTAGGTTTATCATAAAAATTTTTAAATCTTGATCCTTTTCCAGCAAGAGGTATTAAAATATTCATTATATAATTAATGTAATATTATAATTTAAAAAATATATTTAAAATTTATGATATTTAAAATTTATGAAAATCATTTATATATTTTTATAAAATATATAAATGGAAACACTTAATATTGATGTTGTAAATATGCTTAGATTATTATCTTCTGAAATGATTGAAAACGCCGGTTCAGGTCACCCTGGAATGCCTTTAGGATGTTCACCAATGATGTATATATTATGGTTTAAAATAATGAATCATAATCCTAAAAATCCATTTTGGATTAATAGAGATAGATTTGTATTATCTAATGGCCACGGTTGTGCATTATTATATGCTACTTTATATTTATCAGGATTTACAATTACTTTAAATGATTTAAAAAACTTAAGAAAAATAGGAAGTATTACTCCAGGACATCCTGAAAAAGGTTTAACACCCGGGGTTGAAGTTACTACTGGACCATTAGGACAAGGATTTGCTAATGGCGTAGGTATGGCTATAGCATCTAAAAATTTAAAATCTACTTTTAATACTAAAGATATAAAACTAATAGACAACTATGTATATGTAATGTGTGGTGATGGTTGTTTAATGGAAGGTATTACTAACGAAGCAGCTTCTCTAGCGGGAACATTAAAATTAGATAATTTAATTGTATTATATGATGATAATAATATAACAATTGACGGGAGCACCGAATTAACTTTTACCGAAGATGTATCACTTAGATTTAAATCTTTAAATTGGGATGTATTTACTATTGAAGATGGTGATAATGATTTGGATTGTATATATAAAACTTTATTAAATGCTAAATTATCAAAAAAACCCGTTTTAATAAGAGTAAAAACAACTATAGGATATTCGACTATTAATCAAGGAAAATGTAAAATTCATGGTTCTCCTGTAGGAGAAAATGAAATTAAAAGATTACGAAAAGAATTTGGATTTGATAAATATGAAATGTTTGAATTTCCAAATAAATTAATTGATTATTGTAAAAATATGGTAAAAAGAGGAGAAAAAAATGAAGCATTTTGGAATGAAAAATTAAACGAATATAAAAATCTATATCCTGAAAAATACTCTGAATTTTTAAAGTTTTCAAACAACGATAAAATAAATTGTAATTTTTTACCAAGTTACACTTTGGGAGATAAAGAAATGTCTACAAGAGATATTTCTGGAGAATGTATGGAAAAAATTGTAAATAATTTAAGCAATTTAATGGTAGGTTCTGCTGACTTATCATCATCTAATAGAGTATTATTTAAACAGGATATTTTTAATAAAAATAATTATAGTGGCTCATTTATTCATTATGGTGTAAGAGAACACGCTATGTCAGCAATATCTAATGGTATTAGCACATATGGGATAATACCAATATCTGCTACGTATTTAGGTTTTATTAATTATTTTTTAGCAGGTATACGATTATCAGCATTGTCAAAACATAAAGTTATATATGTATTAACACATGATTCTGTAGCTTTAGGGGAAGATGGTCCAACTCATCAACCTGTAGAGTCTTTAACAATATTACGGTCTATACCAGATTTATTAACTTTTAGACCAGCAGATGGTAATGAAACAGCTGTGTCTTATGAATTGGCATTAAATAACGATGGACCAAGTTGTATATGTTTAGCAAGACAAAAAACAGGCCAAATGACTAGTAAATCTCAAATTAATGATATAAAAAAAGGTGGATATATTCTTTATCAAAATTGTGAAGATGATGACTTAAGAATAATCGTTATAGCCACGGGATCAGAAGTTTATGCTGCTCTCAAAGCAATTAAAAAAAATAAATACAACACTTATATGAGATTAGTATCAATACCATGTGTAGAATTGTTTGAAAAACAAGATTTCAAATATAAGTCTTACGTACTACCTAAAAATATTATAAAAATTAGTTTTGAAGCTGGTTCAACACTTGGTTGGTATAAATATGCAGATTATTGTTATGGTATAAATGAATTCGGTAAATCAGGTAATGGTGAAGATGTATTAAGACATTTTGAATTAACTTCAGATAAAATATATGAAAAAATTAATAAATTGTAAATATTGTTAATAATTGAACATTTTTTTTAATTTATCTCAAAAAAATAAAATAACGTATTAATATATTCTTATATGATTATAATTCCATTATTCGAATGTGATAAAATTAATCAATTTTTCATTAAAATAGATAATAAATTTTTAATTGAATTTTGTCTTGAAAGTATTATATTAAAAGATATACAAATATTATTTATATTAAATGAATCAGATTGCTACAATTTTTCTATTGATCAAATATTACAAAATCTTTACCCTAAATCAATCATAAAAAAAATAAATAAATCAAATTCAATATTAGATACTTTACTACAAGTTAAAAAAATAATACCAGATGATAAATTTATATTAATTTATGCACCACCATTCACTTATTTTGAACCTAAATTTTCAATAAATATGATTCAAGATAGTGATTGTAATTTATTATTGTTTAAAACTAATAATAATAAACATTGTTATGTCAATTTTAATGAAGATAAAATAATATCCTTAGCAGAAAAAAAAATAATTAGTAAATACGCTTTATTGGGTTTGTATATTTTTAAAAATAAAAAATTATTGTTTCAGTATTTTAACAAATTTGATTTAAAAAAAAATTGGTATTTATCTGATCTTTTACAGGAGTTTCTTTTAGATAATAAGTTATTAAAATATAAAATAATAGATCTGGTATATCCTTTTAAAGACACTAAAACTATAAATTATTTAAAAACTAGAGTTCTGAAAAAAAAATTAGTATTTGGAATTTCTTCTGACCATTCAGGATTTAACAGTAAAACAAAATTTATAAAATTCTTTAAAAAAAAAAATATTAAATATGTTGATTATGGATGTTACACAAATAAAGATTGTGATTATAATGATTATATAGAAAAACAATACGAAGGATATAAAAATAGTGAATTTAATTTTGGAATATCAATTTGTCGAAGTGGTCAGGGTGTTAATATTTCTGCTAATCACGCCGGTTTTATATCAGCATTAGTTTACAATAAATGGTCTGCTCAAATGGGAATAGAACATAATAATTGTAATTTTTATTGTTTATCCGATAAATTAATAGAAAATAATACTTATACTGTTGAAGAAATCATTGATATAATTTACACATATAAATTCTTGGGGGGAAGATTTTTAAATAGACTATTAAAAGTTGAGAATGTATAAAGAAATAATATTTTTATCATATAATTAATATAATATGATGATAAATATTTGGCTTAAATATTAGTTATTTTTAAAATGAACAATATTTTTACTAAAATAATATTCATAATATAATAGTAAATTATTCATAAATCTTGTTGGAGAATCTTTATAATCACTATCTGTTGATCTATATTCTTCATTACTATTAAACCATATCATAACAAAAAATGGAAAAATACATAGAGAATTAAGTAAATCTTTTTTATATTCTTCATAAGTGATTTCAGGATGTTTTTCATAAAGTAATTTATAATAATATTTTTCAACAATATCCGTTGTATTTTCATCAAAATCAATACATTCTATTAGAAAGAATGTAATGTCACTAACTCCTTTATTTAAATGAACATATTGCCAATCAAAAAATACTGGTTCATTATTTTGTTTATAAAATATATTACCGGATTTCAAATCTCCATGACAAAATGACAGTGGAAATTTTGAAGATTCCTCTAAAAATTTACTAAAATTATCATATATATAATTAATTATCATTATATGTTCATCTTTTAAATATTTATTATTAATTAACATAAATTTATCAAATTTACTTTTTATTTTTTTAGAATAATAATTTATTTCGTTATTTTTTTTTAATGATTGCATATAATCACATATTTTACTATCATTTTTAAAATAGAATTTATTATGTAATTTGAATATTTCACTAACTGTTTTTAAAATTAACGTAACATTATTATTTAAATTCAGATTAAAATAACCATTATAATTACTTGATAAATTCTCTAGAATTATTACTGAACCATTATTTTGTTTGATACATTTATAAAAATGTGGTATATTAATATTGACATGATCACTTATACTTTCATAAAAATACATTTCTCTTTTATATAAATCTAATTCTAAAGCATCATTTGATAATTCATTATCAAAATTACTTATTTTAATAACTATATTTATTACCTGCTCATTTTGAAAAGTAATTTCATAAAAATTAATATTACAAATATTTCCTATTAAATTTTTTTGATTTATTCTTTTTATATGCTTGATTTTTTTATTGTTAAAACAACTAGATATACATTTATCAAAATCCATTATAATATATTATATATATTATTTATTTTATAATTTTAGTAAGATATATTTAAAAACTCTTTATTTAAATATAATTTATATTGATACAAATGGAGCAGGAGATGCTTTTGTGGGAGGATTTATTACCCATTTACATATTTCTTTAAATTTTCTTCAATTTCTTTTTTGGTTTGCGTACTATCATATTTCGACTGAAACCAAATACACTTTCGTAATATATTAGAATTAATTTTAGTCATATCTATATTATTTTTATATATAAAATCGAATAAATGTTCTGTTGTTTGAACTTCTGGTGATTCACTCCAACATAACCATCTGTTCTCTTTAATATTCTTATATGTATAATAATTACATCCAGGAATATGGTCATCATTTATTATTTTATCTACATTTTTATGTATAATTTCTCCCATATTATATTTACCATAATCAAATATGATTTTACATAAATGTTCCATTATATCATATTTACCTATAAAAAAGTGGTCCCATGATACTGCTAGTTCGAATTCATTAAATATTTGTTTTAGAGAAATATTATTGAGAAATATAGCATCTGGTCTAACTGACGCAATAAAATCGTGTTTTATATTTTTTTTTTTTTCATATTCTACCAATGATAAATAACATCTATAAAGTTTATAATATCGTCTCAATGTGTGCGCAAATCTGGGGGGGGCTAAACCATATATGTGATGTTTTTCTAAATTATTAATTCGGTCTTGATAATACTTCGTATTCTTATTTTCTAATAAATTAAAATCAATTCCAAAATTTTTGGAATTATCAGTAGTCTCTTTATCAATTTCAATAATAGATTTAATATTTTCACTAAAATTTAAATCTTCTCCAATAGAATTATCGACACCTAAAAAAAAATTTATTTCATAATCATTTTTATTTTCATCTGTTAATAAATATTGTTGTAAACCCTCTTTAAATATATTAAATTGATTATTATTGGTTCGTATTCCCCCAAATATTAAAATAGCTAATTTTTTTTTCGTCATATACTTTAACTGAAGAAAAAATTCATAATTTCTCATTATTTAAATTTACTAAGTAACGGATAAATAATGAGAAGGTATAAATAGTTTATATTTGAGAGATTTTAAAAATAGAGATTCAACTGATGATTATGAGAGATATCATAATACTAATGAGTCTGATGACATGCTAAAAATGCCAGAGAAGAAGGATATGATGAAGAAACAGGAATATATTATGTATGTCCCTATTTTTAAAAAAAAAAATCCCTAAATATTTTAAATTTTTACCAGATGATCCTTATGCTAAAGAATATTTTTAAAATCAGCCGAATAATACATTTATGGTTCGACCAAGTAATGGTGACAGAAAAACAAGTGTTAGTATAACATATAAGGATGAAGAAGGAGAAGTTCCTCAATTAAAGATCAGAAAAACTTCTGATAATATTTGGAATACATTATGGAAAAATGAAGAAGGTGAAACAGAAGATATTAATGAAAAATATTTAGAAGATATTGTAGATAAAATTATGATTCAAAATGCTTATCTTATTAATATTTAATTTTAAAATTTTAGTAAACTATATTTAAAAACCCCTTTATTTAAATATAATTTATACTATTAATATATAAATGTCTGGTATATCGGCGTTAGTAAATTCTGTGACCAATTTATGGCACTCAGGAGAAGAGAGTAATTTAGCACAAAATAGAGAAATTTTAAAAATAGGTAATGTTCTTAATAGTCTTTTTATTGATAGAAAAAATATTGAAATACCTAGATTAGTAGTTGTAGGGAGTCAATCATCTGGTAAGAGTTCATTACTCAATTCTATTCTGGGAATGGATATTCTTCCTACTGGTAATAATATGGTAACTAGAGCCCCACTCCAATTAGAATTAATTCAATCATCTGGTAATACCAGAGCAGAATTTGGAAAATACCATGAAGGTAATTGGAAAAGTTTAGATGATTTTGAACTTGACTATCCAAATATAACCGTTGAGCAAAAAACACGTATTTCTACTAAAATTGAAATGATTACACGTGAAAATGCAGGAGACGATATGAATATTTCATTTGTTCCCATTTATTTACGTATATTCAGTAGTAATTTACCTAATCTAAGTTTAGTTGATTTACCCGGGTTAACGATGGTAGCATGTACAGATCGAGGACAACCTAAAGATATTAAAGAACAAATTCGTAAAATGATAGGGGAATATATTCAACCAAGTAAAACTATTATTTTAGCAATAATGCCCGCAAGAATCGATATAGAAGCAGATATTGCTTTAGATCTTATTAAAGAATATGACCCCAATGGCGAGAGAACTGTTGGAATTTTAACCAAATTAGATTTAATGAATCAAGAGACAGATATTACACACCTTCTTGAAAATAGAGTATCTGTCGATTTAAAACTAAAACATGGATATTTTGGTATTAAAAACAGAAGCAAACGAGAAACGGATGAGAAAAACGCCTTAGAAGGTTTAACTCTGGAGGCAAATTATTTCAAAAATCATAAAGTATATTGTCAATCTAAGTATCGTTCTCATTTAGGTGTTCCTAGTGTATGTAAAAGTTTAAGTAATATTCTTATTCAGTCTATCAAGAGCTGTTTACCTAAAATACTTCAAGAAATTAATGAAAATATATCTCAAAACAGGGAAAAATTAGATAAATTAGGAGAACCTTTACCAACAGATGAAAATGCCCAATCAGCATTAGTGCATCATCTTCTTTCAAGATTTTGTCGTAAATATGTCAATGTGTTAGAAGATCGTGGTAATATCATTAATACTGGGAGAAATATTAAAGATGTTTTTGTAGAATTTAGGGAAAATATAGGTCAATTAAATCCATTTGAAAAAGGTCATTGTAGTGAAGAGTATATTAGAGAATCTATAAGGAATTGTGAGGGTAATCATATGTCGTTTCCGTCACCCCCTATAGAAGTATTGGAACAAATAATGAAAGATCAACACAAGAAACCTATTCAAAAATTATATCCTATAGCAAAGAAATGTTGTGAAAATGTTATGAGTGAAATGATTCTACTTACTAATATATTGATTGATGATATTGGAATTATCAGATTCCCTCACTTTGCTAAACTAGTTAAAAATAACTTAGTAAATCATATAATCCTAGATAACTTATCATCTACACTAAAAAAAATATTAGAATTAATTGAGAGTCAGGAAAATTACATTTGGACGGATGATTTTCAATTTATCCACATACTTGAAAAATCAGGAGAAGACACAGGTGAAAATATTCAAATAGCAATGATGAGAAAATTATTACAAGCTTATTACAAAACTGTAGTAACTGTCTTACAGGATAGTATACCTAAGTGTATTATGTTATTTATGGTCAAATACTCTGTAAATAACTTGTCTTCTAAATTATATGACGCTGTTAAAAAAGAGAAATTAGGTGTATTATTAAAGGAATATGATGATATTCATATTCAAAGGGAACAATTGGAAAAATCTAATAGAGAATTAGTGAAAGCTAAAGAATTAATTGAGAGTATTGTGTAAGTTATAAAATATATGAATGACCAATAATTGATATATTTAAGTTTGAAGTAGCTTTTTTAAACTTTATAAATTGCTCACTTTTTCGGTGAATATTTAAATAAGAATTTTTATTATTATACTTTTCAATAATTACTAATGTATGTTTTTCTTGATCTGATATAGCATATTCATATTGAAATAAAAATTGTTTTTCTTTTTCTAAACAATATTTTTGTAAAAACAGAAATTCTTTTATAAAGATATTCATTTCTTTTTGATTTATAAATCGTAAATTAATTATAAGAAGAAATGTCATACAATATAGACATAATCCATATAATTTCTGTTTTTTTAAATATATAATTTATTAATTTTTACACATTTATAATATAATGAAATTATTAGTGTATGGATCAAAAGGTTGGATTGGAAAACAGTTTGTAGAAATATTAGAAAATAAAAATGTCGATTTCGTTAAAGGATCTTCAAGAGTAGATAATAACATTGACTTAATACAGGAAATTGAAAATGTTAATCCAACACACATTGTGTCATTTATAGGTAGAACTCACGGAAACATTGGTTCTAAAAAATATACTACAATAGATTATTTAGAACAAAAAGGGAAATTATTAGAAAATGCCAGAGATAATTTATATTCTCCGATATTACTTGCTAGTTTATGTAAAGAAAGGGAAATTCATTATACTTATTTAGGAACAGGATGTATATTTAAATTTGACGAAAATCATCCTTTTGGTAAAGAAGAAGAGGGATTTACAGAGGCATCTCTCCCTAATTTTTTTGGATCGTCCTATTCAACAGTTAAGGGATATACTGATAGATTAATGCACTTATTTTCTGACCATGTTCTGAATTTAAGAATCAGAATGCCTATTACAGGTTCTATGAATCCTAGAAATTTTGTTACTAAAATAACAACTTATGAATACATTTGTTCTATACCAAATTCAATGACCGTTTTACCTGAATTATTACCTATGGTTTTAGAAATGATGAAAAATAATACAACAGGGACAATTAATCTGACCAATCCTGGTTTAATTAGTCACAATGAAATGTTAACGATGTTTAAAGAAATAGTTGATCCTAATTTTACTTGGAAAAATTTTTCAGCAGAGGAACAAAGTAAAATATTAGCAAGTGATCGTTCTAACAATTTTTTAGATACCAACAAATTAGAAAATTTATTTCCTCAAGTCAAAAATATTAAGGATTCTGTTCGAGAAATGTTACATCAATATAAACATACTTACATTCCTAAAAGTATTAATATTGGACAAATAGAATTGGCTAAAATAAAAACTCTTTTTATTACTGGAGGCGCAGGTTTTATTGGTTCTAACTTCATCAATTATTTTTGCTCAAAATATCCAGATATTAAAGTTATTAACTTTGACGCATTATATTATTGCGCAAATGAAAATAATGTGAAAAAAGAAATTCGAGATTCGCAAAATTACACTTTTATTGAAGGCAATTTACAATCATTTAGTCTTCTTAGATACATTTTTCAAAAAAATGAGATTTCACATGTAATTCATTTTGCTGCACAATCCCATGTTCAAAACTCATTTGAAGATTCTTTACAATATACTAAGGATAATATTTTAGGAACTCATAATTTACTAGAAGTAAATCGTAAATATAATCCATATTTATTAAAATTTATCCATGTATCTACCGATGAAGTATATGGAGAAAGTCATTTAATGGATAACGAAACTCACAAAACTGAACAATCTATATTATGTCCAACAAATCCTTATGCCGCAACTAAAGCGGGGGCTGAATTAATGGCACAATCTTACAACCATAGTTTTGGAATGCCAGTTATTATTACAAGAGGAAATAATGTATATGGTCCAAATCAATATCCAGAAAAGGTTATTCCAAAATTTATACAGCAATTAAAAAATAATGAACCTGTCACTATCCAAGGAGATGGTAGTTGTGTCAGAGCCTTTTTACATGCGTATGATACCGCAACAGCTTTTGAAACAATACTTTTAAAAGGAAAATTAGGAGAAATATACAACATTGGATGTGATGAAGGTATGGAATATAGTATAATAGAAACTGCTAAGATATTGATTAAAATGATTAAAAAAACCGAAAATTACAATGAATGGATTAAATATATAGAAGATAGACCTTTTAATGACGCGCGATATTATATATCTAATCAAAAATTAAAAGATTTAGGTTGGGAAATAACTATAAATTTATTAGATGGTTTAAAAAATATTTTTGATAAAGATTAATTAGGATATATATTTATTAAAAAAATTCATTTACTAATAGGAACTTTTTTTTTAATATTATTTTATAATAATATTAGAATATACAAACAATACACTCTTGGTTGATCACTTTATATACGTATAGATATTATATTTATGCGTTAATATTCGTAATATATAATATATAATATATTATATGATACTCATTCCTGTATGTAATGGTGAGTTAGTTGATAAACTAACAATTTTGAAAATTAAAATATCAAAAATGAAAGGGGATAAACTAAACAATGTTAAAAAAGAATATAGTATGTTATTACCTTTTTTAAAGGAAATTGGATTGGATGAAAACCATAACTTATTTAAAAAATTATATAATATTAACTTAGAATTTTGGGAATATCACGATTGGCAAAGAGAAAGATTTAATGAGTATAAAGATGAAAATTTAATTAATATAGAATTGTATAAAAGAAATCGTTATGAGCATATAATGAATGACAATCGTGCTAGAGTAAAAAAAGAAATCAATATCGTCACAAAATCAGATATTATTGAAGAAAAACAATTTATAAGCTATGAAATTTAAAATTTAAGATATTATTTATAATATGGTCATAGATTATAAAAATGAAAATTGGATCTATAGGAAGAGGAATGGTTGGTGAAGCGATATATCAGGGATTAAAAAGTTTGGGTAATGATATGTATTATTATGATCCTGTATTTAAAGAATCAAAAATGTCAGATATTATAAATACAGATGTAGTATTTATTTCTGTACCAACAATACCAAATGAAAATAATGAATGTGATTTATCAATATTATATAAAGTTCTTGGAGAATTAGAAAGTCTAAAATATAAAGGTATAATTTGTATTAAAAGCACAATTACACCAGGAACAACAAAAAAAATGATAGATAAATATTCAAATGATAAAATTTGTTTTTGTCCTGAATTTTTAAAAGAAAGATGTGCTTATGAAGATTTTATGATTAATAATCCAATATGTATAGTTGGCACTGAAAGTAAAGAAGCATTTGAAATTATAAAAAAAATCCATTTACCAATATCAAAAGAAATTAAAATGGTTGGCCCAACAGAAGCTGAACTTACTAAATATATGCAGAATGTATATAATACTTATAGAATTCTTTTTGCTAATGGTATGTATGAAATTTGTAAACACAATAATGTTGAATATGATAGTATTCTTAACACTTTACTTTACAGGAATGAATTAGATGCAAAGTATATGAGATGTAATGAAAATTTAAGAGGGCCCTCCGGTCCTTGTTTAGTAAAAGATTCATTAGCATTTAATCAATATGTTAATAGTTTAGATTTAGAAAAAAAACCTGGAATATTTCAAACAATTGTCAATGATATGGATTTATACCCACGAACTGTAATAGATGGAACTCGAACAGAAAAAGAATATTTTGGAAAAGAATTACATAAAAATTAAAATTTATAAGAGTTAAAGAAATATTCATATATGTTTTAATATGTTTAATCAAAATTGATTCAAAGATTTAGGTGATGAAAGTAATTTTAATTGTTTGTGTAATATAATAAATGTTAATTTAAAAATATTGAAATTAAAAAATATAAATTTTTTTTAATATTTCTATATTATATAAAAATATGAAAAGAATATTATTTACTGGCAGTCATGGCTTTATCGCAGCTTATGTAATAAATCAACTTTTAGAAGAAGGTAATGAAGTATGGGGTATAGATAATTTTTGGAAATATGGAAAAATTTCAAAATCTTATGATAATCATCCAAAATTTCATTTTTTAGAATGGGATGCTACAGATACTGAAAAATTAAAAGAAATAATGGTTGAAAATCAAATAGAAGTATTTGTTTCTGGAGCAGCAATAATAGGTGGCATAACAATGTTTCATGAGTTAGCATATGATTTATTAAGAGAAAACGAATTAATTACTGCTGCTGCTTTTGACACTTGTCTTTATGCTAAAGAAAAATATGATAAGTTTGAAAAAATTGTAGTAGTTTCTTCTTCTATGGTATTTGAATCAACAGAACATTATCCAAGTAAGGAATCTGATGTCAGAAAAAGTCTACCACCTTTAAGCACATATGGTTTTCAAAAACTGGCCGTTGAATATTGGGCACAAGGTGCTTGGGAACAATATAAATTACCATATACCATAATTAGACCATTCAACGCAGTTGGTATTGGTGAAAAAAGAGCTAGATTAGAGACTGAATGTTATTCAGGAAATATTAAATTAGCGATGAGTCACGTTGTTCCCGATTTAGTTCAAAAGATTTTAAAAGGACAATATCCATTAAAAATTTTGGGTAAAGGTAACCAAATACGCCATTATACTTATGCGGGAGACCTAGCTAATGGATTTGTTGAGTGTATTAAAAATCCAAATGCATTGAATGATAATTTTAATATTTCAACACCAAAAGGTCATACTGTATTAGAACTAGCAGAAATTATTTGGAATAAGATTAATCCAGATAAAGAATTTAAAATAGAATCAGAAAAAGCCTATACTTATGATGTGCAAAAAAGAGTTCCAAATGTATCTAAAGCTAAAGAAATACTAGGTGTAGAATGTAATACAAGTTTGGAAGATGCTTTAGATGAAATTATACCATGGATTAAAAAACAAATGGATCTTGGTGGGATTTAAGTATCAATAAGTTATTTTTCGTTCATCAAACAAATAACAATTATCTAATAGTATTAATAAATTTAGTAAATTCATATTAATATTATTATAACAATATTCTAATAAATACTCATCTATTTGGGTCAATAATTGCAATATCGATATGATAATACATTCTAATAAATAATAGATTCTTCATCAGTTACGGTCATTATTATAAGTTTATAAATGATGATAATAATGACCGTAATTTCACTCAATTGATTTATAATATTGCCCATAATCTAATAAAGATAAAAATTTATCAATGGTTTTATTTTCATTGAATTTCTTATAAAAAGAATCGTATGCGCGGTTACCTATAGTATTTCTTAAATCATTATTTTCAATCAAATTGCAAAGTATATCAAAACACTTATTATGTTCGTTTATTTCCAATAAAAATCCATCATAATTATCAGTTATGATTTCTTTAACACCACCAACGTTCGTAGAAACAACTGGTTTTCTACAATAAAAACTTTCAATAATATTTAATGGTAATACTTCATTAATCGAATAAGATACAATGATATCTGATATATTTATAAATGGCAGCGCATTATTTACAACACCAACCAATATTATATCATTGCTATAAGTAGGATTAATATTTAAATTTTCTGCAATTCTGCCAACAATTAATAATTTAATAAGTTTATATTTATCTTTTAACCTATAAAATACATTGTCAATAAACGACTGTTGATTTTTTCGTTGTTCAATAGTTCCAATAATCGATAAATAGAGAGTATCTGTTTGTTTAACTATTATATTTTGTTTTTCATTTCTCAAAATGTCTAGTTTTTCTAAGGAGGGTAACGCATTATGAATAATGTGTTTATTTTTAATAATTGGAATATTATTATTGAAATTGTTAAAACTTGCTTCGCAGCTAAAAATCAAATTTATAGCAGAATTAAATACACTATGATCTGAAATAAAATTTTTAAAAAATTGTTTTGTAAAATTATCATACCATTCATGAATGAACCAATAAGTTAAAACAGCTGTATTTGATAACTTACTTACTATATTATAACAAACTAAAGTACTACAAAATACGATAGGACAGCAATTATTTTTGGATGATGTATCTAAAATATATTGAGCAATATTTATATTGTTGATATTGATGTCTTCTAAATGTAATAATTCGGTTCTAATGCCATTTTTTTTATATATATTCTCCAAATTCAACAAACAATTTTGCGCACCACCGGTATTTTGCTTGTCGTGGTTTATTAAAAACACCATTTTAGGTATCAAATTATTGTATCTTATCAGTTCATTTTTCATACTATTTGTATGTTTATCACAAATTCTTTTTTCATATTGACCGTATTTATAATAATGTTGCTTAGATTGTATTTTATTTAAATGTTTTAGATCCTTGTATGTATCTGTATAAAAAATGTGACAAAAATTATTAACCTTTTCTACGTGTGTTGGATAGTATGTTTCAAAAAAACATTTATGTAATCGTTCTGCAATAAAAGGAAAATAAGGATAATATGGTTTTCCCCACAATTTTATCAAATTTTCTTTTACAATACTGTTATTCCAATCCTCACCAGTATAATCCGAATCAGCAAACATTAAAGGATGTTTAATTAATTCAGGAAGACATATATTTGTATACCAACGAATAAAATGATTCATTAAAACTGGACTACACATCCAATAATTACAATTATTTTCTGTAGTAGTTTTTAATCCTAGATTTTTCAATATATCGTTCCATATTGTTAAAAAATGTTTGTGTTTATTAGTGTTCGAATTAGGTATGGGGACATTAGAATCCATAAAATGGTAATATTGGTTTGGATAATATAATTTATTCGTTATTATCTCATCCACTATTTCTAAATCTATTTTTTTAAAGGCCGACCATGCGATTGTGCCTACCATATCGCATGTTTCCCATTCATGTCGAATTGTATTTAACTGTTTCCAAAAAACATTTTCAAACGAGTAATCCTGTGACGTTAATAGTATTGGTTTAGCCCAACTATATTTACTATATTTGTCAGAATTTAATTTGGTATCATGGCATAGAACATATATTATTACATCGCACATTGTATATATATATATATATATATATTATTATAGATAACCAAATTATTATAAAACTTTATTATGTGATATATATCGCATGCATGTTCTGAAATTTATGCTAAAAAATCAAAACAATTGAATTCATCATTGATTAAAAAGTTGGACGATCGTCAATCATTCAACTCATTAATCGATTTCAAAACCAACACAATAAATTACGATATATTTAAACCTAAAATATGCATAATTTATTCATATTATTAAATAAAAAATAAACAACTACATTAAACTAATTTATCCTTTTATAAAATATGGATTATCTAAATCAATATGGATAGAAATGAATATAATCCACATTATTTATAATAAATGGAAAAAATGCTAAGTTAAAATACCAGAAAGAGATGATATTATAGTTTAAATATAGTTTATAATAATGAAGGAGATATGTGTTATTATATATTTGGCATTGAATATTTAGAAGATAAATACTACGGAAATTTTATGAAATGTTTGATCATATATTTATTACAAATTGTGGTATATTTGGATTCCGAATAAGTATTATTATGGGCTGAACAAAAAAAAGATAATAACTCAGTTGTAATATATTGTCATTATATTATAATAATACCGTTTAATACATTCAGTATTGATGGAAAAAAGAGCTAGGTTATAAACTGAATGTTATTCAGAGAATCAGGTAAATAATTAAGTATTTCATTTGAAAGTTCTAATCCCCATTTTTTTCTAAATACCTTTGAAAAATAATTTTTTTTTAGAAATGGAAATCCATTATTTAAGGCTTTTATATATACACCATGGTGGTGATAAAATATATTTTCTTTAACGTTAAAATCATATAAAGTAGCACATTTCTTATTTCTAATTAAATTATTTGACAAACCAACTTCCAATTTACGAATAATTTCGTCTTTATTTTCAGAATATACTATATTTTCTATTTGCATTAAAATCCAATTGATTGTACTTTTATTACAACACCAAAACCAACTTTGATAATGTCTCATTATTTGATTTGATTCCACAAATCCTATGAATTCATATCCTTTATTTATAAAGGATTCAAGATTAATCATAGCTGCATTAAATGAAATAGAATTAGTAGGTATAACACTATCATTCATCATTAATATATAATCGTTATCATATAACTTTTCCTCTTGAAATTGTTTAATGGTATAGAGATGTTTTCTAAAATCATAACCTTCATTTTTAATTTTACAATATACCTTAAGATTTGTAATTTCTTGTTGTAATGATATGAATATATCCTTTATTTGATTTTCATCTATAGTATTACTATTTATAGAATATGTTATACCAACCATCTTACATTTTTTAGCTATCATCGGTAAACTATACTCTATTATCTTTAAATCCTCATAAGAATTAATATGTACAGCATAAGATATAAGTAATTTTGTTTCAAGAAGCTTTTCCATATAATATAATATATATATTTAAATATATATATATATACAACTTTTACAGTTTTTAATTGTATTAATCTCTATAACGTCTAATATATTTTCAGTGTACTCAAATTTACATTCATTTAGTAAATAGTGACTGCTAGTTTCTAAAAAAATTATGAAGCATTAAATACCTGAGTATTTATTGGGACATTATATGTAACTATAGTGTAAATTTAGTGTCTATAATATCACTCCCTCCATGCACAAGATTTGTATACCATATAATAATTTCACATTTGCTAATTCTATTTATATAGTTTTTATAGTCTACACACTGTAATATATTTATTTAATATATATATACATGAATTATATTATTGCCAGTAGTAATAAATAAAATAACTACATCAATTATTTTTTTCAAATAATCTACGTATATAGAGTTGACTGGTTGGTGGGGATGGTCAAAAATTCTAATATTAAATATAATAAATTTATGTGATATTATACTTTCCAAATTAGAATTAAATTTTAACTTACTTATATTTTTAATATTCGAAATTAATTTATCATTCCAATAGTTTTTATTATAAATATCGTAATTGTATTTTAGTAAATAATTATTTTTCTTATATAATAGTATATCTCCAATTACTAAAGGTAAAAAAATAAAATTATTTTCATTAACATCGTTTTGATATTTTTTTTATAAAATCTTTGAAATTAATTAAATTAGTAAATATGTTATCATATAAAAATTGTCTATCATCCGTTACAATTAAAATATCTCTCTATTATTTACTATGTTATTATTCAACATATCAAATACTATTAATCTACTTAAATGTAGATTAATCGTATTATAATTAAAATTGGATTAAAAATATTTCTTTTTTAAATAAACTAACATATCATCTAAATTAGGGTTTAATATTAGCTCTATGTCAGTTGATTTATGAAAATCCCAATAATGAAAAAAACCTTCTTTACTTCCAATCTCCCTAATATTAGAATATTTAGAATTATAATTATCAGGATAATGCCTAAAATAATAAAAAACCATTTTATTGTGACAATAATGACTTAGTTGACCACCACCAGACCATTCACTAATTACACATTTACATTTACCATTATTCATTAATGAAGCATAAATATTTAAATCTTCAATTATTTTAATATTATTTTTATTTATATCATTTATATCATATAATATATCTTTATCAATACAAAATATAAAAATATCATATTGACAATTAATATTATTTATAATTTTATTTAAATTATCTATATCTATATTTGTATCTAAAATATGTCCTGGTTGTAATTCTTTTACAATACGATGATGAATTATAATAAATTCTTTATCATCCACTAAATGGTTTATATCTGTATAATCAATATTATTAAGCAAATCATCAAAGTTTCTATCAGGATGAATATATTCAACCATTTTTAAATTTTGTCTTTCTTGCCAAAAAACAGGTATATAACTTCTTAATGGATAATTTGTATTTTTTTCAAAATTCATCAATTTATTTTCATTTAAATTGGGTAAATAGCTAAATAAACATAGCCTCAATATATTATTCTCAGATATATTCAACTTTAAAAAATCATCATAAATAATAACATTTTTGAAAATTTTGGTATATAAAAATTTTCTATCTTCATATAGTGTTACAATGGTATCTTCAATTGTAATATAATTATTTTTTAATAAACTCATTAAAATATATCTTGATATATGTATTTCATGACCTAAGGCATTTAATTCAGTATGATTAATATCTGATTGTGATAATATTAAAAACATTTACATAATACAATATTTTTTTCTTTTTTCTTTTTTTTAAATTATTGAAAAGTTGTTCTCTCAATATAATAATTTAAATTATCCAAAAGTTATTCTATTAATATTTTTAGGTATATTATCTCCGTGATTATTATATATATAATTTGTAGGTATTCTATCTAGTATTTCTGAAACTGACAAATTCTGATAAATACTTGGGTCATAATTAGCACCAGCGTGATTACCTATTGATTTATAAATACATAATGGATTAGACTGATATACCTTGTCATCTTTATTATTTATTTTTATTTTATTTAAAAGATACATTTCAGGATCTAAATATTTATTACCAATCCTTTCTTTTAAATTATTTAAATGTGTTCCTGTTGCCCACCATAAATTTTCATACAATAATTTTCTATCATTATTAATAGTAATTATTGTATAATTAGTATCTATATATTTATTTATTAATAAAATGATAATAATATTTCTTACACGATGTAATTCGTGTCCTAAATTATGAGTAGTATCTGGCCTAGAGGCAATTATGTACATTATATATTTATATATATTTGTCGTCTAATGATTGTATTAATTAATCGTTCATAACGTCTAATATATTTTCAGTTATAAATAAGTTTTTTGAACTTGGGGTAAGCAACCATTATTTACTATTTTACCGCCTTTATGAGTTATGTATCCAAATTAACACTCATTTAGTAAATAGTCACTGCTAGGTTCTTTACAGAAAAAATCTGTGACACCAAATACCTGGGTATTAATAGGAACGTTATGTGTAACCATACTATGTCGTGTAAGTGTAGTGTCTATAATATTACTTCCACCGTGTAAAAGATTTGGATGCCATATAATAATGTCACCTTTATTGATTCTATTTATGTAGTTTTTATCGTCTACACGAAGTAGTTTGTTTTTTTCGCATTCCTCCTCTCTCTGATTGAAAAAAGCAGTAAGGGCACTATCATATATATCTTTATGGTCATTATGGTCATTTTCAATACTATTATATATATCATATCCAGTTAAGGCTTCTAATTTATGACTACCTATATAATACTTTAATGGTCCTGCGTTAATATTTATATCTTCTAGAGCATACCAAACACCATAATACTGATTAATTGGATTTGTGCAAAAAAAGGTGTATCAACATGGAAGCCCTGACTTGTTCCTTCTCTAAAGTAAAGTGAACTATATACAGCCTGTTTTTTTTTAAATAATATTTCAAGGATATTATTTACATATGAATTAGTTACTAGACTCTTTGTATTTTCATTATACAAATGAAAATTAGTAACCCTTTCGTTCTTGAATTTTATAAAATTATTTTCTTCTAAAGAACTCCAATTCTCAAAATCACTTACTACTTTATCAATTAATTCAATATCTGCACCATTTTTGATAATAGTAATCCCATTATTTTCAATATTGTTAACGTGTGATTGTATACTTTCCATAATTTTTATTTTCTAGATTTTTAAAATTAACATTTATTATATTATTTCCTGAAAATATTTTTTTAATTTAAGTGATGTTATATACTATACCACTCACCATTTAATTTTTTTGCAACGTTTAGCCATATTCTTTCAAATAAATGTTCTATTTGACAATCTCTTAATTTACTATTACTAGCAAAATCCTGACCAACTATTTGTTTGTTTAAAAACATATTATAGAGTTTTCGAGGGTTAGTTTTAAAATCTTGGTATTTATACCTGACCCAATTTAAGTCAAAACTATTAACATCGTTCAGTAAATTATAAAATATAGTTGTATTTTCATAAAAAATAAAGTCTAAAATATCTTTTTTTAATAATATACAATTCCCTTCTACAAAAGAATTTTCATATGGAAGGTCCATAAAATCTAAAAATTCTGTTATATATGGTTTAGTACCCCACACTATCTGTTCATCATAGTCATTATATTTGATTAATAATTCTTTATTAAATACTGCCATAATATTATTGTTTTGTTTTAATAATTCAAGTATTCTATTAATTTTTTCATTATTATCTATAAATTTAAAATATTTTATTCTCTTTTCAATATTACTTTTTGAATGTAAGAATAAAATATATGTGTAATTACAAGATTTTTTATATAAAAAATCTAAGGCGCATAATTTCCCACCAATATCCATTCCTCTATTATTACATTTTATGATTATATATTGGCTAATTTCATCAGTTACAATTCCAAATGAATATGTAATTATAATAGTAAATTTATTTTTAATTAAATTTATATAGTTTATAAATTCACCAAACACACCTAAATTAGATATATGTATATGACATATTAGTTTATTATCAATATGTTTATCATTTATTAAACTATAATCTATTTCTTTATAGGGGTTATTAATTTTCAATATATATTTATTAAATAATCTTGGGTAATTATACAATGAGTTATGAAAGCTGATATATCTATTCAGTTTAATTAAGTAATAAAATTTTCTTTCACTACTTGGTTCTATATTCATTTTTTCCCCCCATTCATTCCAAGCATTAACTAGCAAAATATTATTTATATCCACACATTCCCGAGTAAAATACGTATGTAATATTTTTCTAATCATCCTAGATTGGTTATAATCTGAATTGTTAATAGTATTTGTTACTAAATGAGTTTTATCTGGTTTATACAATCTTGCCGTATTATTAAAATCAAAAAATATAGTTTCTATATTACTATCACTATATGATATATCTTCTGAAATGTATTTATGATAATCTAAAACCCAACCATTACCTTTAGTTTTAATACTTCTATTAATTTTATAATTAGGATGCATGTTATATGTTAAATTTTGTTTTATATCTTTATTTAGATTATTTAAAACTAGATATACTCCATTAAATCCTTTATTAATACATTCTTTCTCCAGATTTTTTTCAAAATTATCTAAAAAAATATTATCTATAAGAAATGGATGGTGTATAAAAAAAATTGGCTTATTATTAATTTTTAAATAAGAATCTTGAACGAAGAAATTAATTAATAATTGAATATTTTCTGTTAACGAGTTTTGGTCATATATATTTAAAATCTTATGCTTTCCTGAATTTGTAAAGGCAGGATTATCACTCCAATTTTCGTTTGCCCAAATTAAAAAGATTTTTTTTCCATATAAATTCTTTTCAAAAAATTTATTTATAACTTTCTCCATAATTAGCTTTGTATTAGTAATAGTATTTACAGTAAAATAATAATAATACATTCCAAAGCCATCTAAATTATATTCATTTAATAGGGATATTTGTTTATCAATGATTTGGTCATTTTTTTCTAGATCATATTCACAAATTGATTTTATATTAAAAAACTCTAAATCAGGTACTTCAATATTATCATCGTCGCAACTATTTTTAAGTAGCATTAAGTTATTGATATCAGTATATCCTTCATAAAAATTAATGTTATTTTCATAAATTTCATGAAATTGTGGGAAATAAATAGGATAAACCATTAACTTATTTTCATTAAATGAAACAAAATCAATATTGTGAAAAATTTTTTGTTTTTTTGCCCACTTTTCTATAAATGAAGATTCTGTCTGATTATTTGAATTTAGTATAAAGAAATTATTCTCTTGATTATCTAAATTTAAATATATTATATTACAATTTACATTTATTTTACCTAAAAACTGATTTATTATATTTTGAGTAGGATATTTTCCTTCATCGTAATTTTGTGAATAATAAATTACTTTGAATTTAGGATCATTGGGTAGTTTTATATGTGTACCTAATATTGTTATAAAAATAAAATCTAGTTTTTTATATAAACCCTCTTTTTTAATTAGTTCTATCTGTTTAGTAAAACTTTCATAACCTCTATCTTTATTTGTAAAATGTATAAAGCAAATATTGTGGTGTTTAATTTGAGTTTCTATTAATTCAGTTTTAAAATTTACATTTATATTATCATATAGTATATAATTCCAATCCGCATTATTCTCATAAATTTTAAACTCTTTTGGTAATATATTACCAACTGCACTGCTTTTAGTTTCGATGGTCTCTAATATGTCATTTATATTACTGTTAGTTATTGAAAATACATTAGTTCTCCCTAATAATCTTTCTCTATAACTTCCTAAGTCATTATATATAATAGGTAGCCCCGTCTGCATGGCAATACTTAATGTAAAAGAATATGTTTCTTCAAATGTCGAAACAAATAGAAACATATCTATTTGTTCTTTTTCTAAAATTTTAAAAATATTAATATTATCATATGAACCCAATAATTTAATATTATTGGGATAGAAGCCTTCCGGAAATTGATCACAAGTATTACCAAACACCTTAATAGTGTAGTTTGATTTCAATCCATTAGCTATGTTTTTTAATAAGTCTCTTCCTTTATGTACGTACTCGAGTTTCCCTAATACTCCAATATTATAATGTTTTTTAGTTGATGGATATATATCATAATTTGTTGTTAAAATGTCAGGAACACTGTTAGTTATTATACAATTATAATTATTTAAATTAATATATTTATGAAAATTATTGTAACAATTATTAGAATTAAATACAACTACATCGCAAAGTTTTAAAAAATATTCAGCGAATTTTATATTTTGTTGTTCAGGTATAATATCATCTTTATTCTTAATAGGATTAGGATTTTTTGGATATAATAAAAAATAATCGTGAACTACAAATATTAATTTTTTTATTTTACTTTTATTTTTTTCTATTATATTAACTATATTTTTATTTATTATATCGCCAAGACCAAGAAGATGATGTAAAATAATGGTTTTATTAGTAAAAGAATCGTCATTCATTTCATTTATTTTACTGTTAAATAAATTATTGATCTTAATAATATTAGAATCTATAATTTTTATATCAATATATTTTGATAATAAAAAATCCATATAACACTTTGTTCCTCCACCAAATTGATGACATATTTGTATTATATCATCAGAATTTACAAAAATATCATTAGAATTTACAAAAATATCATTAGAATTTAATTGACAATTCCGATTATTAGGAATTCTACCTTCTTCCTTGCCATGTGTTGCCCAATGTGAGAATGCCTGTTCCTTCGTTTTAACACCATTTATTCGCAAGTCTGGATATTTATCCAAATAAAACTTCCAATCTAACTCATTATTATCAGAAGACTCATCGTCTGCTAGTTTAGCTTCTGCTATTTTATCTCTTTCTTCTACTTTAGCTTCTGCTATTTTATCTCTTTCTTCTACTTTTCCTTCAATAATACTTCTACTTTTCCGATTCTTTTTTTTATATATATTATATTTATCTATATAAGACATTTATACTTTATAAATTATATACAGAATAAAAAAAAACATACTCTTAAATTTAAAAACACCACTTAAAAAATCTCAATTAAAAATAAAAAAAATAGTAATAAATAATATAAATGTCTTTTAAAGATAAATATGAAAAAAAAAAATTATATAATGTATATGTAGATAAAGAGTTACCATACTATAGCATAGATAATAACATATTACCGTTAAATAATATACATTTAAGTGATTATAAAATAATTAATAATAATTGTACTTCTGAGTTCGTAAATAATAAATTGTGGGCTCATTTACATTGCTTCAACATTGACCTGTTTGGAGAAATCTATGGAGAATATATACTAAATATTATGAAATATTTCAATATAGTTATAACTTATTGCGAAGGTAATAAAATCCCTGAATTAGAAGTCAGTATTATTAAATCCCAAAATAAAGGTATGGATATAGGTCCTAAATTTATTATGATACACTTTTTAAATAATAATAATATACACTATGATTTTATTTTATTCTTACATTCTAAAAGTTATAAAGTTTCAAGAAAAATATATTTCCAAAAAATGTTATCAAATCTTACAGAAACTGTTAAAAAATTAAATAATAACTATGGTGTGTATACTATCAATTTACTAAAAAGGGAATCTAATAATTGGGACACATGTAATTTTCACATGAAACATGCTATAAAAACTATGAAATTATCAAACTGTAATTACGTGTTTCCCGAAGGAAATATATATATATTACACAAAAGTGTTGCTGATTATATTTATGATAATAGATTTGATCACTACAAACATTTAAATCAGAGTAATTCATTTGATTATAGTTGGTTTATGTATTATTATGGATTTTATAAACAACAAAATAAAATAGATTACCAAACAGCTTATAAAATATATATTGATAAAAACTTATATGGTAATAACTTAGAAGCCAGTAAAAATAATGACCTTTTACTTAGAGATGCTATGATTGAGCACGTATTTGAAAGAATAATTTTTAGTGTATGTGGACTTATGAAGAAGAAAATTAAAATTTTATCTTTTGATAATAACAAAAATCAAAAATTAAATGATTATATCTTCAACATTAATTCAAACATCCCTAAACCTAATTTTATAACTGATAGACGAACTTATTTTAGATCTAAAAAATATAAAGAATTTACTATCTACTATTCACATAATTAATAAATTCATAATAACTTTCCATATTTTATAAAATATATAGATTTATTAAAACTACATTTATCATCAAATTCTTTATTTTTTTTATTACATTTAAATTTAGCACCCAATCCCGGAGGAAAATTTTTAGGATTTACTGTATTCAAGTCATTCGCCCAACCGAAATCTATTAATTTTATTTTTCCATTATAAATTATTACTTCTTCTGGTTTTATATCATTATGTCTGCAGTTATATTTTTCTAATACATTTATTATATTATCTCGCTGTTCTTCCCAATTTTCAGGTAAATTATGTTTATTAATCCTTTCTCCGGCATATTCTGTTGTTATAGTTCTTGTTTTGTCATCAAAATATATTGGTTTAGCTATAATATTAGTATCTTTCAAAATATTTAACCACTTCTTTTCATTTTCATATACATTTATATTCTCTTTATCCCAATGTGTTGATATCTTTTTAGACACAGATAATATTGTTCTACCAGATACGTCATGTTTTAAAATTTTTTTATAAGAATTATCCATATTTTTTTCTGTATTTTTTAAATGATGTTTTGTAGAAGAATCTATTAATTCATTTAACTTATTATTTTGATTATATAAATAAGATAATATTGGTATCGAACATCCAATAGTTGTAATTATATTTTTATTCATATAATATATATATAATATTAAATATTATTCATATTCAATAACTCACAATTTTCAAAGTTAAACACACTGTGATTTCCTTTACTCTTCCACCATTGATGACCACAAAGAGTATCTTTATCATATATCCATTCTATACAAAATTTTTTAGCAATATCGAAATGTGCTATTTTCCCAATATTATATTTTTCTATCATTGTTACAAAAAACACATCTTCTGGGACTAAAGGTATACTTCTATTTTTCAATCTAGATTGAGTAAAACTATCATATTTTTCCTTATTATAATCATAATTATTTAATATATATATCATTAAGTCTTTAGATCTTAAACTCAACCCGCCGTTTCCCACATTATTTTTTGTAATTTGAAAAAACTTTTTATTCCAGGGCGCGCCTATATAATCATATTTTAAATACTTATTATCAAAATGTTTAAAAATTATAGAGTCTTCTTGATGTATTAAAATCTTTTTTCCATCGAGTCTTTCCCAAAAAGAAGGAGTTAATAATACTTTATTATATTCATTGACACATTTTACACTTATATTTAAATTAACAATAGTTATATTATTTGATAATTTGTTTACGATATTTGTAATAGTATCGTAATTATCTTTACCACATACAATTGTATACATCCATTCTTTTCCCAAATAATAAATAAATCTTCTTATTATGTATTCTAAGTGAATCATGGGTCTAAATTCTATTAATACAGCGTTATTTTCTGATTTTTTTGACAATTTGGGTAAAATATTATTTGGAAATCTGTAAATATTGTTGTTACAATATTTTATCCAACGAAGATGATTTTCATTAACGATATTTTTTCTTTTTTCCTTAATTTTTTCTTTTTCCTTTTTTGATTTATATATTTCTGTAAATTTAATCATATTTGTATACACAATACAAATATTATAATTTGTTTTTATAATTTAATAATTGATCGTAATTTTAATTAAAATATTCTAAGAACAATCCGATTCCACCATATCAACCACTAATTCATCAAAAGAATATTGAGGCTTCCATCCTAATTTAGTTCTTGCCTTAGTAGAATCACCTAAAAGTTCTTCAACTTCAGCCGGTCTAAAATATCTTTCAGATATATAAATCAATTCTCTTCCAGTGTTTTTATCAAAACCTATTTCATCTATTCCTTCTCCTTTCCATTCAATATCAAACCCCCTAAGAGCAAATGCTTTTTCAATAAATTCTCTCACCGAATGGTATTCATTAGTTGAAAGAACAAAATCTTCAGGCTCATCCGCTTGTAAAATTCTCCACATACCTTCCACGTAATCTTTAGCATGACCCCAATCTCTTAAGGAATCAATATTTCCCATAACTAATTTATCTCTTTCCCCTTTTAATATCATATTTAATCCTCTGGTAATTTTTCTAGTAACGAAAGTTGGTCCTCTACGAGGAGAATTGTGAATTCTCCCAATACCTATTCCAGCATTAAATTTTCCCGATTCTGTTTCTAAATCATAAAACCATCCGTCATAATCATAAAACTCAATTATTTTTTTTACATTATTATTTGATATTGATTTATAATGTTTATTTTTAGGAATGTAACCATCATTTAATACTTTTTGAATAAATTTTCTACTTATTCCTGTTATTCTATGTAATTTTCTTTTTGAAATATTTTGTTTATTTAATTCTAAAATTTTATTATATTTCTCTAAATTTTTTGTATGAGAATGTTTGCTATTTGATAATAAGTTAATAGAGTAATATAGATTTTTTCTATTATATTTTTCAACAAATTCTACATTTATATTGAATTCTTGTTTAGTTGTTTTATTTATTAAAAAAATTAAACCTTGAGCTAAAGTAGCCGAATTTGTTTTAAAGTTTTTAAATTTATATAAACATTTATTTGATTTTAATCCATCTGCTAAATTATAACCTTCTAAAAATTTTAACATAATATCCGAGGAACTATTTAATATTTGAAAAGGAATTTTTTTAGTTTTATCTTCATTATATATTTTATATTTATTAAAAAAATTATTAAATCCAGTTAAATATATCTGATTAATATCATTTTTACCACTAAATCCACTAGTACTTTTTCTTATTTTTGATTTTACATTTTTATTATTATATTCGCCAATATTTTCCCATAAAATTTTTACTTTTTCTATAATATTAATATCCTTATTTGTAAATTGAATACTCTTATTACGTTTTACATATCCATCACCTACCATTAATCCTAAAAATTCCGCCTCATTTAAAGTAATTTTATTTAACATAAATTTTAATTTATTTTCACATTTTTCTATATGTTTATTTAAATTAGATTTTCTAGCAAATATATGATTACAATACTTACATTCTAATTCATTTTTATACTTTAATTTAAATTCATGTTTAATAGTATTAATTTTAATATTATCGAATTTGATATGTTGTAATTTATCTCCAATATTTACATTTTTTATTTCAATTTCATCATCACCTTCTAACATTACTACATGATCACCAGTAGCAAAATACGCACTATTTTTTGATATTATAAATTTAGGTTTTTTATTATTATTAATTATATCATGTTTATAACCTGACGCAAATGTTACTTTTGTCCAATTATTATTATCCCAAATATATAAATCTTTATTAAGTTCTACTTCTTGATATCTTTCTAATTTATCATTAATTGAAATCTCATTAATTCTAGTATGATATTTTACTATCTCTGATATTGGTTTAATATCTACAATATTATCTTGTTTAAATATCATTGGCATAAAATCCGCTAAAGTCTCATGATTAAAAAGTATACCATTACACGCAAACATATTATACGCTTCGCGGTAATTTTTAGTAATCCAAAAACCATATAATTTAGCTACACCGTATGGAGATCTAGGATAAAAAGGTGTGGTTTCCTTTTGAGGAACTTCTTGGACTTTTCCATACAATTCAGAAGTTGAAGCTTGATAAAATCTAGTTTTTTCTTGTAAACCAGAAGAACGAATAGCTTCTAGTAGTCTAAGAGTTCCTAAACCATTTACATTTCCAGTATATTCAGGCATCTCAAATGATACTTTAACATGACTCATGGCTGCTAAATTATACACTTCTAATTTTTCAATATCAGAATATGTATTTTTAATTTCAGCAAATATATGAAATAAATTTGGACTATCTGTTAAATCACCATATTTTAATATTAAGTTTTTATGATGATAAAGGTGATCAATTCTTTTAGTATTAATTGAAGAAGCTCTCCTTATAATCCCCCAAACATAATATCCCTTTTCAAGTAATAATTCAGCAAGATATGAACCATCCTGTCCGGTAATTCCTGTTAATAATGCTATTTTTGACATAATATATTATTTTATGAATCTTATTTATAAGTATAAATAAAAGTATTTAAATATTCATTATATATTTATATACAATGAACACTCTCGTAACTGGAGGAACAGGATTAGTAGGTAGGGCCATACAATCAATATCTACACAATACCCCAATCACAATTTTACGTTTTTAAGCTCAAGTGATTGCGATTTAACCGATTTTTCAAAAACCTTAGAATATTTTAAAAATTTACAACCTGAATACGTAATTCATCTTGCCGCTTGTGTAGGAGGATTATATAAAAATATGAATTATAAAGTTGATATGTTAGAAAAAAATTTAACCATTAACTACAATGTTCTTAAATGCTGCCACTTAACAGGTGTAAAAAAATGCGTCTCTTGTTTATCTACGTGTATTTTCCCTGACAAAACTACATATCCTATTAATGAAAATATGCTACATGATGGTCCACCACATACTTCCAATGACGCTTATGCGTACGCTAAAAGAATGTTAGAAATTCATTCTAAAGCCTATAGGGAACAGTATGGGAGTAATTTTATTTGCGTGATACCGACTAACATTTACGGACCTCATGATAATTTTCACTTGGATGATGCTCATGTTATTCCTGCTCTTATTCACAAATGTTATTTAGCAAAACAGGAAGCGAAACCTTTTACTGTTAGAGGAACGGGATCTCCATTAAGACAATTTATTTATTCAGAAGATTTAGCTAAATTAATGATGTGGGCTCTTGAAAAATACGAAGAAAATGATAGTATCATTCTTTCTGTCTCCGAAAAAGATGAAGTATCTATAGGAAAAATTGCGGAATTAATAGCAGGAGAATTTGACTATCTCAATAATATGAAATATGATACTAATTACTCTGATGGACAATATAAAAAAACTGCGGACAATTCTAAATTGATGAAATTATATGGTAACTATCCATTTATATCTATAGAAGATGGTATTAAGCGAAGTGTTCAATGGTTTAAGAACAATTACGACACATGTCGCAAATAATATAATATGATTTTTAAAATATATTTTTATATTATATTTAAAATGGAAAATAATACCAGATATAAATACAGATATTTGTTACCTGATTGTGATAATATTATATTTAAAAAATTCGGTGAACTAATTTATATGAATTATGAAACTTTTTCTGGAAAACATTATTATGGATGGAATAAATGTATAGATTATTTATTCAAAAATAATAAAGAATGTTTTGAAAAAATAAAATTGAAAGATAATGTATTATTTAATGATTGGTTTAGTAAATTGTTTTACTGGAATATGTATGAATCAAAATATTTTCTAGATGAATTAAAGAACTATAAATTTTTTATAACTTTTTTACATGTTCCTCATAATGAAAACTTTCTAAAACTATCTCGTAAAGAACAAATATATAAATGTAATTTTGAAATTATTTCTGATATAAATAGTGATACAAAAAGTTGGGATAATTTATATCACGATAATAATAAGTTACTAGATGTAAGTGATGAAATTATAAATAAAATTCTATTTTTATTTGTATTAAGTAATGACCACAAAAATAATTTATGTCAACTAAAACCAACATTGATAAAGAAAATAATTTCTATAAAACATCCTATCGAACAAAACAATATTGATGACAAATTTAATATTAGCTTATATTTGAAAAAGAAGAAAAAAAACATAATTCATATTGGTTGGTGGTTAAGAAATTTTAAAATATTCTGTGATACTAAATTTCCTAAAAATTATGAAAAAAATCTTATAATAAAACGCGATTTCTCTAATAATATTAATTGGATAAATTTAAAAAAAAATTTAAATTTAGATGATGTAACTATTATTAATGAATTAAATGATAGTGATTATATAAATTTAATAACTAAAAGTATAGTTTTTATATATTTAGAGAATTCTACTGCTAATAATACAATATTAGAATGTATTCAACATAATATTCCTATTATTGTAAATAAAAATAGATCAGTTGTCGAATATTTAGGATTAGAATATCCTATGTATTATGAAGATATTTTACCAATTTTAAATGATGATAAAATTCTAGAATATACAATTGTTAAAGGCTACGATTATCTCAAAAATATGAATAAAAAAAATATATCTTTAGATTATTTTAATAAAAAATTTAAATATCATATAAGCAATTTTTCAGTAAATAAAAATAAAAAAAAATTAACTTGGATATGTCATTGTTTTAGAGCAGACAACTTTATTGAAAGTTTCATTCAAAATTTTCTAGATCAAGAAGGTCAAAATAGAATACAATTATACATTTCTAATATAGTAAATTCACACGATAAAAATACTACAAATGAGTTCATATCGAAAATAGGTAAAAAATATGAAAATATTAAAGTATTTAATTTAGAAAAAAACGAGCAATTATATGATACTTGGAACATCTGCATTAAAAATACCGATACCGAATATGTGACTTTGACTAATATTAGTGATAGATATATGAAAGATTATTCTAATATATTTATTAAATTTTTAGATAATACACCTGCGTGTGACATTGCTATTTCTAGTTACATAATCAGTCCAAATTTTATAGAAAGATATTGTAAAGATTCTCAAGGAATTACTAAATTAAGTAATAACTATAATAAACAAATAGATAATAATGTAGTAAATCAAAATAATATGATAAATTCATGTCCAGTATGGAGAAAAAAAATACATGATTTTATAGGATATTTTGATGTTAAAAAAAAAACTTCTTATTATGATTGTGAAATTTGGCTAAAAGCTTTAGATAACAATTTTAATATAATATTTATTGATACAGCTGACCCTTTGTATATTCATTATAATATTATAAATCATTCTTATTAAAATTTAAAAATCGTAGAATTCTTTTTTTAAATTTAATAATTAATATGAAATTTTTTAAAAATAATACTAAGGAAAAATATAAGTATTTAAATAAAAATTGTGATCAAAAAATTGATACAACTAAAATTTATAACAAAGAACAATTTAGAAATATATGTAAAAATAATTTAGAATTATTGAAAAATATTATAATTCCTAATATACCTTTAGAATCCTTTTATGAAACAATATTTATTGAATTTAGAATATTTAGTCATTTTGAATATTTAATAAGAAACACAATATTGAAATTACCTAATTGGGCACATACTGTGGTATGTGGTAATAAAAATTATGATTTTCTAAATGATATTTGTATAAAAATATCACCAAATATAAAAATTATTAAATTAGATATTGACAATTTAGATACTTCTAATTATAGTAAACTTTTAATGAATAAAAATTTTTGGAACAACTTTAATGGTGAAAAATTATTATTATATCAAGAAGATTCATTTTTATTTCATAACGATATTGAAAAATTTTTAAAATATGATTTTATAGGAGCACCTTGGCCATTTTATATGGACCAAAATATAAATCAAAAAGAGTATGGTGTAGGTAATGGGGGATTCTCTTTACGATCAAAATCCAAATTAATTGAATGTATAGATAAGATAGATTGGAAAAAAGATTTAACAATTGGATTTTATGTTTCAAAATATATGAAAAAAACAAATAATTTTATTATCCCTGAAGATGTTTTTTTTTCAAAATCTTTATTGGAAAAAAATATAGGTATACTTGCTACTAGAAATATAGGTTTACAATTTTCTCAAGAATCCGTAAAAGGAAATAAACCATTGGGTGGTCACCAATGGTGGAGATGGAATCATATCAACGGAATTATTAATTTTGTTTATAAAACAATATATCTACAAGATCACTTATTCTATTTAAAATCTTCTCATAGAGGTGGTTGGAAATCAATAATAGAATATGGTTTAAAAAAAAAAATAATAAACATTAATAATAAAAATTTAAATAACGTAAGCATTATAGATTGCTGTGAAAGCTATTTTGTATGGAATAATAATGTCATTAGTAAAGAATGGTATGGTATTACACACTTTACACATGATGTTCCATCACATTTAAATAAGTGCCATATTGATAGTTTCATACATAATCCGAATTTTTTACAATCACTATCATATTGTAAAGGTATTATAGTTTTATCTAAATATATGAAACTATATTTTGAAGAATTATATATATTCAAAAATATTCCTATATTTTTCATAAAACATCCAATTGGTAATATAAATAATAAATTCAAAATAAATAATTTTCTTTCTATAAATACTTATAATTTAGTATTAGTAGGTCAACAATTACGAAAATATACGGATTTTATAAAGATTCAAAATACTAAAATAGTAAATAGTAAGATTTGGTTAAGTGGGATAAAAGATAAAAAAGTAAGAGATTATAGACTATATAATGATCTTAAAAGTAATAATATTGTATCAAATAAAGATGACTTTCATAATATTATAAAAAATATAGAAAATAAATATCTAAATGATTTTAAAGAATATGATAATATAATTACCACAAATATATTAATAATTCCATTATATAATTCTTCTGCTAATAATGCTATTTTAGAAATTATAGAAACAAATATTCCTGCGTTTGTTACAAGACTTCCTGCTACAGAAGAATATTTAGGAAAAGATTACCCTATGTTTTATAAAGATGTAAGTGAAATAAATACTATTTTATCCGATAGGGCATTATTTAATAATAAATATAGAGATACTCATAAATATTTAATTAATATGGATAAATCAGATCTAAGATTCAATAAATTTTATTCAGATTTACTAAAAATAATTAATAACTGTTTTTAAACAACAATAAAAATAATAATATTTATATAATACAAAGTATTATATGAGTAATTTAAATAAAAACAGAGAAAAAATTTCAGAAGCCCTTCAAGCAGCTAAAGAAATCACTAAATTACAAAAAGTTTATATTCATCCTAATAGAAAACTATCAGAAAAAAAAAAGAAATTCTGTCGCTGCGTCCTACATGTTGCTAAAAATAATCCTCGATGGTGTAATCGAGAAAAAACCTGGAATAAGAAAACGTTGGATGGTAAAATAAAAAAAGATCCCAGAGGTAAATGTTACCATCCCTATGCGACTTGTGCTAAAAGTGTCGGTACAACTACAGGTGGTAAATCATGTGGTTATGTATTTAAAAATCAAGGAAGCATAATAAGCAAAATACCTTTAGAAGAATTAATTGCCTATGCTTTACTAAATTACGATCTTATAAATAAATGGGCAAGTGAAAAAAATTTACCCGACTTAGGCACTATATTGAGTAAGGATAACCTTGATGAATTTTTTTTACGGGGATATCTTTCAGACTGGTATTCGAAAAAATAAAAATAAAAAAACTTTAAAAATGTATATCTATTTTAATAATGAAATTTTTGGATAAATACCAAAAATACAAAACAGGGAATAATTTCAAAAACTATTTAAATTCATTAAATTCAGATAATATAAATAAAGACTTATTTTCATATAAACAAACTTTTGAAAAATTCTACATAACTAAGGAAATAATAATTAAAAATTATAATTCGGTAGAAAATATTAAAGCTATTACATATTATACTTTTAATGGTAACTTTAGTGTCCCATTCACAATAAATAAATATAAATCCTATTATCATATTTTATTTGAATATCCCATTGAATTCGACTCTCTAGAAATACATTGTTCTGACCCTATTAACAAATTAAATATTAGTATTATAAATCCTATAAAGAAAAAATGTAAATTACTAGTAGTCGGAATATTTAAAAAATTATCAAATACGCAACAGATAAATTTTATTGATTTAGTATCAAGATTAGATAATTATGTAGATAATATGAAATGTGTTTTAATAACTAATGATTCAATCGAAAAAGATTATCGTTATTTAAAAGATTGTAATAAGATTGAAATTATTAATTTAAAATTAAACACAAAAGATAAAAGATCAGTTTCTAAAGACAAGACATTTAAACCCATATATAATAACAAAATGTATCAATATACAACCTATCAATATTTGTCATTTTTAAGGAATCTATATATTAAAGAAATAAAAAAAGACAAATATCGAGAGTATCAATATGTTCTTGTAATTGATCCGGATTTAAATAGTAAAATATCTTGTATAGGAATTTTGGATAGTATTGATTTACTTACGATAGAGAATTATGGAGTATCCGCAAATGGTTTAGGGAAAAATAATATGTATTATGATAAATTTGCGCTGAGAATAACTACAGAGAATGTAAAAAACTTAGAATACAGTAGTAAAAAATTTCCTAATATATTCAATTATTGGAATTACCTCAATAAAACAAATAATATTAAACAAATTTCTCACCCTATTAAAACTATATCTTCTTTTGGTGGTATATGTATTTACAATTTAAACTATATTAAAAAAAATAATATTAAATATGATGTTGAGTCGGAAGACTGTGAACATATCGGGTTTAATAGACATTTTGATCAGATTATATTGAATCCCAAAATGCTATACTTATATGGAACAAATATTATAGATCAAAATATGTTAATAAGTCAATATAATAGCAAATAAATATTTTAAATATTTAAACTTTACTTTGAAAATTTGATTGATATCAGCTTTTCAAATTAAATATTAACAATAATGGATTCTAATCAAAAAAGTCTTTACTCCCGCCAAATAGGAACTATTGGTTTAGAAACTCAACAAAAACTATCTCAACTTCGAGTTTTTGTTTATGGTTTAGATAGTATTGGATTTGAAGTTGTCAAATGTTTAACACTTATGGGTGTTAAAAAAATATATATTTGCCCCGTTGTTAATTCTAAGAAAAAATACCATATAGGTAGAAATTTTCACCTCCGTTCTGAAGAGGATTTAAAAAATATTAACCAATATAGTGTCGAATATTTCTCCCAACTCAATCCTTATGTAGAATTCGAAGTCATCAGTTTAGGACAATTTAAAGACCAGGATATTGATGTGTTTATTCAAACTAAATTAGATCGATCTAAACCAGAACAAATAGCCAAATATTGTTCACAAAAGAGTATTAAATATATTTTAGGTATTAATATATCCTATTCGGGTCTAATTTTCTGTGATTTTGGCCCCAATCATTTAGTTACTGATTGGGATGGTGAAAGAAGGAAGCATTCTTTTGTCCTAGGATATGAAAATAGAGATAATGCTACTTATCTTAAACTAGATGATCCCGAACACCAATTTTATCCCGGAATTCAATTTACTTTTAATATATCAGAAAGTTCCCTTTTTAAAATAACATCTTTATCTGATGATTGGGTTAAGATAGATAAATATTTAGATATTGCATATCTTTCAAAAATTCAAAATTTAAATATCGAGGAATTTAAACCACAGAGATTACTCAATCATATTTCATTAGAACAATATCTTAAAAAAGTTAATATTCCCGAAATTCAATTTAATATTACATCAGTGGAAAAATCAAAGGGACTCATCGCTGATTTTAAAAGGGTTATTTCTAATCCTAGTCTTATTGGTAAAAGTAGTATTGATTTACCCTTTCTCTATAATACTAAATACGAGTTATCTCCCTTAGGTATGGCAATTGGAAGTATTGTAGCAGGAGAAGTAATGAAAGTAACCGGCAAATATACTCCTATATCACAGGATTTTCTTATAGATTATAGTGAACTTAAACCAATTCCTAAAGAATTATACCAAACAGTTAAAAATAGGGAATATGAAGACCTGTATCGATTGTTATCTAAAAAAATTATTAAAAATTTAGATAAATCAAATATATTCATTGCTGGGTGTGGTGCCCTGGGTTGTGAATATCTTAAAGCACTAAGTATGTTGGATGTAGCTAGAATAAATACTAAAAGAAAATATCAAAGTTCTAAAATAACGGTAACTGACATGGACCACATTGAATTATCTAATCTCAATAGACAGTTCTTATTTGGACAAGGAGATATAGGTAAATCGAAATCCCAAACAGCAAGTAGTAAAATTAAACATTATCACCCTACTATTAATATTCAGTCTTATGATAAAATTATTAATACTAGCACTGAAACATTCTTTAATCGTAAATTTTGGCAAAAACAAGATTTAATTATAAATGCTTTGGACAATATATCTGCTAGACAATTTATTGATAATAAATGCGTAATTCACGATAAGTCATTATTTGAAGCAGGAACACTTGGTAATAAATGTAATATTCAATTGATTATTCCAAAACAAACCAAAACATATTCCGAAACACAGGATCCTCCTGAAAAATCTATTCCTATGTGTACTATTAAAAATTTTCCATATAAAATAGAACATTGTATCGAATGGTCAATGGAAGTATTTCATACCTATTTACATGATTTTATCATTGATTTACGGGAATATTCATTGGGAGAGAAACATTTCAGAGAATATTTATCCGGGATAGATAATAATAATATTATTAATCAAAAATTAGATAATCTTATTCTATTGACACGATCCGTTTCTGTATATGGAATTCAAAATGGATTAATACGGTTTAGTTGCCTGCTTTTTCAAAAGCTATTTCTTAATCCTATTGAGCAGATACTTCATTCTTTTCCCAAAAATCATAAAAATAGTGAAGGAGGTCTATTTTGGTCAGGAAATAAAATAGCTCCTATGATAATTAATATAGCTAATCAACCCCAATTATATCTACAATTTGTCCAATACTTTACGAGACTACTAAGTGAATGTATCGGATACCAGGCTACATTTTTACCAGACATAATTAAAATAGAAGATGTTCTTTCTATTCCCTTGAAAAAATTTGTCCCAGATAGTAGTTATCAATTTAAAATTAAAGATTCTGATAAAGTAACAGAAGGTGTGAAAATAGATAATTTAGGGGATGTTATTAATCATAAGCATCATGAATTATTCAAATACAAAATATTTGCCAATAATAAATTTCAACCCATATCGTTCGAAAAAGACAATGACTTAAATGGACATATTAAATTAATTACCAATATTAGTAATTTAAGAGCCGTTGCATATTCTATATCTCAAACTAACCATTTAGAGTGTAAATTAATTGCTGGTAAAGTTATACCGGCATTATCAACAACCACAACTTTGGTAACTTCTCTTGGTATTTTAGAACTGTTAAAGTATTTTCATTATGATGGTAAATCTAAGCATCTTTCTGATCATTTTATTAATATGGGTATAAATACTTATTTACAATCAGATCCCCAAAGGGTTAATAAAATTACAAGTGGTAAACTTCATCCTGTATATGGTTGTCCAGTAAAAGTATATCCAGAAACTCTCAGTATTTGGGATAAGAAAATAATTAGTAAAAAATTAGATAGAGTTTATAATATATTAGATTTAGTAACGTTTATAGAAGACCAATATGATTTTAGTATTGATATGTTAACCATGGAAGATAATATATTATATTCCAAACATAGTGCTGTTCAGGAAAATAGAGTGTTATTAAGCCAATATACCTTTTTGGAAAAACCTTCATCAGAATATCTTGAAATAACTGTGGCAGCTTTTTCAGAAGAGGGTATGCCTATTATAATTCCTAAAATATTATATTGTTGGGATTTATAATTTGAAAATTAAAAAATTTGATATATTCGTATTTTTTTTGATAATAATTATAAACATATATAATAAAATGTTTCGAAGGTTATTTTTAGGTAAAAAATCAAACCCAATAATTTTAGGTAGATGGGGAAGAGGAAGTGAATTTCAAGAAAGTGTTAAATCTACTTGGACAAATTCTGATCATTGTGGAGATATTATTTGTGGTAAACCCAAAAATGTAAAGGATATAATTAATAATGAACTGACTATTGAAAAACTAAATAAAAAACTAAATAAAAAAAATAATAGTGAATTGAAATAAATCCATTTAAAAATTATATAATAATAATAAGTTAATGGATTTAGAAGAATTGGAAAATTTTTTAACGGATATTCATCAAAATATTCAAAAAATCAATAAAGGAAATGTAGCTAATTATATTCCAGAATTAGGAAAAGTCAACCCTGATTTATTTGGGATTTCAGTATGCACTTCTTCAGGTAAAATTATAGAAATTGGAAATACTGACATTGATTTTTGTCTTCAATCAACATCAAAACCTTTTTCTTATTGTATTGCTCGCGAAAAATTAGGCAGAAATAAAGTTCATTCTCATGTTGGATATGAACCCAGTGGTCAAGCATTTAACGCATTTGTTCTTAATAAACAGGGACTTCCACATAATCCTATGATTAACGCAGGGGCTATAATGATAGCATCTTTATTAGAACCCGATAAAGAACCTTCTGAAAGGTTTAATTTAATAAAAGACTCTTATTCGAATATAGCAGGTAATTTAGGTAAAATTGGTTTTGATAATAGTGTATTTCTTTCTGAAAAACAGCACGCTGATAGAAATATGTCTTTAGCTTATTACATGCGTGAAAATGGTGCTTTTAATGGACTTATTTCTCCTAATAAAATTCAGGAACATTTAGACCTATATTTCCAATGTTGCTCTATATTAATTAATTGTAAAATAGGTGCTATAATGAGTGCTACTCTTGCTAATGGTGGTATATGTCCGATAAATAATAAAAAAATTTTTAATATAGATACTATAAAAGACTGTTTGACACTTATGTATGGTTGTGGTATGTATGATTATAGTGGTCAATTTGCATTTGAAATAGGACTCCCTGCCAAATCAGGAGTAAGTGGATGTATTATGTTAGTTATTCCAAATAAAATGGGAGTTTGTATTTGGTCTCCTCCTTTAGATGAACAAGGTAATAGTGTAAGAGGGATCAAAGTATGTGAAGAAATTGTCGAAAAATATAATTATCATATATTCGGTAAAATTGTAAAAAATAAATTGGAATTAGATGATTTATCGGAGGAATCATTAATACATCAATCTATTACAGCCGCCTCATCTAATAATTTGGAAATAATGACTAGTTTAATTGGAAAAGTAGATTTTAATAAGGGAGATTATGATAAACGGACACCTCTTCATCTTGCTTCAACTGAAGGACATGTTAAAATGGTTAAATTTTTATTAGAAAATAAAGTTAATAAATCTCCACGAGATAGATGGGATAATACCCCATTATTAAATATTAAAAATAAGGAGGGTGATAATTTCAATACAATACGTCAACTATTACAAGAGGAATAGGATATTAGAAATGTTTGTTTTGTTCAGCTTTTACAAAAGAACATAAAATAGTATATTTTTTTAAATATAAAAAATACTTAAAATTTTATAATATTATATATATTAATGGATAAAACAAATAATATTTTAAAAAACAAAGCTACATCAAGAATAGGAGGAAAAGGTAGTCAAAGAAGAAAAAAAAAATTTGTTAGAAAAAAAATAACAGATAAACAAAAAGATCTATTAAAGAAAAAAATAAATGATATTAATAAAAAGATTTTATCTCTGAATAACAATAATTACAAAAAATTAAGAGATTTTATAGATGGCTTAATTAACGATTATATTACTGATTTACAGCGATCTGATGTAAATAATAATGAACAATTTAATTATTCTAGTATAAAAAAATATGGTGCAGGTTTTATATATAAATATTTTTTTTATCCTATTAATAATGAAAAAATTTTAATTAAAACAGATATTTATCCATTTTTAAAAAAGAATTTCAAAAAATCAGGCCAAGATTTATTTCAAAAATTGATTGATTCGATTGATCAGATATTGGTTAAAAAAGAGTATGATATTAATTTAGAAAATGAAAAGTATGATGAAGAATTATTTAACCGTGCTTTAAATTTTTTTAATATTCAGTCAGATAAAAAAGTTCATTTTAAAGATATAAGATCAAAATATAGAGAATATATTGACTCTAATATAAAAGATGACCTAGGAAATGATTTATATGATAAAGATAGATGCAGTAAATATTTTAGTATTTTAAGCAAACAATATAATGATTACTTAAAGTCAAATTAACGTATAATAAATAATACTTTAGAATGAATATTAATTTCCCATCAATGCAACCTGAAATTCTAGAAGAATTATCCTATATATATAATGAATTAAGAGATTTAAAAAATTACAATAAAAATATTATAGAGGAGAACAATAAATTAAAAATGAAAATAAATGATCAAAATAGAAAATTAGACATCGTTCATCGCTTATTTAATACATATAGTAAAATAGTGTCTGAAAATTCTAGGAAAATTGAGAAAGTTTCGGATAAAAAAACCAAACAATTAGACCTCTTACAAAAAATAAAAAATTTAGAAAATGAATTGTATATTACTAAATTATCTAAAAGTAATTCCACAGATATTGGTAATATTTTTAATAATTTAGTTAATCAGTAAAAAAAATTAGGTATTATATTTGGATAAATAATATCTTATTTTGTAATCAGTCTTGGTCCAACCGTCATTGTTTCAAGTTCTTGAATGAATAATTTCATAGCATATGGAATTCTAACTTCTGAAAAATTGGAAAAATTATTACAATTTTTACATTTATAAATATCTTCTTCTTTATTCACAGCAGCTAATAATCCACATTGCTTACAAGTAAACATTCTAAAATTGTCAGACCTATCTTGTAGAGTTTCTTTTAAAAATTGAGCAGCTCCATGTGATAGAATACAATCCCTTTCCATTTCTCCAAACCTCAAACCTCCATCTCTAGCTCTACCCTCCGCTGGTTGTCTTGTTAATACAACATTAGGTCCTGTAGCTCTTGAGTGATATTTATCTTCAACCATATGTTTTAATCTCTGATAATAAGTAGGTCCAATATAAATTGAAACTTTTAATTGTTTACCAGTTCGTCCATTATAAAGAATTTCATTACCTTGACTATGATATCCATAATGTTCTAATATTTTCCCCAAATTCCCCAAATTTTTCTCTGAAAAACTAGTAGCATCTCCAATTTTACCAATAACACTACCCGTTTTTCCCATAATGCATTCTACAACTTGTCCAATAGTCATTCTACTTGGAACAGCATGTGGGTTCATGATAATATCTGGAACTAATCCTTCTTTAGAAAATGGCATATCTTCTTGATTATAAATAATTCCCACAGTCCCTTTTTGCCCATGTCTACTTGAAAATTTATCACCAATTGTAGGATATCTATTGGACCTTACTCTGATTTTTACAAATTTATATCCATCACCATTTCTGGAAACTAAAACCTTATCAATATACCCAGATTCATTCGGTCGAATAGCTGTGCTAGAACATTTATAAAATTTTTGATTAGATGATTTACCCTTGATTGGAACAATTTTTCCAATAATTATATTATTTTCTTTTACTTTACTATTAAGTTTAGCGAAACCATTTTCATCCAATTTACTATAATCTTTCCCTTTCATTCCAATAGTATTGTGCTGATCAGGTCGCGTGAATAAATCTTGAACCTGAATACCTCCAGATTGAGATTTTCTCTCCTCAGATTTATAAGTCCTATAAAATACTGAATGAAATAGCCCACGTTGAATAGCATTAGCATTCATAATTACAGAATCCTCTTGATTATATCCAGAATAAGAAGCAATTGCTACTATTGCGTTAATTCCTGCTGGTAAATTATTACTAGGGAGGTATTTAATCATACGATTATTTACAATTGGTAACTGAGAATAGGATAACACATGAGCCAATGTATCCATTCGATACCTATAATTTGTAGCGTAAATTCCCATAGCTTGTTTACCCATAGCTGATTGATATGTATTTCTAGGAGATTGATTATGATCTGAAAAGGGAATAATAGATGCCATAACTCCTGTTTGTAGTGATGGGTGAATTTCACAATGAGTATATTTATATTTTATTACTTTATTATCCAAATTCTTAATTTTATCATTATTAATTGCCACCATACAATTGTCTTCTTCTTGTACATCTAAATATTCTATAACTCCTTCATTAATTGTTGGTATACTTCTATTATTTTTATAATTTAGACTACCACAAAGGAAGTGCTTCCATGAAATATTCTTCTTTTTCAATTGCTCTATATGTTTTTTAGTCATTCTAAATTTGTTTTCATCTAAGATGTAAATTGGTCGAGAACATCTACCAGCATCTGTATAAATTTCGATACTATTTTTATATATATTCCATATGATAGATACGTAAATATTTATAATACTTTTTCTACGCAACGATCTAAGATGATTTACTATTTTTTTAGGTTCATTCGTAACCATCATCCAATTACCATTTATAAATATTTTCGCATATCCTTTTATACTAGAAGGGTCATTATCATCCAGTAAAATTGTAGATAATGATTTAAGTATAGATACGATTGGTTCAATGTCACTATATCCTGTCACATAACATGATAACGCTAAGTTTTTAACTACACCTACCGAACCACCTTCAGGTGTTTCAGATGGACAAATTCTCATAAATTGTGTCGAATGTAATTTTCTTGGAGCAACTAATTTAGAGGTTTTTTCCATAGGAGTATTTACTCTTCTTAAATGAGACAATGTTGAATTATAAGTTAATCTACTTAAAACTTGAGCTATACCCTGCTTGTTTAACATTGATTTTAGACCCCAATTACCTGTAGCCAACGCATATTTTAATCCAGTGGTAATAGTGCTTGCTTTGAGACATTTATAAATATTTGACATATTCAAAATTTCACAGAAATTTTTTGTAGCACGCCAAGAACCGTTAGAAAATTCTTTATTAATTTGGGTTTTCATATCTTTGATTAATTTTGTAAAATATTGTCTAAATAAGTTTGACATTAATATACCCGCAGTATCAACTCTTTTATTACTATAAGAATCTCTATCATCATATGCTCTTTTCTTTAGAAAAACATCAAGTAAATTACGGACCATTAACCCCAGGAAAAATATTTTTTTAGTGTTATTGTTGCCCAAATGAGGAAGAAAATCATTTTTAATTATGTCGTTTAAATATGTTATTCTACGTTGCTGTTCAGTTTGGTCTCTGTTATATCCCATCATATTTACATATTTTGCTAAATATTCTCTTGCTACATCTTTATTTTTAACACAATTAGTTTCTTCTAATGATCCCCTTAATAATTGATAATATACAAATTTATCTTTATCATCTAAATCATATAATATATAGTTCATAATATCTTGATCTGATTCAACGCCAAGTGCTCTAAACATAATGAAAAGCGGAATATCTGTTTTAATATGTGGAACTGATACTTTTATAACTTCACCATGTACTGTAACTTTTCTTGATAATTTAACTTGAACATTTTTAGGGGTTAATATTTTTTTATCAGGAATAGATTTAATTTCACATATATGTGAATATTTAGATTGTTGTTTAGAACTTTTAAAAACATACATTTTATTTTCAGCTACTCTCTCTTGGGAAACAATTACTTTTTCACTCCCATTAATTATAAAATATCCACCTTCATCGTATTCACATTCTTCATAATCTATTGGTTTTTTATTATTTTTATTGGATAAAATACACCCATTTGAATATAACATAATTGGTATTCTACCTAAATTAATGTTTTTAAGAGTGATTTTACTCGACTCTTTACAATTTACAAAACCTTCTCCATAATATTCTTTTGTTTTAAAACCAACAGTAACATATAAATTAGAGGCATACGTAAAATTCCTCAATCTTGCTTCATTTGGATACATTAATTTTTTTCTACCATTATTTTCATGAATGCTAGGTGGAGTCATATGTTGTTTATTAATTTCAATTTCCAATTCATATTTATGTCTTTTTACTGGAAATTTTTTAATAATAATATTATTAGCTATAAAATTTTTAATTTTATCATTAAGCAATTCCTGATCTTTATTATCACTATTTAATTGTGATCCCAAATCTAATTTTTTTATTTTGGTTTCTGTTTTACTAATATTTTTAATAATATCTTCAATATGATTAATCAATTCTTCATCTAATTGATATTCCGTCCATTGGAATAATTCACTACAAAATTTTAATTCTTTTTTAGTTAAGTTATGTTTTGGAGATAACATATAAAACAACTGTTGATCTATATAGTTATAATTCAAAACAATAGGATTAAACTGTGAAATAACATTAGGTAATCCTCTGTTCAAAAATTCATTAAATGAATCCAATTGATGTTGAACTAAAAAATTTTTTCTTGTTATTAATGTTTTAACTACATCCCAAGTATCAATATCCCATTCAAATTTATCATTAGTATTAGACATTATTAATTAAATATTTAAATTATTAATTTTAAATAATATTGAATCAAATTTTTTTAAGTGATATTCATTTAACTTAAATTTCTGGAAATTCAAAAATATATAAAAGTTTTCAGGCTATAATTTAATAATGCCCTATAGAAAAAATTATTCCAGAAAAAATGATAGATATAATGACCGATACAATGACCAATTCAATAATAGATACAATGACAGATACAATGACAGATTCAATGACCAATTCAATGATAGATTCAATGACCGATTCAATGATAGATTAAATGATCGATACCATGACAATTGGGATAATAGAGATTTTGATAGACTAAGAAATTGGGATAATAATATGAACAATAATGGGTATCATGATTCAAGGCAAATAAATGATTATAATTTTACTAGGAATAATAAACATAACAATGTTCAACAATATTATAATGATCCAAATTTAAGATATATTCATCCAAATGAAAGGAATAATGTTTTATATAGAAATAATTATGGTTATCCCAGAATAAATATACCCAATATGAACAATCCTATAATGAATAATCCCACAATGAACAATCCCACAATGAACAATCCCTTAATAAACAATCCGCGAATTAATAATAGTAATTTAAATAATCTCAAAAATGATATTTGGAAAAAAAATCCAACATGGTTTAGAAATGATATTCCGAAAAACCCTTCTAATATTTCCAACCCAATAAATCGCAATATATCTGTTCAAACAGATGAAGTTCATAAACCTTTTATTTGGGGTGATAAAAAATATACAAATGATATGATTAAACAACAAGAAACAGATTTATCAAAAATGATTAAATCAATAGATTCTAGTATAAATGAAATTTTTAAAAATAAACAAAATACAGATACAACTAATACTAAATCAGATAATAGTACTTCGACTAACACTTCTATAAATAATGAAAATGTAGAAAACGATGAAGAAAATATGGAATTTGAAATATTAGAGGAAAATATTGAGTCAATATCTGATTTGATTAATTTAGGTATGTTATACGAAACTAAATATAAGGATGTTAAAAAAATATTTAGTTTAGATTTGAAAATACTTAATAATATGATCGAACCTTTAACCGAATTAAATAATTTAATTGGATTACTAAAGGTTAAAAAACAATTATTTGACCAAATTATATTTTATTTACAATCTTTAGACAATAAAAATTTTGATATGTTACATACTGTTATTGCTGGTTCTCCAGGAACAGGTAAAACTGAATTAGCTAAAATAATATCAAAAATTTACAATAAAATGGGTATTCTTTCTAAAGGAACTTTTAATTCAGTTAAAAGAAGTGATTTAATTGGAGGTTATTTGGGTCAAACAGCTATTAAAACACAAAAAGTTTTGGATGAAGCTAAAGGAGGTGTTTTATTTATAGATGAGGCATATTCTTTAGGAAACAAAGAAGGAAAAGACAGTTTTTCAAAGGAATGTATTGATACATTAACTGCTTTTTTAACTGAAGAAAAAGAAGATTTTATCTGTATAATTGCCGGATATAATGACGATTTAGATAAATGTTTTTTTTCACATAATAGTGGTTTAAAAAGAAGATTCAATTGGAAATTTACTATTGATAAATATAGTCCAAATGATCTTAGGAGTATTTTTATTAAAAAAATATATGATTATCAATGGGAAATTAAAAGTGAAGAAGATATATCAATAGATTTATTCGAAAACAATAGGGATTTATTTGAGTTTAATGGTGGGGATATGGAAACTTTATTTCAAAAATGCAAAATGTCACATTCATTGAGAGTATTAAAATCACACCCTTCTGAAAAAAAAATTATAAATAAATTAGATTTAATAAAGGGATTAGAAACCTTTAAAGATATAAAAGATATTAAAAAAGATAATAATTTTCATCAATTAATGTACACATAATTAGTATAATTATATAAATTAGTATAATTATATATATTTTTTTGTTGCTATTTATTAGTGTAATGAGTAGAAAAAAAATTTATTTTTCATCGAATCATACAAATAATAGAGACTTTGATAGTAACACTGTTATTATTAAAAAAAAATCAAACCCAAGGGCGGAAAAACCGAATAGGGTTCATAAAAAAATTTCGAAGAAAAATTTAGATCTAATAAATAATTCTAATTTAATAAAAAAAAAAAAATTTAGATCTGCTAAGCGTATTAAATCTTCTAAGCGTATCAGATCTTCTAAGCGTATTAGATCTGCTAAAAAAAATTTTATTAATATAGGAAAAAACATGATGGATGATAAAAATAGTCATAAAAATACAACTATAAATAAATTTATTAATAAACCAAAGATTGTTAATAAAAGTAAAAGTATTAATACATCTACTATTAATAATAAACCAAAGATTGTTAATAAACCTAAAAGTGTTAATACACCAACGATTATTAACAAAAATAAAAGTATTAATACATCTACTATTAATAATAAACCAAAGATTGTTAATAAACCAACTATTAATAATACACCAAAGATTGTTAATAAACCTAAAAGTGTTAATACATCTACTATTAATACACCAACTATTAATAATAAACCTAAGATTGCTAATAAACCTAAAAGTATTAACAAAAATAAAAGTATTAATACACCAACGATTGTTAATAAACCTAAAAGTATTAATAAACCAACTATTATAAATAAACATAAAAGTGTTAATAAAAAACAAAATAATTTAACTTCGATAAGATATTATGAACAAAAACCTATTGATAAGAATATTGATATAGATTTAGTTTCTGTATCTATTTTAAAAAATAAATTAAATTTTGATAATGAATTAGTTTCAGAGAATGCTCCTAAAAAATTAATTAAAGATTTATTTTTAATGCTAAATGACAATTCCATTCGAATAAAACATACTTGACTTAAAGAATTTAACTACATAAGAATGTGCGCATTATTAATAATAATTATGACAATGATCGATGACTATTTATCCCTTCAAGATCAATATGAAAAAAAATATGGAGAAAAAACTATAGTGTTGTATGAATGTGGGCAATTTTTTGAAATATATGGAGTAGTAAATGATCAAGAAAAAAGTGGAAGAATATATGAAATATCTGATTTAACTAACTTAAGTGTATCAAAAAAAGGTAGTAAATATGCTCCAATATCTAGAAAAAACCCTCTTATGGCAGGATTTCCTAATCATTCCTATGAAAAATGGAAAAATATATTATTAAAACATAATTATACAATTATTAAAATAGAACAAGATAGTCATGGGACTAAAAATCCAAAAAGAGCAGTAACTGAAATTATTTCACCAGGACTTAATGTAGAATCTCATTCTTTTAATAACTATTTATTATCTATTTATTTAGAAGAAAGTACCTATAAAAATAAACCTATTCTTCTTTCTGGTGTTTCAACTATTGATATTACTACAGGTGAAAATATTATTTATGAAATCAAATCAAAACCTGATGACTATAATTATGTATTGGATGAATTATTTAGATTTATCAGAACATATAATCCAGCTGAAATCATTATTAATACAGAAAATTTATCATTAACTGAAAACTATGTAATAAAATATCTTGAAATAGAAGGATTTAATTTACATTATAATAACTATAAGCAATCTAAATATTTATTAGAAAACAAATATCGTAAAAAATTACTTGATAAATTATTCCCTAATCATGGATTACTATGTGCTGAAGAATATTTAGATATTAATCATTTACCATTTGGTACATCTAGTTATATTTTTCTATTACAATTTAGTTATGATCATAATGAAACAGTAATACATAAATTAACGAAGCCTAAAATTTGGCAATCCAACGATTATTTAATTTTATCATATGATTCAATTAGTCAATTAAACGTTTTACCTGACAAAAATCTTAAAACTTCTAGTAAATATGACTCGTTATGGAGTTTACTAGATAAAACAAGTACAACATTGGGGAGAAGATTTTTAAGGGAATCATTGTTGAATCCTATTTTAGATCCCATCGAATTAAATAAAAGATATAGATTAATAGAATTACTTTTATCGAAACATAATGGGTGTCATATATATTCATATATTGAGAATTATCTCCAAAAAATATTTGATATAGAAAGATTACATAGAAGAATGACTATTGGATTATTAGAACCAAAGGCTTTTACTAATTTAGATATTTCGTATCAATTTATTATCCAATTAATTGATTTTATTACAAATAGTATTACTAACGAAGATTTATTGAGCATTCTTCCACAAAATAATACTATATTACAATTTAAAGAATTCATAAATGATTATACTTCTAAACTAAATATGGAAATAGTATCAAGATTTACACAAAATAACATCAAAACTTCTATATTCAGAGATGGGTTGTATCCTAAAATTGACCAAATTCAGATAAAAATACAACAATTAAAATTATTTTTTACTAATTTGAGGAAATATTTTTCTGAAATTACAGGATTAGATTTTAAATCAATTGAATTAAAGGAAACTGATAAAGAAGGACACTTTATTTCCCTAACTAAAAATAGAGGACAATTATTAAAGGATAAACTTAAAGACATTAAAACTATCAATATTAAAATAGATAATGATAACACTATTACTATAAATGTATCTGAACTAAATTTTAGAAACTTATCAACTACTTCAAAAATCACATGCCCAGAAATCAAAAAATATTCTGAAAAACTTAATTTTCAATATAGTAAATTATCCAAAAAATGCCTAATTCAATTTAAAGAATTGTTATCGGAGTATGATAAAAAATATTCCAAAATATTAAATAACGTAGTACATTTTATTTCTTATATTGATTTCGTTAAAAGTAATTCCAAATGTACAATACAATATAATTATCATCGACCCTATATTAAAAAATCTGAATTAAATAATAGTTACATTAAGGCCGATAATTTGAGACACCCTATTATTGAAAAAATTAATGATTCTATAGAATATATTCCAAATGATGTGACTATAGGTACGGATAATAAAAATGGTATGCTTCTTTTTGGCGTGAACGCGGTAGGTAAATCTAGTTATATGAAAGCGATGGGTTTATCAATAATAATGGCACAATCAGGTATGTATGTTCCAGCTGAAAATTATCATTATCATCCATATAAAAATTTATTTACTAGAATTTCAGGTAATGATAATATTTTTAAGGGACAATCTACATTTGCCGTAGAAATGAGTGAACTAAGATCAATATTAAAACGAGCAGACAATAATAGTTTAATTTTGGGAGATGAATTATGTTCTGGAACAGAAACCACCTCAGGATTAGCTATAGTAGCTTCTGGAGTAATTTCTCTAAATAAAATAGGTAGTTCTTTTATTTTTGCTACACATTTACATCAATTATCTAATATGAATAGAATATTAGAACTTAAAAATGTAAATTATTATCATATGGAAACAATTTTTGATCAATCTACTGGGTCACTAATATACAATAGAAAAATTAAGAATGGTTCTGGTAACGCAATATATGGTTTAGAAGTGGCTAAAGCTATGGACCTAGATCCTGAATTTATACAAATGGCTAATACTATTAGACAAGAGATAATGGGTATAAAAAAAAATATTGTAAATAGAAAAACTTCTCAATACAATGCTTCTATTATAATTGATTCTTGTCAAATATGTCAAAAAGATACAGAAGAAGTTCATCATATTAAAGCACAAGAAATAGCTAATGAAAATAATATGATAGAACACCATCATAAAAATGTTAAACATAATTTAATACAGCTATGTCATCAATGTCATCAAGATGTTCATCATGGTAATTTAGTTATAAAGGGATACATACAAACATCTAACGGAAAAAAAGTAGATTATTATCGAGAGGAAAAGAAAAAAAAAATTAGAAAAAAAAAATTTAATAAAGAACAAGTAGAAATAATATTATCTTATAAAGAAATTACAAATTCAACTAAAAGCCAAGCAATAAGATTATTAGAACTCAATAATCAATTAAAAGTGTCAAATAATATAGTTAACCAAATATGGAACAATTCATATTTATAATAAATAAAACATTAGATATAATAACTCTTTTCTACTAATATATTAAATGTTAAATAACTTTAATTTCAATTCTAAATTTTTTACTGAGAAAATATTAAATAGTAACGAAAATATAAAACAAATATTATTTTTTTTAATAACACTATCAATGATAACTTTATTATTCGGATATGTAAAAGGTAATTTAATTAACTTAAGTGGATTATTTATATTGTTTATTATTGCCTATTTCATTTTTAACTTTTTTAAAATGAAATACAAGAAAAAAATGAAATTAGCTGGGAAAAAATTTGATCAACTAAATAAATCACATTTACTTACTAAATTATGTAAATCCAAATTAAGAAAAAAAAATATATGTCTCCAATATGAAAATGCTACTACCAATTATAATAAAATAAATGATATGTTATTAAAACAATATCGATAAAAATTTGACAATAATAATATTTAATTTCAGATTTATTAATAAAATGCCTAAAACAATGAAAGCATCGGATAAGATCTTAGAAATTTTAATGAGAATTGAATCTAAAGTTAATAAATTAGAGAAGAAAATTAATAATATGACAAACACTAATTCTACAGTTTCAAAAAATACGAGTACTAATAATAAAACGCAAAGTAATAAAAAAAAACTAATTATTAAAACTGGTAATGTACTATTGACAAGACATCCTAATGGATTAATAGTTTCTGGTGATACTTATGACAAAAGAGGCATTATCAAAAAATTTAGTGGTTGGTGGACTCCGGAATTTAAGGGTTGGACCGTGCGAGAAAATAAATATGTCGAAATAAAAAAAGAATTGGAGCTTTCTTCTAAAAGATTTACAGAAAAAATTAGTGACAAAGTTCTCAAAATTGAAGAATTTGATAAGAAAACGTCTGGTAATATGATTAATGCGGATACCAGCACTGATATAAATCTACCAGATGATTTTGATTTCATAAGCGATGATGACTAAATTCTAATAAAAATTAGTTTATTAAATTTATTTAAATTTTTATTTTATTTAAATTTATTTTATTTAAATTTATTCTATTAAATAAAATAATCCTAATATTAATGACAGATTTAGAGATAATAGCTCATCGAGGATCTTCTGGTTGTTATGGTGATAATAATTTGGAATCCATACAAAAAGCTATAAAAACTGGTTGTAGAATTATAGAAATAGATATTAGGTTAACTAGTGATAATATATTAGTTTTATGGCATGATTCAATAAAAAAAATAAATGGAAAAAATTTTATTATTGAACAAAATAAATATAGAGACATTTGTTGTGAAATTATTTCATTAAGAGAAATTGTTGAAAATACACCACAACATATCTTATTTTATTTAGATATTAAAGTAAATAATAATAATGAACAAATTTCCAAATATCTAAAGATTTTCTTAAAAGAATATATTAATAGGAATTTTATATTAGCATCTTTTGATTATTATTTTATAGAATCATTTCCGTTATTAGATAATATTAAATTAGGTATCATTTCGGAAGAATACGATGAAGATATTTTTGAAAAAAATATATCAAAAATTTCATATGTAATTTTAAATAGTAATTGTTTATCAAATAATAATATAAATAATTTAAAAACTCTATATAATGTAAAACTCTATGTATATACTGTAAATAATTATGACAATATCGAACCATATTTTAAAATAATAGATGGTGTAATTACCGATTACCCAGAAAAATTTATTAAATAATTTAAAATTGGCTAAATTAAATTTCTAGAAATCTATATAATTTTTATTTAAGTTAACATAAGACACTAATTATAGTAAATATTTTATAATTTTAAAATATTTATCATACTTTTTCTAAAACTATCAATAAGTATAAATATTAAGATATAATACATTCAATATGGATTTAATGAATATACCAAGGCCATTAGGAATTGAAAAATTTAAACATAGTGACGGTAATTTGTATACTCTTATGGAAGTAATACATATAAAAAAAAAAATAAAACAAATCATCTGTAATGCTAGAAAAAATTCTATTGAAGAAATTAATTTAAATAATTTATTAGATTACACTATATTGTTTGAACTTTATCATTATAATAATTTGGAGCAACCTGATAATTTAATTCATTTTTTTAACTATATTTTAGAATTATATTCTAGTTCTGAAAAGGATTTACCCCCAATTTACTTAACCAAAAAAGAATTCAATAATTTAAATTGTGTCAAATACGCGAAATGTGATAATTTTTTCCAAAATACTAATATTGAAAAATGTGAAAAGTGTCCTATTTGTATCAAAAATTTTACAAATAGTTCTAAAGTAATAGTTCTTAATTGTAAACATGTTTTTCACAAAACATGTCTTTCTAAATGGTTATTGAAAAAATCTAATAAATGCCCCATGTGTAAACAGGTAGTGTACTAAGCAACCGTATTTAATAAACTTTTACCATATGAACCACTTGATATACCCGCTGAATATTTTTTTTCTTTTTTATCATTATCAAAATTAAATTTAATATATGGTCCAACTTTTGAAGGAATTATAGGTGGCATCCCTTTATTTGCTCTTACCCAATCATTTTTTTTCACTAAATATCTATCCATCATTGTATAATTTGGAGAAAAATTATAAAGAACATCTCTTGCGAATGAAGCCGGAGCAGAAACACCATTCCAAACTTTTTTTATAGGTTCAGCAACCATGTCACCAACTTGTTCTCCAAACCATTTACCAGGATTTGAGAATAACGAAAAAGATTCTGTAGTTTTTTTCGAAAAAATAATTAACAATAAAATTATTGATAAAATTATAAAAAATGCTCTCATTATTATAATAATCAGATTATTTTTTTGATAATTCTATATTAAAGTTATAATTGGGGATAATTGTATTACTGATTTTATTATAGATAAAATATTTAATTATGGATCTGTTGTGGCTAAAAATATACCTGTTGTGGCTTAAAATATACCTGTTAGATAGATAAACTTGAAAAGGAAATTAAAATTTTAAAACAGTAATTAACTCGAAACTATCATAATTTTATTAGTTAATTATTGTTACCCTTGGTAATTAAAGAATTAAAATCCTCTTCTGCTAATTTCATTCCTATCCCCCCTGGACTAAACATGATATGTGTCTTAATAATGATATAATGATTAATTATTGTTTCCATAGTTTCTAATTCTCTTTTACTTCTATACATACTAGCTAATTCATTGGAATTAGTAGGTCCACCCCTTGTTAATCTAATATCCTTCACTTCTTGTATTTTTTCAGGAGTAATTATATCATCTGGTGATAATTGTATTTGTCCCCCTAAATAATATTTACCATTATAGTATGATTTTTTAGAATCAGCAATATATTTTGTAATAACTTTTTCCGGATCTTCGGAACATTCAGATGACATATCATCATACATTTTTTTTAATATTTCATCTTCTTGGGTTTTAAGCATTTGGATAAATTGCTGTAATTCCATTAAATTAGGATATTGTATATCAGCTGAATCATTGTCGGTTTTTGATTGGCTTCCCCCTATCAATTGATTAGAATAATTCAAATAGTTATGTAATATATGTTTTCCTTTTTGTGATTTTATATTTACCATTCTTTTTGATTTTGGATTATAAATTTTATTGAACATTATAAATTTAAATATATAATATAGTATTAAAAAAAATTTATAAATATTTTTATATTGAAATAAAAATTTAGAAAAACGTTAATTAAAAATAAGATTTAATATATAATCTTTATAGGTTTTATACATGCCAATAAAAAACATAAAAGCTATTAATACTGAAATGAGAAAATTGATGGATAAATATATAGATAGTAACTCAGACACTTTGCTTCAAGGGATTCTTTCCATAAAAAATGGAAAAGAATCTACCACTGGTAAATTTAATTTAGATGATGAAAAAAATTATGTGAATTTATTTTATAGTTTATTGAGATTTTCTTCCAGGAATACTATTCAAAATAATAAATTGAATTTTACAATTGCTGATAAATCTGGAAATGTTCTTATTAATACCTCTCTAAATATTGAAAATAATACATTAAAAAAAGCGGTTGATGGAAATGTTCAATCTGAGATGACTAACTCTAGTATTTTTGACATATTGAAGAATCGTGAATATGGTATTTTTGTAGATTCTACTGTTCCAAATAAAGCCTATTTTGGATTTAAATTAGGTTTTGGTAGAACCCATAATGATACCGATGCTGTCATATTAATTACAATTTCGGACTAAGCAACTAATATTAATTAATTATTTACTTAATATTTATTGTTTAAGTTAATAATTTAAATTTGATTATACAAATGAAATTATTTTTAAAATAATTCACTAATGTCTTTAGAAATATCAAATCAAGAACAATTAAAAATTTTAGAATTTAACTCCAATACTTTAGAAACAAGTTTATTTCAAGTAGAAGACGTTGTTAATGATAATGCTTGCTTTTATCGTGCTTTCGCTAATGGATTAAATTATACATCTCCTAATAAATCTTTACATGATATTAAGGACCTAAAACATTTTGGGACATATAAGGATTTAGAGGAAACATATCAGCATCCTGACTGGGGTTATTATTCAGACAAACAGGATAAACTTGCCAGATATCTTCAGGGTAAGTCATATAGATGGATAAAAAGAAATTACAAGAATCAATTAGAGGAATATGGTATGGATATGGGAACAATGATTCTTTTAACACATGAAATCGATATAGATATGTATCTAGATAGATATAAATACTTTGCAGGAGATATAATTTTGGAAAGTTATGACGAAACATCTAATCAAGGTAATGAAATTGATAATGTAATTGAATATGAAATGGAAGATAGATGGGGTGGTATGCCAGAACAAGTAGCATTAAGTGAATCTTATAAAATACCCATTATAATTCTAACATCTCAAAAATATGATAAAAGATATAAAAAAATTGTAAATGGAAAAATAAGACTAAATAAACCAGAGAAAAATGTCCGATTTAAAATTCTTCAAATTTATGGAAAAAAATATATAGGTTCTAAGACTCCTATTTTCCTTTTATGGAAAAAAAAAGATAGAATAGGTCATTATATGTCATTATATCCTAAAAATAAGGAATTTATTAAAAATATACTAACTAATCAAATAAATGATTATAAAATTTCTGCGTAAAAAATATACCCATAGTCATACTAGCATATGCTGATAAAAGCCATGAACTTACATTAGCAATATCATTATTATTATAGGTTATTGAATTACCTTTTGATAACTTGATTAAAATAGATTCACCTATCATTGTATAGTAACTAAAAGTAAACCAAATTAATATTAATTTTTTTTTTTCATCGAAATTTTTACTGCTTAATTTAAAGTAAATGCTGAAAATAATTATAGTATTAAATAAGCACATGTGGGAATGAGTAAATAAAAAAAGGTTAATAGTATTTAGTATTAATATTAGAGTCTCTAATTGAATTTCTCTATTTTGATAAAATGTTTTAATGTTTTTTCTATATTTAATAAAATTAGAATTTAACATCTTGTATTAAATAATAAATAGATTAAATTTAAAGAATATTATCTATTTGTTATAATTTATAATTAAGGTCCTTTGTAATTAAGGTCCTTTGTAATTAAAGTCTTTTGTAACTTAATATTTAATTATGAGGTAATTTGGATCTATCGTCAACAATTAATTTCCAATTGTCTGGACTATAATGTATATACATATTACTCCATCTATTACCTTTATATTTTGTAGGTCTACCATGCATACATCTTGAACTTTCATACATAACAAGATCGCCTTCTTCAAAAAATATATCATGCTCTCTGTAATAATTATCTACTATTTTAAGAGGCCATGATTCTTCAGAATCGTCTTCAACATGAATAATTGCACTTATTACATGTGTTTGTGGTCGATCACAATGCATTTTTAAACTACTATCTCTTCTATATGTTCTTATTCCATACATAGCTGTTGTTTTTAATTTTAATTTAGACCATTCTTCAAAGATAGGTTTAATTACCTTATCAATATCATTTTTTAATTCGGGTGACATATCTAAACTCACTATATCACTGGCCGTTCCCGAAGGGTTTTGTAAAAATCCATTATCCAAAGGTTCTGGTTTTTCATGTTTTAAGTTGTCCTTATACCATTGTTTTATTTTAGAAAATAACTCTTTAGGAACCCTTTTTTTCTCAAAACCAATTGAATGATAATTTGGTAACATATCATGTAGCGTGCGACAAAATTTTGGACCCGGGCCTTTTTCTCTAAACCATTTAGTAATAATATATTTTTCACCCTCTATTATTGGAACTCCTGCGTGTAATGTATCAAAATTACCGCTACCATCTTTATTTAAATTATTCCAAATTAATGCCTTTCCTCTGATTGGTTTAAATTTTTTACCTATAGATACTATTTCTGTTTCTCCACCCTTTGGTGTTGTATTTAAATAAACCATAAAAGTCCAAGATCTGTTGCCCTGATTTTTTACTATATTTTCATATCCTTGTTCATCTTTACCAAACCAATCATGGTGATGTTTGAATTGTTGACCAGCTGTATATTTTTGAACCTGGATCCCTTCCGAATAATTTGGATTAATTCCTAGAATTTTACCCATTCTATACTCTAAATCTTTGATAAATTGTGTATATTCTGAACTTTTAATATTCCCTAAATCACAAGTAGAACTGGTTCTAAAATTATTATCTATTGGTTTATTATCAATATATGTTATTGTAGATGGTCTCAAATTAAGACTATTGATTATTTCTAACATTTTATTACACTCTAACTCATTCATAAAATTATCCAATTCATATAACTGTAATTTTTCACTTGGATACTTTTTAGCATTAGGCATAAATAAATTATAAAAATGATGAGTATCTTGTATATCTTGTATAACTTCGATAATAGGTTGTTTTGTTATTGTTTGAATATTTTTTTCTTTCTTGTTAAAATTAATATTTCTTTTATGTGGTTGATTACTTATGACATTATTTTGGAATACATTTATTCTATCTTTAACTATATTAATCCAATTTTTAGGACTATAATGAACATAAATTACTCTCCAATCATCACCTTTGTATTGAGAAGGCCTACCGTGAACACATCTTGCTCCTTCATATAGAAATAAATCTCCTTGTTCAAAATATATATTATGCTTATTGTAATAGTTGTCTACTATTTCAAATGCCCAAGGTTCATCTGATTTGTCACCAAGATGTATAACCGCACTGATGACATGTGTATCTCTAGTATCACAATATGGTTTTAAACTACTATTTCTTCTAAAACTTCTAACACCATATATTGCTTTCAAGTCTAGTTTTTGTCCTGCCCATTTTTCAAAAATAGGTTGTAAAACTCTATTCATTTCTTGTTTAATTTCAGGACCATAATCTAAATTAATCATATCAGTAGCGGTTCCTGATGGATTTTGTAAAAACCCTCCATCCAAAGGTTCTGGCATTTTTTTAGAAAGATTATTATCATACCATTTAGTTAATATTTCTAATAAATGTAAAGGTAATTTTTGTTTTTCAAAACCAATAGGATGATAATTTGGTAACATATCATTAAGTGATCTTATAAATTTAGGACCATTACCTTTTTCTCTAAACCATTTAGTAATAATATATTTTTCACCTTTCGTAGGTGGTAATCCAGCATGTAAAGTATTATAATTACCCTTACCAAATTTATCTAAATTATTCCAAATAAGAGCTTTACCCATCTTCGGTTTACATTTATAATTTAAATTTATTAAGTGTGTTTCACCACCTTCCTCTACATCATTTAAATAAATCATAAATGTCCAAGATCTATTACCATTTACTTTTGATATATTATCTTTATGTTTTTCATTTTCCGAAATAAAATCACAATGCTGTTTAAATTGTTGACCTACTTCATAATATTGGCCTTGAATTGGTTCAGAATATGAACTATTTATTCCTAACATTTTACTTATTCTATTTTCAAGAGCTTGTACAACTTTTAAATCAATACCCGCTTTTATTTTATTAAAATCACAAGTAGAACTATTTCTATAATTATCTTCATAATTTTTACCAGATGACTTTGTAAAAGTCGATTTTCTATAACCTGTTCTTTTCATTATATTTATCATCTGTTCGCATTCAATTTCGTTCATGAAATTTTCTACTTCAAATACTTGGGCTTTATTAGTATCTATTTTTGTCGCGTTAGGTATAAATAATTGATAAAATGGGTCATATTGTGATATTGTTTCTTTGGATTTTTGTGTATTTACTTTTTTTTTATTAATATTAGTTTTATGTTTTTTAGGTAACTCTGGAATATCCTGTAAATATTTATCATCTTCTGTATAGGTTTCATAACATTCTTCCTTTAAAATTAGATTTAACTCTTTTTCTATTGTTGATTTTTGAAAATTCCGTTCTTGTAGAGTTTTAGAAATCTGCTTTTTCGAATATCCTTGATTTATTTTACTATATATCCAATACTTCCAATTATCATTAACTATATTGGTTTTATTATTAAACGACATATTTATACTTTTACATAATAGATTTCTTTTATATACTTATTATTTTAATAAAATATTGATTATTTAAATAATTATTTAATTAAAAAATAATATTAATAGATAATGTCTTTTCATACAGTTAGAATTAAAAAGAATTTATCAAGTAATAATAATAAATCGAAAAAAATATCCTTTATAAAAAAGATAAAAAAAAAATCGAAAAAACCGTTGGAAAAACCTTTGGAAACAGCGTTGGAAACAGCTTTGGAAAAAACGTTGGAAAAACCTTTGGAAACACATTTGGAAACTACTCAAACTGTATCCCAACAGAAAAAAAATAAAAATATAACAGTTAATATTATAAAAAAAAATGTAAATATAAAAAAATATGTTTATAATAACTTTATCCCCTTCAATATTTCTAAAGAAAATTTAAATAGTAATCATTATATAGGAGTATTAATTGTCAATAGTATTTCCGTAAATAAACTTCATAATCTTAAATGGGATAATTTAGATAATATTTATCTGAATATTACCAGGGTGTTACTATGTAATAATAATAAATTTCCTATAATAGAAATACCGTTAAATGACTATCAGTCTGGATTTAAATTTAAAAAATTCATTAAAAAAACTGTTATTTCAAAATGGATGATAAATAGGAAATATATACAGGGCATAAAATTATTAGGTAATTATGGAAATATTCATATGTATACATTAATTATGAATAATACTAAATTTGTAAAAAATAAAAAATTTTCCAAAGCTATGGGTAAAAATTTTATATGGAGAAACATATTTGATCAATATAAAATTCAAAAAGATGATATTGGTCAAAAAAAAATTAGTCAGGAAAATATATATAAAAAAATTTTAAAAAATAGAAATACTTCATTAGTTAAATATAATCTTAATTTACAACCTTATTTAACTAATTCAAATGAAGATTATCCAAATAAAGATTATCCAAATGAAGATTATTTAACTAAATATTTATTAGATTATGAATATATTCTTCATCAATTAAGTAGTTTCATATTTGAATAACGTTATTATTCTCTCTGTTCGACCACTCTAGATAATAATGTTTGATTTATTTTTTTTAACCTAGTATTATCATTTTCTAGACTTTTTACATCATCTTCTAGATTCTTAACACCTATTGTTAACTTATTTATAAGAGCCTGCATGTTATCTATATTATTAGTTTTATTTTCATTTAGTAATGAATAATCAGAGCTATTATCTTTATAACATAAATTTCCCATGTACTATAAATACAGAATATTTTTATATAATAATTATACAAAAATTATAGTTTTATTGACATTTTATTTATATTTCTAAAAATTTATTCATTTCATAATTACTAGAAAGAATAACAGGAGTTTTTTGATGACATTTAATTGGATAAGGTATGTCTAATATATCCATATTATTTCTTCCATTTAATGATTTTCCTCCAGCAATTTTAAAAATATAAGCAAAAGGATAGGCTTCGTATAAAAGTCTTATTTTGCCATAAATATTTTTAGAATTAGCAGGATAACTAAACAGACCACCCTTTATTAAAGTTCTATGAGCATCTGCTACCATACTTGCTACCCACCTGGCACTATATCCTTCTTTTATTAATATGTCTCCTATAATTTTGTTTCTATTATCTAACCAAATGTATTTATTAGATTCATTAATAGCATAATAACATCCTTTATTAGGTATTTTCCAAGATTTTGATATAGAATTAAAAAAATCTTTACCAGATGAATCTCTACTTAATTGGAAAATTTCAATATTTTTTTTAGCAACTATCAGTTGACAACAGCCACCATATAAGCTATAACCTGCCATAACTATATTATGTCCATCTTTAATAACATTATCATTATATTGATATATCGCAAAAATTGTTCCTGTAGTTATATTTACACCTATATTACTTGATCCATCTAATGGATCATAACATACTAAATAAGGAGCGGTTGTATTTTCAGTATAAAATATATCTTCTTCCTCTTCGGAACCAATAGCTCTTACCAATTTTGATTTACTTAAATCATTTTTTAGTATAGTGTTAGCAAGTATGTCTAATCGTTTAACATTATCGCCCGATATGTTGTATTCTTTACTTAATTTTGATAATTCTAATGAATTAGAATCTCTTATTAAATTTGCTATCTTAATACATGAAGATTTTAAAATTTCTAAAATAGTTTCTAAATTTGACATATATATATATATTTATAATTTATTTAAAAATACACATTTATAATTTATTTAAAAATACACATTTATAATTTATTTAAAAATACATATATTAATTTAACCTAATATTTTGTCTATTGCTTGGTATTCCCCTGCTTAATTTAAACATATCGTGTAAATTTTCATTTTTTTTATCAATTGTTGTAACTGTTGGATTGTATGTTCCTACTATGTCACGCTTGATTGTTGATGAATTAACACCTATACATTTATTTCTAGATCTCTCAATTAATTGAACTCCTTGATTGTCCCAAATATTATAAATTTTTCTACAAGGAAGTCCATTATATCCTTCATTTTTTAATTTATTAACCTCGGGTATATTATACCATTTATTTCTAATTTCAGATTTTTCCGGAATAGTATTACAATCAGAACATTCATACTTACTTTGAGATAATTTCGAATAATATTCACCATCTATATTTTTAGAGTCCTTATTTTTAATATCATTTATTTTGGAGTCTTCTGAAAATATTACAGTTGATTTTGGATAATTAGTATGATATAAATTAGATCCAGGAATAATTTTTATATAATTTAAATGACGAGTTTGATCGGAAAATACTATTAGCTGTGCTCCCATCTTTATTTCTATAAAATTTGTAAAGCTATGTACGAAAAATTCTATTATGTATTTTTTATTATTAGATGAATCTTTTAACACTTGGATACTATCAAAATCATGAAATTTTATTTTATTCCGAGTATTTTGATTAAGTTGATCTATAAAAGGCATTAATTCATTCTTTAAACATTTTATTAATTTAGAATTTATAGTCCCTTTTCTATAATTAATAGTTTTGATTATTTTTCCAATATTTTTATATCCCCGCATACTATTTATATCATTTAGAGCCTGATTTATATCAATAATTGGTTTATTTTGAATATAAAATTTTTCACCACCTTTTAATAATTTATTAAATATCTGTTTTATAGGGGTTTGTTTATAATCTAATAAATAAATTAGATAAATAACTATAATAAATATTAAATATTTTATCATTTAGTATATTCTTAGAAAATTATAAAAATCAATCAATTTCTATAATATTATAATTAGTTAAATAATAATTTAATTAAAATAGATAATCCAAGCAGATGTCCAATGCTATTAACTGGATTAATTGCTGGGATTATTGGAACCAAAAAAGAATTCCATAACCATTTACCAAAAATTAGAAATAAAATTTGCGATAAAATTATACTAATAATTAGGGCTGTAGTTGGAATAGTGCCCCCTCCTATTAATTTATCTATTTTATAATTTATAGATGGCTTATTAACAAATGTTTCATGTTTCATTGACTGTAAAAATTTAGACACAAAAGGTTCTATAATAGATGCCATTTTATATTATATAATTAGAAATTTAATAATATAAAATTTAATAATATAAATTCATTAATAATATAGATTCATTAATAATATAGATTCATTAATAATAAAGATTTAATTATTTTTATTATTTTTATTATTGCGTATAGTTGATATATTTTTTAAAAAAACTGGATTAGTTCTTTTTATTCGTCTATATAGTTTCCTTTTCTTTTTTTTTTTCTCTTTTAAAGCTTTTCTTTTAAGATACTCTATATATGAATTTTCAATAATTTTAACTGATCTCTTTTGTTGTATTCTTAAAAGTTTATTTTTAATATCATTATTATCATCATTATCATCATTTAATTTTATTGAATTATCATTTTCATATCCTAAAAGTGAATAAATATATGTGAACATTTATTTATAATATATTCTAATATTTTATTTTATAAATAAATTTTAAACAACATTCAAAAAATAATATTGCTTATTACATAAAGTTATAAGATATTAATTTCATTAAATGTGCCAGTTTATCGTGGTCAAATGAATGAAAACTTGAAAATAGTTTGTTTTTTTTCCAAATATAAATTTGATATTTTTCGTTTAAATTAATATTTATAGAGGGTTCGGTCAAATAAAGTGTAGTAATATTTTGTAATAATTTTTCAGTTACATTTGTTAATACATTCATTACTTTCTGTCCATTTTTCTTTTTAATTATCGTTAAAGTGTTTGAAATATCTTCTTCTTTGTTATATTTATATATTAGCTTTTCTAAATTCATAATCTAATTAAATATATTTTTATTTTTTTAATTAATTATAAGGTTAAATACACTACAATATTACCTATTTAAAGGATTTAATATTGAATTAATAGGACTTTTCTAAAAGAACTTCTTCTATATAATCATCATTATTGGATATCTCATATAAATAATTTTTGGTTTTAATATCATATTTAATATGGTTTACCCAAAATACTTCTTGATCTTCTATAAAACTTACAGAGTCTAATAAGTTGTATTTTGAATACCAGTCAGTTAAATTTTCGTCAATGATTTCAGTGCTTTTATTAGTCAATAAGTCTTCAACAATAAATTTAGTTTTATTTCCATTTTTAAATTTATTTAAGATCCTTTTTGGAAAAATTGTGTTTGTATCTGGTTGATAAAACCCTATTATATCATCTTTTTTAAAAATATTTTCAATAGTACCTTTTAAATCAATCAGGTAAATTCCATTATTTATTTTAGTAAAATTAATCTTATTAGAAATTAATAAATTTGAAAATATTAATTTTTTATTATCCTTATCTATATTTGACTGATTATCTAAATATATCTTTAATTCCATTAAATTTTTGTAAAAAATAAATTTTTCTTTTAACGGAATATTGTAATTAAATAGATGTTTTTTTATTACGAATTCGTCGATATAATTATATTTATTTACTTTTTTAATTATTTCAAAATCCATAATTAAATTTAATATAGATACAGGGTATATAGTTTCTTTTTTTATAACATATCCGATTATACATAATCTATTCAATGATTCATTGTTAATAAATGATTTTAAATTAATGGTATTTTCTTCGGAGAATTCTAATTTATCTATAATATATTCAATTATATTGTATATATCTTTATCTTCCTTATTTTTGGATATATGATATTTTATAAAATAAATTTCATTCATTATAATGAATTAATATAATTTAACATTAATTTAAACCTACTTAAAGTTTTAATCAATATTATTAATAATAAAATGCCTACAAACCTACTATCAAAATACGCTAATCAGAAAAGAGAATATATTGAGAGATCACAAAAGCATAAGGATTATCAAAATCAATTATCTGATTATGAAGGATCGAATAAAAATGATTTTAATTTCATTAAAGAAAATATTATAGAATTTGAAAAAGGAAAATCAAGTTCTATGACAACTATAGAAAGACAAAAATTTAAAATGATTAAAAATAGATATTATCGTAATCAGGACTATTGTCGCTTTTTAAAAGGAAAAATTGAAAGAACTGTTTAATTACAATTTTTAAGAAAAAGTGTTCCCATTGGTGTGTCTAATATTTCTAATGAATTTGATTTATTATCATATATTATATTAGGGGGACAGGGACATGCTCCAAATTTTTTTAAATTTATATTTAAACAATCCGATTGATTGTTGCTAAATAATAATTTATTATTGCTTAAATTAAATAATTCTTTATTACAATTGATTTGTTTTCCAAATAAATCTATAGATATATTTGCCGTATTATTTAGTATTGATATATCTAATTTATTTCCAAATATATTGGAACAGTATTTTCCATATAATGTAGATTGACCCTCATTTAATAATGATAAAAAAAATAGTAATAAGATATTAAAAATAAAATTCATATTTATAATATTTTATATTCGAACAAAATCTTTAAATAAATAAAAATACTTAAAATTCAGCATCAAATGATATTTCTCCTGAATTATTTCCATCTAAATTAATATTTGCTAAGCTATATTCACTGACTCTTTTTTCAAAAAAATTAGTTTTATTATCTAGAGATATTAGTTCCATAAAATCAAAAGGATTAGAAGTATTATATAATTTAGTATATCCTAATTGAACTAATAACCGATCCGCTACAAACTCAATATATTGAGACATTCTATCTGAATTCATTCCAATCAGATCACAAGGGATCGATTCTAAAATAAATTCCTTTTCAATAATAACAGCCTCTGATATAATTTCATGGATCAAATTTTCAGATAATTTATTTTCTAACATAGAATAGAGTAATACCGCAAAATCTGTATGCATTCCCTCATCCCTACTTATTAATTCATTACTAAATGTTAATCCAGGCATTAATCCTCTCTTTTTAAGCCAAAATATTGCACAAAAAGATCCTGAAAAAAATATACCTTCTACTCCAGCGAAAGCTACTAATCTGGTCGCAAAATTGGATTCCTTATCTTCAGTCCATTTAATTGCCCATTTTGCCTTTTTAGCAACACATGGAATTGTGTCAATGGCATTAAATAGTCTTTCTTTTTCAATATTACTGGATATATATTTGTCTATTAGTAGAGAATATGTTTCACTATGAATATTTTCAATAGCTATTTGAAATCCATAAAAACATCTGGCTTCGGGTACTTTTATATCAGTCATGAATCTTTGAGCTAAATTCTCTAAAACAATACCATCACTACCGGCAAAAAATGCTAAAATATTTTTGATAAAAAATTGTTCATCCTTCGATAAGGTTTTCCAATCATGTAAATCTTTTTCTAAATCAATTTCTTCAGCGGTCCAAAAAGACGCTTCGGCTTTTTTATAAGCTTTCCATATTTCTTTATGCTTTATGGGAAATAAAACATATCTATTTTCAGCATCATTAAGGAGTGGTTCCGTGTTAGTATTAATTGTTTGTTCTTTATTCATTGGTGATATATTATAAGTGAACATTTTATATTCTTAACAATTTATTTTTTTAAATATCTTTTTAAATATTATATATACTTAATATATAATATGAAAAGTTATATTTTTGACCTTGATTATACTCTTTACTCTGAGAATGATGTTAATGATAAAGGTTCTAGTAACCAATTTTATAATTCATTTAAAAAAAATCCATTACTTTCTAAATTACTTAAACAAATTAGAGGTAAAAAATTTATTTTTACTAATGGTAACAAGGTTCATTTAGACGATGTGCTTAAAAAAATGAAACTAAAAAGCGTATTTTATAATACTGCTAACTCAGATGAATTTAATTTACATATGAAACCCGATATATATTCGTATTTATACGTTGATAATAAATTTAAACTAGATAAATATAACGAAATTTTCTTTTTTGAAGATTCTATTGAAAATCTTAAAACCGCCAAAAAATTAGGTTGGAAAACAATTTTAATTGATTTTAAAAATGAATATAGTAAAAACTATACTTATGTAGATTTTAAATTTTCAACTATTGAAAAGGCTTTGATATTTTTCTATAAAAACCAATAGAATGGATGGAAGTTATATATAAATATTAAAGAATTTTCAGGATTTTTTTAGTATAATAATCTAAGTATACTCCTTTTATAGTATTAAAACCCCAATAAATTCCCATAAAATATACCATATATAAATTGTATAATAAGAGCTTATTTTCAATTTTGTCTATAAATTTCCAGGCAAAATATCCAAATACAAAATATCTAAGCAAAATATACCAAAATCCCTGAATATGTCTCCATTTTTTTAAACGATAATACAATATATCATTTGCTCCTAATTGATAATTTTTAAAATCAAATGATTTCATATAATGATATACTGGATAAAATGTTAAATTTGATAATTCTCCAGTTAAAAATGCCCAATTTACCATATTACTTACGGAGCTTTTATAAATATTTTGTAACATATATAACGCAACTATATGATGATAAAGAAAGGCTTCTTCCCTAAGATTTTTAATTATAATTAAGTATGAATCCCAAATAAAATATGTTGATGAAAAATAATATAAACAGTCTCTATATAATGTATTTTCAGGAAACCAAAAATATAGCATACTAAAAAGTAGACTAGTAATTGAATGAAAGGCCGAAATAGCATTTCTTTTTATTTTTTTGTCATTATATATACCTTGTTTAGTCGTAATCCAAGGACCCTGATAATTAAAACCTTTATATAAAAGTGGCCATACTATTCCAAAAATATGTAACATGTTTTAAATATATAATTACTATACTTTAAGACTTTTTTAAATCAATATTTGAAACTTATTAAATTTGATTATAAAACAATATATAAAAAACATTATATATAAATATTTATTACAATGAAAAGATTACTAATTAAACCTGTAGATAATAGAGCCATTGAATATTATGAATCACATACAACATATCACCCAGGAGATTGTGGTGTAGACTTATTCGTATTAGAAGATATTGAGATATGTCCTGGGGAAACTAAATTAATTGATTTAGGAATACAATGTGAAATGGTTAATTTAGTGCCGGCTAATAATATAAATTGTTCTTATTATTTATATCCAAGATCTAGTATATCAACGAAGACTCCTCTTATTTTAGCAAACAGTACAGGGATTATTGACTCGGGATATAGAGGAAATTTAATAGCTGCTGTGAAATATGTGCCAAATAATGACGATTTAAATAATCTAGTATTAAAAACAGTGGATTATTTATTAAAAAATGACATTGCTTATCTTAACCAAGAAGGTGTAACTATTGATAAAATTAGAGAAAATGTAGTAGATAAATTACCGAAGTTTACGATTAAGGCAGGAACAAGATTAGTTCAAATTTGTACACCAAATTTAGAACCAATTGATATTAAATTGGTTACCGAGTTATCTAATTCTTCAAGAGGTTCCGGGGGATTTGGTAGCACTGATAATTATATTAATGCGGTATAAATATTGAGATAAAGATATTTATACAACTATTAAATTTATCCAAATAATAATAAGAATTTCTCTTTATATAATAGTTAAATATGTCAGGTTATGCTATGATAGCTAGTTGGGTAGCATACGCATTAAGAAATCAATCTAAATGCGCTGAATACCCTGAACAATGTGAAGCGATCGCGAAATATGATAAAGCTAAACATAAATTTAGTCAAAACCAAATAAAAGATGGCCTAAAACAATATAAAAAAGAAGTCACGCTTTTTAAAGATCGTATGAATAAAAAAGAATGGAAAAACATTTATCCAATTAATAATCACGATTATAATTACGAAAATGTTATAAGAAATAATTATAATCCATTTGTATTAGGTATAACCAATAAACCTACAGTTGGTAACTTAATAGATGGCTCTAAAAATTTAACAGATCTAATGGATGTAATGTTAGAAAAACCGCTACCAGATAATGGACACGTGTCTGGTAAAACTGATCTCATTAATTCTCCTGGGATAAAAAATAAAATAAAACAAATTAAGGATAATTATAGAAAAGTTCCCCTACCATATCCTTCCTTTAAAACTGATTATCCTGAATCAAAGTATCCTACAACAGGTAAGCACGCCGCATCATATTTTATAAAAACAGGCACATGTTCTACAAAAATCAATAATGAGAGTATTTGTAAAAATAGAGGTTATAATTGGGTAAAAAATAAAATGAATTTGGGCAAAGAGAGTAAATTTTTCACTAAAGTTGATCGAAAAAAAACTCAACAAGCAAAGAAAAGAGTTACTGGAAGTTGTTTTAAGCCAAGATTCTCATATATTAATAACCATGCTAAAGGATTTCAAAATTTCAAAGGTTTAAGTCCAGCTTTTTATAATGATGTGATGAGTTTAACACCAGAAAAACTAGGAGCTATTATGGCTGGTAATACAGTAGATGGTTCGGGTATGGTACCTTGTCCTGAAGGTTTTCATAATTATCAACATCATATTAAAAATAAAAGTTATTCTATTCTTTTTTTATTATCTACAATTGTTATTATAATTATGTTTTTATTTTTATTATCACGTTTTGTATATAATTAATTTATAAAAGAATAATATAAATTCTTATTCTATTATAGATGACTAACTGTGATAACGCAGATGTAGTAAATATTGTTAAGGAAATTTTAAAACATGCCAAAAATCCAGAAGTATCAAGCATAGTTCCCATATCTAAAACAGAAATAAAGAATATTGAGATTGCTTTAAATGTATATTTAAAAGATTGTACTATTTGTAAAACAAAAGGCTACAATGACTACAAATGTCATAACGCTGCTCAACAAAAGTTAATGAGAGCAATGCCTTTTATGAGAAAAAATATTTATCCATGGAGGAATTATGATTGGGATTATGGAAATTTTATAGATAATAATTATTCTGTATTGGCAACTAAAGCCAGTAAAAGTGGGAGTATTACCGCATTATTTAAAAATATAAAAGCTTTTGTAAAATTAACAAGTGGATATTTAGCTGATCCAAATCCTAGCGATAAATCATACCCTGGTAAAAGGGATAAATCAGGAGATATTCCTTATTATGATTGCCAAGGTGAAATGGCAGATACTAAGGGTAATAAAATAAATGATCCAATGATGGCAATGGCTTGTAATGCCACTGCTGATGTTAAGTATAGAACTAAGGAAAGACCTCCTACTAAAGATAAATTTCTTAAAACTTTTAAACTTACGGGGGATAAATCTTCTTCATATTTTGTTAAAGTTGGAACTTGTCCAAGACCAGATATAAAAAAAATAGGGAATTGTGAATCTAAAGGTTATGATTGGACTCCTAATCCATTAGATAAAGTAATGAAAGCTATGCCAAAAATGATGCGTTCAGAAACTAAGAGCGGATCATGTCATCAGCCAAGATATATGTTTGTTAATAATACTCCTGGAATGAAAATAGGTCCTATTAAAGCCAGGGGTCTTATTCCTGCATTAGCTAATGATTTTATGGCATTAAGTCCTGATAAGATTTTCGCAGCTCTTCAAGGACAGAGTATTACAAATTATATGACTATTCAGTCTTGTCCTAAAATTAAAGAAGGTTTTTCAAATTCTAATATTAATAATCGTTTAAGTATATTGGGTGAAAATATATTTAGTTACTCTATTATTTTAATAATTATTATATGCTTATTTTTAGCCAGTCGATAAACTAAAATATTATTTTTGTTTGTATATTGTAAATGAGTAGTTGGAAAAGAAAGAAAAATTTTAATATGGAATATCAACGGCAAAAAATAATGAGACAAATGCAGATCAAAAAACAAAAACAACTTTTAGAACAATATGAAATTTTAAAAGATATTGAAAATAAATTTCATGAAAAAGAAAATATAAGAACTGAGGATAGTATTGAAAATAATACAAAAGAAATAGCCAAGACAAATGTTAAAAAAACTATAAATAGAAATAATGTTAAAAAAATATCTATTTCTAAAACAAAAAAATCCCAAAAGAGAAATATATTTATAACTATTAAAAAAAAATTTTAATAATATGCGTTAAAAATTTAATCTGATATATATAATATAAATGTTTCAATCAACTATAGTTAATAATTTAGAAGAAGCAACCGCGGCGTTTAAAGAACTGTCAAAAAGAGTGGAGTATGATTCCACAGAAGGTCATTTCTTAGGAGCAGATTTTTTTGATAGTAATGAAGAAGTTTCTTTGGATAATACTAAAACCTATTTAATAGCTAGATCAGAAACTACAGTAAGTTCAAGCGGAAATATTACAAGAAATTATTATTTCAGCGATTCAAATAAAAAAGCAATTCCCTTATTAAAAGATGAATTAAATTTAATTGGAGAAACTGTTAGTGAAAATACAGTTATTGTAATGAAAGAAGTCCTTTTAAATAAACATAAATATCAATCTAATGTTCCTAATCTATTTTCTATTAAAAATCCTAAAGACGAAGTAGTTGATGGAAAATTAGCTTTAATGGTAGATGGTGAATTAAGAGGAGAAATTAGTAAAAATGACGGTGAAAATTACTTAGGTTTAGTTACTTACGGTCATCCTGGCCAATTACATTTAAGAACTTTAGAATCGACAGATGAAGAAAAAATGACTTTATCTAAGATGTTACATACTCCTGAAAAAGAAGTTACCGTAACATATAAAGAAAATGGAGAGGATGCATCTAAAGATGTTACCGTGTTTGGAAGAAATTATACTGATGATAAACTATCAATAGATAATACAGGAAATTATTATAGAGAATCAAATGGTAATTTATCACTTAAAAATCAAACAGATAGTGAATCTGCTCTATTAAGAGATGAAACCGGAAACATTATCCCAGTTGTAATGAAAACTAAAAATTTAATAAATTTACTAAATAATAGTAATTTTACATTGTCATTAGCTAAAAATGAGACTCTAACATTATACAAAGAGCTTACTAATAAAGAATTTAAAGATTTAACTGGCGTGGACATTTTCGATGATGAAAAATTAATTAATCACTATGCCGAGGCAAATAGTCCATCAGGCGATGGAAAATTAGAGGAATTAAGAAAAAATATAAATACTCTTTTAGATCTTGATAATATTAAATTAATAGATGGTGAACCTAGTTTAAATGTTAATAAAAATCATTGTTTAACGATATATAAAGAACTTACTAATAAAGAATTTGCTGGTTTTGGGTTTGCACCTTTTTCTAACGCGAAACTGATTGATCATTATCCTACTGGAGAAAATGATCCAGATGTACATATAGCTCAAATTACAGGTAATTTAGATAATTTACTTGTCTCTTTTCCATTAAAAAAATTTTTCTAAAACCGATCAAATAATAAAATTACTAATAAATAATTTGAAGCTTTTTGGTATTAAAGCCTTTGATAATGTAAAACTGATTGATCATTATCCAACTGTAATGCGCAAACTCGGTCAGATTAAAGCCAATTTAGATAATTTACTTATTTTGTAAATATTTATTTTTTAAGAAATAATAAAATTATATTATACTATTATATAATATAATGTCTATAAGCGTAAATACCGTTGTAACAAAGAATGCTGATAACACTTTGAGTATGGATGTAAATTGGGATATTAGCTCTGCATTGCCATCCAGTATAACCGCTGCTAATTTACTCGTTACAATTCCTGAAACTAGTGTATTTTGGGATAAAAGCCAAACTGTAACCGTCACACAAGGAAGCGATTTAGTTGCTGGTTTGTTGTCCAACATCTCAGGTTCATTTAACGGAGATGATTATAACATATCATGTGTAGCTATAGAATTAACTGGTCCTTTTAAAAATAGTAATCCCGGACAAGGAAAGTGGTTAAAAGTAACTTTCCCAGAACCTTTAGCTGATAAGATTGGTGATATTAAAGCAGATGTGAATTTTATAGGTGGTGCGTGGGGATCATTCCCAAACAAAGTTAATGGTGTTGCTGTATCAGGGGGAACTGCCAGTGATGTAACAATCCACACTATTACAGTAGAAACTGCTTCTCCAACCGCATCACCAACTGCTTCACCAACCGCATCACCAACTGCTTCACCAACCGCATCACCAACCGCTTCACCAACCGCCTCACCAACCGCCTCACCAACCGCATCACCAACCGCCTCACCAACCGCTTCACCAACCGCTTCACCAACCGCTTCACCAACCGCTTCACCAACCGCATCACCAACCGCCTCACCAACTGCTTCACCAACTGCATCACCAACCGCTTCACCAACCGCTTCACCAACTGCTTCACCAACCGCATCACCAACTGCTTCACCAACTGCTTCTCCAACCGCTTCCCCCACAGCATCACCAACTGCTTCACCAACTGCATCACCAACTGCTTCACCAACTGCATCACCAACTGCATCACCAACTGCTTCACCAACCACATCACCAACTGACAGTGATAAAACTACCGAAAATGTTAAAGAATTCTTCAAAAACTCAGGTAGTGTTGAAGTAATTAATAATGATCCTAATTCACTAAGAGTTACACTTGATAAATCTTCAAGATTCATAACAAGTGATATTAAAGCAATTTTACCAAGAAACAGTAAAGTAACTTTTTATAATAATAATGAAAGGGATTTAAGATTTAACAATGATAACGATGTATATACTAACCCTGTAATAATTACAAATTCTTCATCAATTGATATTAAGAGAAATGAATCAGTTATATTTGTAGGCAATACTACTCAAACATTATATATCGAGAACGTTGAAATAGGTCAATACACCCCACTAAATAAATTTAAAGTTACTAATAATGAAATTAGTTTAGTAGATAATGATGCATCTATATCATCGAATAGTGGCGAAGTTACTTTAATTGATCAAGAAATGTCATTTGCGATTAAAGTCAACGCTTCAAATTCATCAATTCAATTTCTAAATAATATTGGTCTTACTATATCCAAAGGATCCGGTATTATTAGAGTTAAAGATAAATTATCACAATTAATGGGTGAAAACTTAAGGATGGATAAGTTATTAGATGATTATATTGATCAATATACTGGACATATTGTTAAGGTATTGGATTTAGTATCTGATTCTACTAACTCTTCATATTCAAAAAAGTCTTATGATAGTTTATATTATCAAAGCAAAAGATGGTCAGAAAGAAATAGTATACCCGGTAGTTATATTGAAGTTCTTATTGCTGATAGTTCAGGAGGTGTTTACATGAATACTGCTAAAATATCTTCACAAAATACCATTGGAAAAGCCACTTCATCCCCACAAACAGTCCAAAATGATAGAATTAATGAAATGAAGATATTCAAAACTTTGGAAAGTTCAGAAAGGTCATTGAAAGTTGTTCCTGGTATTAGAGTTCAATTAGGATATAAATTAGGTTTTGGAACAAGCTCATACGTTGATGCAAATTCTAACTTTACACTTAATAACACAGATGCTGTTGTTATATTAACCTTAAAACAACGATAAATATTGAAGTTAAATTTTTATGGATATAAATCTAACTTTAATATATATATATGATTTTTTTAAAATCTAATTTTACTCTAAATATAGATGAACAACAGAGTTTAATTAATAATAATTTTATTGATAATTCTGGAAAGGTGATTGATAGTATAGTTATAGAAAAAGTTAATTCAAATTTATTTAGGGTTTTAGAAAAATTTATTATAAATGAAGGGATAAGTTTAATTATTTCAGAAAATGTAACATTATTAATCCCTGATTTATTATTAACTAATTCTCCTACAGTTTCGCCGATATTTTTCCCGACTATTAGTCCTACAACTTCTCCAACAGCTTCTCCAACTTCACCAACGGCTTCTCCAACAGCTTCTCCAACAGCTTCTCCAACATCTCCAACAGCTTCACCTACTTATACTCCAACAGCTTCTCCAACAGCTTCACCAACAGCTTCTCCAACAGCTTCACCTACTTCACCAACAGCTTCACCTACTTATACACCAACAGCTTCACCTACTTATACTCCAACAGCTTCTCCAACAGCTTCACCAACAGCTTCTCCAACATCTCCGACAGTTTCACCTACTTATACTCCAACAGCTTCTCCAACAGCTTCACCTACTTCTCCAACAGC